ATCTGTATCGAGACCCAGCTGATCGTCTTGCAGAGTATTGTCAAGGAGATTTAATAGCTCCAAAGGAAGACGAATACCCAAAGAAGGAAGAACAATCTGAAGGAACTGAAAAAAAAAACTAAACTGGTTTAAAAAGTTTCTTTTGAAAATTCATATCCTAGAAGAATAGCCATTCTAATAAATATCATATCAAATGAATAATAGAATGTTAACTGTAGTTGGAATGTTTGTTGTCAGTGTATTCATTGGTAGGCAAATGTTCGCAACTACAGAAGTTATACAGGCACAGCCTGTTATGCCCTCTATAGTGGAGTTACCTAACTTCCCTAAAGTAATAAAAGAGGAGAAAAAGTCTGTAGATGAGATAGATGTCGAGGTAGACTTATCTACATTAGAAGTATCCGTGAAAGGAACAACAGACGCAAAAGTGAATGTAAAAACTACTGGCGAACCAAAGCCAGTAGTTAAGTGGAAAACTAAAGTAATAGAGAAGACGAATTCAACAGGATATCCGAAAGTAAAAGCTATAAGTAAGGTATCTGATGACGAATCACCGACAACTCCATTAACAATAGTAGATAAATATGAACAATAAAATTATACTTCAACAAATGATACGTTTATCACGTATTATTAAGGACTCAAGAGAAGCAAGAGCTAAATTGAATTCTATTCAAGCTCAAACTGAATACTTTATAGTAGAAGGTAATCAATCTACTTTTATTAGAGACCAAGCTAATAGTAGTATAAATAATTGTTTGTATGTAGAACAGTACTTACGTTCGTCTGTAAGTAGTGCTTGCAAATGTTTGGATGGTTTTGACGCTTCAAAAATGGAACCAATAGACTACATCAGTAGTAGTGATGTAAAAAATAAGTTTGTCGACATATGTCTAGGTAAGAAAGTAGTAGCTACGATTAATCTTACTACCGGTGAAATAACAAGCGTCAATATACCAAAACAAGAAACATAAATATAGGCTCTCCATAATGAATAAGGCTAAAGATAACAGCCCTACGGTAAAAAGTTAGTGATAATAACCGTATAATAAATACTTTAATTATATCACAGTTCGAGAGGAGTAAAACTGTAGCGTAAATCACTCCGAGGAAGTCATGCGGTAAAGTATACAATAATACTGGTCGCACCTGTCAGGGAGCTTGGAATCATTTCTCCATGGCCCGAAAAGTTACATGACCCGAGGATATGTTAGCAGCTAAAACTGTGAGATTACTCAAAAGGTAGGGTGTTAGCTTATGTAATTGAAAACTACATAAGAGGGGATGAGTGTGTACAATCCTCATTAGGAAGTGAGAACCGTTTGGAGACTTCTAAAGACACAGTACTAAAGAGAAGACACACTGAGTACTAAACAGTACAAAGGGAACGAAATCCCTATATCCGTATTAGTTTATCAAAAGCAGAATCAAAAAGGGATATAAACACGATGACGAAACAGGGGCAATACGGTTCCTGGCTTATTCCTTTGGAAAGAATAAGTAAAGCCGAGAAGCAAAGGTTAGTTTCACCTTAAGAAGCAGCCAGCTCATGGAAAAAAAGAGATTGCAGATAACGCATTACCGGTCTCCAAAATCGGTTAACAAAAGCGCTACTGTGCGCCCAGAAAGGGAAACAGGCTAACTCTAGTGTTCGGTACACATCAGCTGTGATGTAATATGCAATTGTGGATATTGGAACTTGTACTTATGAAGGGAGTAAATTACTAATACTAATGTAAGGATAACCGTGTTATGGTACATACTTATACAAAGTAAGGATATGAAAGCTGGAAACGCAATGATCCAAGAATTAAACATGTAAACGTTAAAGCTTGACTGATTATCGTGGAGCAGGAGCCAATCCTGTACATTATCGTAAATAGTGTGCTGTAAAAGAACTTACGTATAAGGGATGAGGTATATGAGATTGATACCGTCTTTCAAGTCTAAGGTGACTCATGAGTTTTGTCGTGTAGATGAGTATAATATATGAGAAATGACGAGACTAAAATATGATAGTCTAAAATGCGAGTATGAGGGCGCTATAACCCTGAACTTAGAAGCGAACACCTTTAGCAAGTGTTATTACGTGATAATAAATAAGATTAGGAGATGCAGAGGAAACTCCTTGTAAAAAACGGCAGAGCTTAAGCATTTCAAGATATGTAAATGCCTTTGATTTATTATGCTAGTTCACACCAGAATTTTGGATAATAAACATCGTTATGGATTAAGGAAGTAAATAGAGTTATTAAAGATGCTTTAGGGTTAGAATCCTAAAACCAGTTTAGTAATAATTATAGTATATGATGATATACTTAATGAATCAATTTTACTTACGCTGAGTAGAGTCAGCTATGACAAAATGAACTCTAATTGTTTAACTTTTTAATTAATTGGGAAGTCCAATGGAACTGTAAACGCTGAGACTACCGCTCGTAAGGGTAGTGTGAGTAGACAGATCACCACCCCGACTGCCAACCGACATTGCTGACTGTTAAGACACTCGTAAAGTACAATGCGCAACATTGTATGTGAGAGAACGCTGAATCGTTAGTTACCTGTGTTGTTTCTTACACTGTCTCTGTAAGGGCAATAGTACACTTATGATGAAAGTATTCCATAAGCAAACAAGGAGACGATGATAGGTGGAAATCCTAATGTTCGTGCAGTATAAACAAACAAATCCTGGAAATGGTATAGATGGGTCATGCTATAAGCAATGAGTCTATGATTTTAGTAATGTTAGATTAAACAACCGTAATTCTGACGAATTTCGATAATACCGGACATACTCAGTAGGTTCTAAGGAACTGATGATAAAGTGGCTTATATCGCATCTAATCGCGTTATACGCTTACGGTGAGGGGTGCGTTAAGCATCGAAGGAATTGAATCTTAACCGTCGAAACGGGACGTTAAAACAAAAAAAATATCAGAAATTATCAGAAGTAACTCACAGAGTATTTCTCATAAATTTTCAATTTATTATTTTTATGCTTAGTAGATTATGTGATTGAATTCACCTATTCCAATTTTGAATAGCTATTAAATAATCGAACAGTGGAGAGATTTTATCAATTTTTGTATAACTATGTTCGTATTGGTATATCAAGTACGGACTCAAAAAGGAACATTTTTATGGAAAATAATATTAATGGAGCTAACACTCCGGGTTTAGCAGCTCAAATTTTAGCTCGCTATCGGCAAACAGCCCAGAAGTTTGGGCCTTTCTTTGGACAGCAGATATTTACAATCGTAGCACAGACTCCTGACCTTAAGTGGAAAGAAGATGTAGCTACAGGTAAGAATACTTTCCGTCAGGAAGTAAAAGCTTATATTCTCAAGGCTATCGATGTTGAGTCAGTTAGTTTACTTGAGAAGGATGTTGACGGACGTCCGAAAATCATCTTGAATGAGAAGAAGAATGATCCATCATTAGTCTTTGAGCTTGCTGATCCTGAATTTACTAAAGCAACCCGGCAGAATGTAATTGAATGTATTGAACGGTTGAGTAAACCAGGCTCTAAGCCTATGTTCTTTACAGCTGAAGAACTTCCTATGTTGAATGACTTAACTAAGTTATCCAACCAGAGTGTGTTGAACTTCTATGAAGAGATGACACGTAAGTGTATGCAGTTAGCTGAAACTGTCCGTAGTTATATGGATATGAATCAGCGTATGCAGGTTGAGTATTTACGGCAGTGCGGTTTAGATAATCAGGAAACTGAAATTCACGTAACTGCTACGATTACTGAAGAAAAATAGTAGAAGCTTATGAACGGCAGACTTTCTTCATTACGTGTAGAACTTCTGCGAATTCTAATATGTTCTGAGCCAGCCATATTGTCTAAAATTCAGATTTGGAATGGAGGACGTACCGAAACGCCTAAAAAAGTAAGTATTAGAGAAGATGGACGGGTCTTTCTATTTTACGGAAGTGGGCCATTATGGTGGCAAAGATTATTTAATACTTATGAATCGGTAAGTATTATAGATGCTTCTATTAGTATAGCAGATGCAATTACTGGGTCAAATTCGACTCGAAATGAATATGCCTTTGACGAAATTACTAAAAGTATAATTGATGAGGCAAAGAAACGTAAGGATTTCGATTGTATAGTTGATATTTTGTTTGATTGTATGCGGAATTGTTCAGATGGGGAACTACATTCTAAATGGATTAATCAAGAGAATATCAAAAAATATGCAAGAGAAAATGGTATAACCAACGTTGAAGACGTTAACCTTGAAGGGCTTAATGGAATAGTTGGAATTAAGACTGGTGGACGGGTTATTCCTATAGTACTCGGCCAGTTAAGAAAATTTAGAAAATATTGATTTGGATATTATCTTAAAACAACATAATTTCATAGTACTGAACTGGGTACTATTTATAGTAATTACTGCTGAATTGGGCAGTTATTACTACACAGTTCCTTAGCTCAACTGAATAGAGCAACACACTTCTAATGTGTAGGTTATGGGTTTGAATCCCATAGGAACTACTACTGGTAGATGTAGTTTGGTCGAGTATTTAACATTTAAAAAACATTAATCAATATGAAATCAATTACATCAATATATTTGCTCGGAGATAAGAATAAAGGTAAAATCGGTCGTATTAAGGAAATTTCTAACGAAATTACTTTCTATTGGAATAAGATTAAAGAAGAAAATGTTATTCCAAAAGAAGCTAAACGTAATTATGACTTAAAAGCATTGCTTCAGAAGATTGAAACTCTATCTGAAGAACGCATATTATTAAAACTATATATGCAGTGTATTAATATGGGTTATAAGAAGTTTACTGAATTACCTAAAGATAATAACTATCTTAACATCTTTACTTTGTGTGAAAAGACTGAACAGTTATTTCACTTAAGTAAGATTAAGACTCTTGATCCGAAACTTAAACGTTCTAAAGGAAAGAAGAACCTAGATAAAACTGAAGAGCTTACTTCAGCTTATATTGCAGGTCTAAAAAATAAATTACAATTAGAAATTAACAAAATCAATAAAGATATTACAGATTTTAATGAAAAGGCAGAACTCAATATTGAAGCTCCTGCTTTATCCTTAGCTGCATAAATATGAAAGAAGTTAGAAAAGCAATTTATGTAAGAAAGAAATTTTGGGAGTCTAGTTCAGCTTATGAGAATAGAGTTAATATTCTTATAAACTGGGCTAGTAAACATCCTGAAAGAGAATTAAGTAGTATAGGTGTAGGTACTAATACTACTACCATATTTTATTGTGAAACGGTAGAAGAAAATCCTACCATAATAAAAGGATTTTCAAGTAAATAACTTAATTATCAAAATTATGAAAAAGATATTAGCAAAGAAAAATAAGAGAACCGGTATAAAGAATCATAAAAGTAATAAAAATAAGTTTCGTAGAAGCTATAAGGCTTATCAAATAATGACGGTAAGCAAGAAACCGGGTCCATCTGGAATCATTAAATATGATGAGAATGGGAAAGTAATAGAATTTGTAAAGTGGGCAGGAAATAAAAAACAATCTGAATACACTACTAAAGTAGCAAAAGATGCTATGAATGAAAACAAATCTATAAAACAATCTAAAAAAGAATTAATCAAGAATATTCTTATGAAAGCAGGATATGATCCTACAATACGATATACCCGTAAAGAGAAGAAACATTTTACGCGTATAGTTAAGAACAATATGTTCACTAAACCTAAGGGAGTTACGTTAACAACTGAACAAATCAAAGAGAAAATAAAAGCTGATAAACTTGCAAAGAAATCTATGCAAGCTAAATTTGATGAATCAGTACGTAATAATCCTTTAACTCCTAAAAAAGGTAAACAGATGGCTCCTAGTGCCGCAGAACTATCTGTTAAAGAAAAGCCTAACAAAAGAAACTTTCAATATGCTATACAGAGAAAATGCTCTGATAATGATATGAAAGTATATGATTTTGCTACTGGAAACTTTGAAGCATCTACTAGAGATGAAGCAAAGAATAAAGCTGCCAAGTTAGCTAAAAAGTATAAGAAAGATACATCATTTACAGGAGTAACTGTAAAGGATATTGAAGGAGATAATAGTATAACTTATTATAGTCGTAATAAGTTATTAGCAGCATAAAAACATAATATTTCTGTTTCCATAACTTAAACTGGTTTCTCATGTAGCTCAGTGGTAGAGCCGCTACTATGTAGTGTGATTGCGTTGGTTCGAGTCCAACCATGAGATCTAACTTTAAATACTTATAATATGATTATACGAGGAAAGATAGTCTACGTATATGATATTGAGGTATTTCAAAATATCTTTCATTGTTCGGTAAAAAATACAGAAACAAACGACATCTATAAGTTTGAGATATCAGAAAGGAAAAATCAACTAAGAGAATTAGTTAAGTTCTTTAAACAAGTAGATAAATACATTACTTGGGGAGATTATTATACTACAAATATTAACATTCCAGCTAATGTTATATTTTGTGGCTATAATAATTTGCATTATGATAATCCTATAATTAATTATATAATTGAGTATGAGGATAAATTAATGCAATATAATATACCTACTATATGTAGTTCTATATTTAATCTAAGTAAGACTATAACTACTTCAAGTGAAGATAATATAGATGCATGGAAACATTGGAAGTATCAAATATGGTTTGATACTTTTGATATTCTTACTATGTTATATTCTAATAAACTTAGAGTAGGTTTAAAGGAAATCCAAGTAACAATGCAATATCCTAATGTACAGGAATTTGTATGTGATTGGACTAAACCACTTCCTTTAGAAGATTTTGACTCTATGATAGATTATAATATCAATGATATTGAATCTACTTCAGAATTACTAAATAGATGTAAGAAAGACGTTGATTTACGAATCGCTATTGAAGATGAATATGGAGTAAGAGTACTAAGTAAAGATGGTGTAAATATTGGGATGAAAATTTTAACTCAGAAATATCTAGAAAAGACAGGTTTAACTTGGCAGGATATTAAAGATTTAAGGTCTCCAATGAGTGTAATACCATTGAAAGATGTAATATTACCATTTATTAAATACGATAGTCCTATTTTACAAAGAGTACTAGAAGATATGAAAAATCAGATAGTATCTCCAGGTAGAAAAGGATATGAAAATAAGTTTGTATTTAATAATTTACGCTATTCTGTAGGAGTAGGAGGTATTCACTCTGTGAATAGTCCTGAAATCATTATTCCTAGAGATGATGAAATGCTCATAGACATCGACGCCCAGTCACTATATCCTAGTATGCTTATAGAATATGAATTCTATCCTAAACATTTAGGTAAAGAATTCTTAGAAGTATATAAGCAAATTAAAGATGAGCGAATTGAAGCTAAACATAATGGCGATAAAGTAAAGAATGAAACTTTAAAGTTAGCTTTAAATGGTTTATCAGGTAACTTGCAGAATGAACATAATTTCTGTTATGCCCCCGAAGCTGCTATGAAAATTAGAATCAACGGACAGTTACTATTACTTATGTTAGCTGAAAAATTAACTCAAATTGGATGCCGAATCGTCCAAGCAAATACTGATGGTCTATTCGTCTTACTAAAGAAAGATATATATTCTAAAGTAAACAGTATTTGTAGAGAATGGGAACAGCTTACTAAACTTACTTTAGAAGAGGATCGTTTTAAAGCAATGTACCAGTATGCTATTAATGATTATTTTGCTATTACTGAAGATAACAAAGTAAAAGAGAAAGGAATGTTCATTACTACTGTAAAATTAGGTAAAGGATTAACTCCAAAAATTATACCTAAAGCAGTAATAAGTTTCTTTAAAGATGGAATATCAGTTGAAGATACAATTAAGAATTGTACAGACATAAGAGATTTTCTAATGTCTGAGAAAACTGGTAAACAGTGGCATGTTGAGTATATGAATGAGGAGCAACAGAGAACTAACCGTTTCTATGCGTCTACTAATGGTGGATATTTATGGAAATGGAAGTATAGCAATGATAGTGATATTAAATCATATCAGAATATGCTTACTGCATCTGGCGTTACTCTTCTAAATAAGTTTGATGATAAACCAATTGAAGAAAGAAAGATTAATTATAGGTATTACATTATGGAAGCCTATAAGATAATCAGAGATTTGAAACCGTTACAATTGAGCCTATGGGATTAACAGAGGCTTATCAGATATATTTCAGATAGACCATAAGCTTATATAATATATAAGACTATGATTTTAGAAATAGACACTTCTATCTTAGATAGAATACCAAAACTATCTATTAATCAATTAGTATTCCTAACACTTGTATTGAATGATATCAAAACAATCAATCAAGACATTCAGAGACTTCTCAGCCTAGTTAATGAAGAAGAAATACAAGAGTTAGAGACTCAAGGTTTAATTTCTATCCAATATGATAGAGATACCCAAGTCATAAGTAAAACAGAAAAACTAGAAGAACTTCTTAAAGAAGATAAAGCTATGTTTGATATGTTTTATGACCAATTTCCAGTTTACGTTATGAGACCTGATGGAACTAAAGGATTTCTCAGAGCTAATGTAAACAAATGTAGGAAAGAATATAATCGTATCATAGGCAAGTCTAAAGCAATGCATGAACACATTATGGATTGTTTAAAATATGAAATAGATGAGCGTATGCGTACAGGTAAAATAGGTTATATGAAGACTATGTGGAAATGGCTCACTCAACATGAGTGGGAAACTATTGAGGAACAAATGAAAGTAGAAACTCCTAACCAAAATTACTATAATTATGGAACAGATATCTACTAAAACACTAACATTTAGACATATATCTTCTGCTACTAATGAAGCAGTAGAGTATATTCGTAAGAGAAAAAATCATGAGATTGTTTCTTTACGTACTAGATGGAGTAAGTTCAATAAGTCCTGTATGGGTGGTATTGAACCTAATACTATATATACTATTGTAGGTATATCTGGTAGCGGTAAGAGTTCATTTGTAAATACGCTTGAAAGTGATTTAATAGACTTAAATTCTAATCAGGATGTAGTAGTACTTAATTTTTCATTTGAAATGTTAAGTTCAAGACAAGTAGGTAGAAAATTAAGTAGTAAGTTAAGGCAAACTACTGCTCAGCTATATAGTTCTATTAGTGAATTAGATAATTCATTATTAGAAGAAGTAGAACAAACCTCTCAACAGATAAAATCATATCCGATATATTATGTAGATACACCGGGTACTGTTGCAGATATAGCATCTACCATTGATTACTTTTATGAGAATAAAGCTAAAGGCAAGAAATTTGTGATTATACTTGATCATACTTTACTTGTTGAAGGGCAAAATCGTGAAAGTGCACTACAAGTGATTTCCGATTTACAGAAACTGTTTATTAGAGTAAAGAAGTTTCCTGATACTACAATAATACAGTTATCACAGATGAATCGTAATATCGAAAATCCTGAAAGAATTAATAATCCATCTATGCATTATCCAATGCGTAGCGATATATCTTCTGCTGATACTATCTTTCATGCATCAGATTACGTTATATGTATTCATAGGCCAGAATAAATAAAGCTGTTCTGGATAAATCCCGTTAAACGGTGAAAACCCGATGGGGCAACGCCGTACCAAGTTTATATAGAAATATATAAATAGTGTCTAACGACTAGTAGTGAAACTACCGCTATTAAAGCTATGTTAATAATTCTACCACGAAAGCGGGAAATATAAACTTATATATTTATTATACGTTCCATATATAGTAATAATTAAATATTCTTATATGGAACTATTAATAGACGGAAAGAAAATAAATATTAGAGATAAAAATAGAATAAAAGAAGAAAATAATACTATTCTATTCAGATGTACTACATGTGGTGAATATCTACCTATTAGTGAGTTTGAACTTCGATGGAATAATAGTAAAACTGAAAAAAATAATGTAAGATCACAATGTAAACATTGTCGTACAGAGGAAAGTAGGCTATATCACTATTATAGAAGAAGGAAATATACTGAACAAGTAGTAAAAGAAAAAATGTTACATTATGATAAACTAAAACATGATTTAGAATATCATAATAAAATAGTATTATATAGATATGCTAAGAACCATTCAAAGCGATGTAATATTGAATTTAATATTACTCCTAATGATATAATAATTCCTAAAGAATGTCCAATTCTTAAGCATGAGTTTATTTTAAATGATAAACAATATACTTATTCTATTGATCGAATTGACAATAGTAAAGGATATATACCTGGAAATATTGCTGTTATTTCAAGATTAGCAAATATAATGAAAAATTGTGCTAACTTTGAACAATTAATATTATTTTCTGAAAATATAAAAGATTATATTAAGAAATAGTCTAAACTACACGTATAAGATGAAGGTGTAGAGTGCAAGATAAAGAGCTTGCAGAGAATACAAATTGTGCTCAATATACAGAGTTATGGACCAAATCGTCTACCAGTAAGAGATAAAGTTTATTTGCATATTCTAAAGAATAGAGATGCAGGTGAATGTTCTATACTTGAGTTTGATAATGACCTTAAATACAATAACTTAATTGAGACTATACGAGAAGATGAACCAGTAAGGAAGATTTCGTTTAGTAATAACAATTAAAAAGGCTGAAAATTATGAAATCATATACATTTACATTACCGAAAAATACTAAGAGTGCAAAAACATATAAGGAGTCTTTAATGGACCGAGTAATTAACGCTTATCCTTGGATGACTGTAGAAAGTAAGAGTGATTATCCTTCTTGCAGTTATGGCATCGAATATGCTGGTGCAGGTGATATTATTACTTTAGGTTTAAGTAAGACTCATAATATTGGATGGTTGCCGAAGGAATGCGCTAATTGTCCGTTTAAGTGTTGGGGAGATAATGTAATTAATTTCGATTTAGAAACAGAATTCTTCAAGGCTATTAATGCACTTGATATTTATGCAAAGGAACATTGTCCGTTTGATGTTGACTATGACTTCAAAGATGAGTTTGGTACTCCGGTTAAAATCTTTGATAACTTTGTACAGATTGGTTATGAAGTAATTCCTATTGCATTTGGTTCTTTGAACTATTTGAAACCGAAGACAAAGAAAACTATTATCGATATCACGATTAATATTAAGAAACGTGGTTTGTTTTAATTAAAATATCTTATTCCATATTATCAGAAATTATCAGAACTTTATCAGAGGAATACAAAAAAATAAAAGCTTTTATGATTGTATTACCAAAAGAGAAAGTAAAAGCTAAAGTAGAAAATCCTAGATAACTGGGACATTGTATAGTAATGTATAATGAAAATTCCTTGAATTGCTGGAACCTTTTAATATATTTTACGTTTTTAATATAAAATTAGGGATATATTAAAACAATCAGCAGCTAAGCTTTATGATTACAGAAAAAACTTTAAATAAATATAAGCAATATATTGGAAAAACTATTGGAACATTAAAAGTAGAAGAAATAGACTTGAGTACACATAATCGAATATACTTTATATGTACTTGTACAGTATGCGGAAGAAAACTTAGAGTTAGAAATGACAATATAACAGATAGTAGAGTAGGATGCAGTAAATGTTTGGGACAGTGGCGTAGAAAAAACTTTGAAGAGAAATATAAAGATCTTCTTCCAAAGGATATTAGACACAAATATATACATTTTAAATGCAATGCTTTAAATAGAGGTATATCTTTCAGTTTAACTCAAGAAGAAGTTAGAAAACTATGTGAATCTCCTTGCTATTATTGTGGTAAGGAAAGATGTCTAGGAATTGACAGATTAGATAACTCAAAAAACTATACTGTTGAAAATTGTGTTCCATGTTGTGGTTGTTGCAATAGAATGAAAATGGATTTAACTTTACCATTTTTTATAGAACAAATTAAGAAGATTTATAATAATCATAAAGAAAGTTCAACGACTATCTCGAAAGAGAGTACGTCTAAAGTGTTTGTAGATGGAAGTGGGGAACATCTCTATGTGAGATGATGATATAGTCTGAACTATATGGTAACATATAGCAGTTCATAAGAGAACGTATATAAGAGTAGCGTCTTATATAGAACAAAGTGAGATTTTTAATCCTGTTTGGCAAGCCCAAGGCAGGTAAAACTACTTTAGTTGCAGCACTGGATAACAATCTAATTATTGATTTAGAAGGTGGTTCAGAGTTCTTAGAGGCATTAGCTGTTCAAGCTAGATCTGTAAAAGATTTAGGTGATATAGCTAATGCAATAAGAGAGATTAAAAAGGAAACTGGTAAATATCCTTACAAATATATTACTATAGATAATGCTACACGTCTAGAAGAGATGTGTATGAGCTACGCTATACAGCTTTATAAAGCTACTCCAATGGGAAAGAAGTACGAAGGTACAGATTTAAGAACTTTACCTAATGGATCTGGTTATTTATATATAAGACAGGCTGTAAGAAAAGTTATTGACATGTTCCGTGGATTATGTGATAACTTTATACTTATTGGTCATACTAAAGATAAGTTGATTAATAAGAATGGCGAAGAAATGGCAGAAATGTCGCTTGATTTAGTAGGTGCGTTAGCAAATATTATATGTGGTGAAGCAGATGCTGTCGGCTATGTATATAGAAAAAAGAATGAGACACATATCTCATTTGAAGGCGGAGATAATTCTGTTATTGAAGCTAGAGCACCTCATTTAAGAGGAAAGAATATAGTAGTAGCAGAGAGTGATGAGAATAATAACATCACTACTTATTGGAATAAAGTTTATTTACCTGAATAATTAAAAATAAGATATTATGATATTTAGTACAGAATTAGCAAATGAAGTAAAGTTGTCAGATAATAGTAATAATACTAAGTACTTGGAAGCAGGTATTCATGACAACGTTAAGTTTGTATCCGCAAAGTTTGCAGAGTCTCCTACAGGGAAGAAATTCATTGAATTTACTTTTGAAAAAGATGGTAAGAGTCTTGTTCATACTGAATGGGAACCAGCTGTTCGTGAAAGTGATACTGAAGAACAGAATCAAAGTAAAGCTACTAACCAGGTAACTCGTATTATGCGTATACTTAAGTGTTTCTATCCTAAGAATGTATTAGCGTTCAGTGGCAGTTCTTATAAAGAATTTGCTAACTGGGTAGTAACAATGCTTAATAGTGCTAATAAAGATATTTTACTTAAAGTAAAAATAGTTTATAATGATAAGGGTTATACTACACTTCCTAGTTATGTTAAGTTTGCTTCTATTGAACCTATGAATATTCCTATGGGTTTCTATGAAGAAGGTAAGAATGAAAGCATGATTAGAGAAATTACAGGTATCGATCAATTTACTAAGCCAATTGTTGCAGATAAGGAAGTTAAAGAGGTTAATCCTCTTACTACTACTGTAAGTGAACAGCCTAGTAATGATCTGCCTTTCTAATTTTGTAGATAATCCTATAAGCCGCCTACGCTAGGCATAATATAGCGATACGTGAGTAGCATGCCACTATGTGAGATAAGAAGCAATCGACGGTAATACGCCGAATGTGAGGTGTGACGGAGGCATCAAAATTCATAGAATAGGGATAGCATGCACTCACGTTTTCATGATAGTAATGGTTAATTAAGGTTCGATTCCTTAGCTATCGCTAAAAATATATCATATGGTTTACGATACAACAAAAATAAAAGATAATGTGAGTATTACTTTAGATTGGATATTATCTAAAGTAACTGAGTATGATATATATGCAGCGTATATTGGTAATTTTAAAGTAGGCATGATATATAATTCACCATTAAGAAAGGATAAGACACCTTCTTTTGGATGTTATTATAGTAAAAAAACTAAACAATTAATGTTTAAAGATCATGGTACTGGAGAATGTGGTAATATAATTAAGTTTGTATCACTATTCACAGGACTAACTAACTATTCGGATATACTTAATGATATAGTTAATAAGCTTAAAATTACTAATGATACGAAACTCGTTAGCTCTAAGCAATATATACCGTCAACAGAGACAGTAATTGGTATTGTAAGGCAAGACTTTACTCTAACAGATATCAATTACTGGTCTCAGTTTAATATTTCTACTACTACTCTAAAGAAATTTGGAGTAAGTAGTATAAAATATTATCTATGTAACGGAGTTGTAAAGGGTATTTACAAGGATAGTAATCCTATGTATGCTTATAAGGTTTATAATAATTTTAAAATATATAGACCTTTAGCAGATAAATATACAAAGTGGCGTAATAACCTGACTGAGAACGACATTCAGGGGTTTAAACAGTTACCTAAAACTGGAGATATACTCATTATTACAAAGAGTATGAAAGACGTCATGTGTTTATACGAGATGGGTATTCCAGCAATAAGCCCATCATCAGAGTCTACATTTATCCCAGATAAGGCTCTAAACCAGCTTAAGAAGCGTTTTAAACGCATAATTATCTTATTTGATAGAGATACAGCTGGAGTTAAATACCTTCGTAAAATGAGCCTTAAAACAGGCTTAGAAGGAATGTTAGTCCATAAAAAGTTTAAAGCAAAAGATATATCTGATGCAGTTAAGCTTAATGGATTTGAAACTATTAAAAATTGGTTATATGAAGAAATTTATTAAAAAAGTTGGTTTTATATTATCTATTCCATTAGTTTGGTTATTAGTAATATATAATATACCTACTTTCTTATTAGACTATATAATAAACTGGTTACGGTCTACTAGTAATATGGCTAATATAATAAGGTGTTGGAAATTACTCAAATTTGGAGTAATTAGTCTATACAATAATAAAGACGTAACATTAGAAAGTACTATAAAAGCATATAATAAGGATGAATGGATTACATTTAATAGTACAAAAAAAATAAAGGTTAATGAGAAGAAAAAAATAGTTAAATAGTAAAGTACGAAATGCAACTCCAAATGAATATGATGGAATTAAATTTCGTAGTAAACTTGAAACTTATACATATAAAAAGCTGAAAGAGGCAAATATCATGGCAGATTACGAGATGCATCGATATGAACTACTTCCAGCTTTTACTTTTGATAATAAAAAGTATAGAGCAATGACTTATCTACCTGACTTTGTAGGAGATAACTTTATTATTGAATGTAAAGGATACCCTAATGAAGCTTGGCCTTTAAGAGAGAAACTATTTAGATATTACCTATATAGTAATAATATAGGAGTCAATTTCTATATAGTTCATAATCAGAAGGAGGTAGATGAGTTAATAAAAAAACTAAAGAAATGATACTATTTTATAGTATAATTATATATAAACTAACTAAAACTTTATACCATGAGAATATGCGCAATAAGTGATATACATGGTCATTTAATTAATATACCAGAATGCGATGTGTTATGTATAGCAGGAGATATAGTAAATTTACTTGCTCAGAGAGATAACGAAGAATCAGATAAATTCTGGTCTATTACTTTTGTCAATTGGGTAGATAAATTACCGTGTAAAAAGGTAATTGTAGTTCCAGGAAATCATGATATTTATATAGAAAATCTTATCAATGATACTGTAAAGAATTTGAGTTGGCAAGATTTTAAGATTAAGATGTCAGCTTTAACTAATGATAAAGTAGTATTTCTTATTGATGAACTATATGAATATGAAGGAATAACTTTTTATGGAACTCCTTGGATAGCTCCTATACATTGGCAAACATGGGCATTTGAAGATATTCAGAATGAATATGATGAGTATATATGCCCATATGAAAAGATACAAAACTGTGATATACTAATTACTCATGAAAATCCTAATTATAATGAAAAGCTTGAACATTATTGTTTTGGTAAATATAAGCATCATTTCTTTGGGCATTGGCATGATGGTATATCATATGGTCATTTAAATCAATATAATTGTAGTATACTAACTGACAGTTATCTTGAAAGAGAAAGACCTAAAATAGTAACTATAGAATTAAGTAAGAATGATAATTGATAAACCGTATTATGAAGACAATACGAGAATATCAAATTCTGCTATTGGTTGGTTCTTAAAGAAAGGACCGCGTTTCTATCGAGATATGATAGATGGAAAAGAGGAAGGATTAAAACTTCCTCAGCTCGAAAGGGGTACTATGATTCATGAATATATACTTCAACCAGAGGATTTCTGGAATGATTATATAATTCTTGATTATGAAGTGCCTAAAGTAAAACAACAAAAAGATTTCTGTGAGACTTATGCTAATTCATTAGAACTCATAGAAGATGATAAAAAGATTACTGCATACAAATCTGCATACAGTAATTCAAAAAGCTCTGAAATCGTCTTAAAAGAAGCTACAGAGCTATGTAATCGTTATGCTGATTATATTAAAGCATTACAAAGTAAAAAAGATAATCGTAAAGTAATATCTTTTGCTGATTTAAATATGCTTAAAAATATTAAGAATAATATTGATAATCATAAGAAGGCAAAAGAGTTATTAGAAGATATTCCTGGAGTAGAATCTCATAATGAGTTTCATATTAACTGGGAATTACCTGTTGATGATTGGATTGCGCCTTGTAAGTCTTTACTTGATAGATGTATATTCGATCATATAAATAAGAAGATTATTTTAATCGACTTAAAAACAACTAGTGATGTCTATAATTTTAAACATTCTGTAGAAGAGTTTGATTATTATAGACAGATAACTTATTATTTGCTTGCAATTAGTTGGTACATGAAAGATCAAGGAATTGATATTTCAGATTATGATTGTGAAGCATATATTATTGCTATTCAAACAAATAGTAATAATGAAATAAGAGTATTTAATATGTTTAACGAATTAGAGTTAGATAGTCGTAAGGACCTTATTGTCAAAACTTTAACAGAACTATCATATCATTATCAGACAGGTAATTGGGACCATACTCGTAAATATTACGAAGAAGATGGTACTGAAGAACTTGAATGATGTAAGTATTTATATAGTTCCATTATGTGATGATAATATTACGTGGAGAGATTTAACTGTAGAAAGTGGATTTATAAATGCTTTTACATCTGATAAAAATAGACCTTTTCTAGAAGATAAGGTCTTTCTTGTTTATGATAGTAGTGTAAACACTATTGAGTCTCTTGAAACACACTGTAAATTATCCAGGTTAGACTCTTACTATAATAAACGGTATATAACTATTAACAAAAGACATTATACTGTTTATTGTCTGAGTAATCCTAAGTATAATAAAGATATTAAACGTCTTCGTAATAATGGTAAACCTTTCACTCTAGATGCCATGCTAGAGATTAATAGATTTTGGCAAGGTATAAAAGTGCCAGAATTAGAAAAAAGGTTATTCTATAGCTGGTATAGATTTGGTGACTCTATAGAAGCAGAATTACCAGAAGAAGACTACTATAGTTATGAAGATATTGGTGAGTCTTTATAACTAAAAAGCCTACTGATTTAATAGTCAGTAGGCTTATCTTTTTATTAGCGTATTTAAACTAATTGAGAATTAATATAGAAACTTTAGAAGTTCATTAATTGATTCTGTAGGTAATTACGTTTTGATTTAGGATCTTGAGCTTCTATAACGCTCTTAAACGGTGTTACTTTAATGATATTTTTAAGTATTACGGGCATGCCCTTATATACTCCTCTATCTATGATAGTAAATGGAGTTCTATCTCCAATATATGAAGCAGGATTAATCAAGTTTACGAAACTACTAATATTATCAAACCAATTGAAAGCTGCTGTTGGAGATTTAATTAAAGCCATAAATTCAAAAGGATTATACATAGTACGGAACTCAAATGCTGAACGCATAGCTAAATAAGTTATTGATTGTGTTAACCAAGTATCATAATCATCATCACCATCAACTATACTAGCTATAGTAAGCGCTACAACAGTGGATGCAGCTATAAGAACTAGTTCATTTAATACTCTTCTAACTGCATATTGTTCATACTCTTGCATATTATTATAATCAGCTAATAACTATTTAATAGCAAAATGTCTATTAGCTATAATATTCTTCAAGAATCTACCTGTAGATCTATAGTAACCTTCCTCTATAGTTTGTAAATCTAAATTATATTGTTTAGGCTTAAATCTATCGTGTAATGCGGAAATCATAAAATTACGGTGTAATACTAAGTATGATGCCATAGCGTTAGCATGTACAGCAGCCTTATCTACTTCTCTGATAGTACCATCTATTCGTTTACTTATGATTTCTATTCTATTACGTACATCATTTAATAGTTTATCTGTGATTAAAGGTTTATATTTATCATCTACAACTACATCACCATTTGGAAATTCTATGTACGCATCATATAACGTAGTAGTAAGCTATTTAAATTCTACTGCACCCTTCTTTCTATCGTTAGGGTAGAATTTATCTATATACTATTGCTTTGACATAAAACCTTCATTATCAACTAGACGATAATTATGATAGATACTTAATAAAGTATGACTTTTAACAGTGTAATCTGACTATGTGTATCCAGCAAACCAGAAATTTTGATTAATAGAACGTAATACCTAACTCTAGTCTAATCTATCAAATAACTCTTTGTTATCTTTTACTACCTAATTAAGCATAAGTAAATAAGGCAACCTACCCTTAGGATTAGGATTACCTATATTCTACATCATATTAGGCAGTTCTCTAGCAAATTCAGATTTAGCAAAATTTAAATCTTCTAAATCAAAATATCTACCCATCTTAGCTTCTAAAGTAGTATAAGTAGCATCAGTAAAGAAAGAAGTACCTATAGACCATAAGTTACCGGATAGGTTTACTTTAGTAACAAATCCTCTAACAATATCTAAAGCTTTACCAAAGTTAATATCATAACCTAATACATTGCCCTCAATAGGAGTTTTATTTCTACCATACATTAATCTATCTACTAACAACTATGACTATTTATATACATTAGTAGATCCAGGTCCTTTTAATTCTTTAGAGGTTCTTATAGATAACTATCTTAGTAAATTGAGCATCAATTCTACTTCATCTTGTTTGGCTGACATATTTTTATAATTAGCAGCCATATTGTAGAACTGTACTACAGCAGATACAGCATCCGTAGATATACTATTTGCATCTTCTAAAGGAGTAATAAACCTAGTAGGTATTACTTTAATAGGATCTCCATTAGGCATAGTAGAAAACTCTTTAACGAAATCTAAATCATCTTCTTTTGTTATAGCAAAATCTTCTACGGCATATTTTAACTTATTTAATATTCCATCTTTACGATTCAATACCTACATAAACCTAGCTTCTATTTGCGGCATCATATTTTCATTACTATTAGCAAGGAATGATATGAAACTCATAGCCTCATTCATTATATTAGTAATTTCATTATATAATTCCTTTACTTCTGGTTTATTCATTACTTCGTTATAAGCCTTACTGTTATCATAATATTTCTTGTTAGGCTAAATAGCAGGTCCGTTTTCATCAAATTCAGGATTGTACCACTCTGAAGATTCTAGTATTTTAGAGTATTTACTAGATGGTACTGTTTCTGTATACTACTGAGCAAATTCAGGTAGTGGTCTAAGCTCTGTATAATATGAAGCTGGATGCATAAATCCTCTTACATCTTCATAATGATTATTATTAAACCATTCATTATATGCTTGGACGCCTGCATTTCTAGCCTATTCCATATCATGATAATACTATTCTGTATTTACTATTTCTGCAAAATTTGAAAATTTATCAGCTCCATCTGTTTTTTGAGTAGCAGTATATGCGTTTGCTATATCTTGATCTAACTATAATAAGCTTCTTTTCTCATCATCACTTAATGAGTAAATGTCAATCTTATTAGTATGGGGATCCTTATACAAATTTTGTAATTGCCTTCTCCTCTGACGTAGTTTCTAATAAGTACTTTCGGGATCTTTATTAGCAGAATCAGATTCTAGATTAGCTATTCTGTCATAGAAATCTTGAGTATACCTAGTTACAGTATTTCTTTGTTTCCATAACTATACTTCAGCGGTTTCACCTCCATATCTTTCTATTACTTTAGCTAAATCCTTTTCGTACTTATCTTTGTCTATATCATATTTAATATGTTTATTCACTTCTTCGTGAAAGGAGGTTAGTTCATCTGCTATTATTCTATCTATTCCAGTCTTTTCACTACCATCTATATTAAATATATTAGATAGTAATCTTTTTTGTTTACGCAAAGATTCTAGCTATTTGTATTCTGCTTCTGTAAGTAGGTTTTCATACTATATGCCATTAATAGTCATAGATTGTGCAATGCCATCTATCATACTTTGGATCTCCCTTTCAGCATCTCTGGTCTTCATAGATAACATCTTAGTTCTAAGAATGTAATATTCAGCTTTGTATCTCCTTTGCGCTCTATCTGCATACCACTTAGTTAGTTCATCAAACCATTTCTTTTGTATATCTTCATCTTGTGGTAGTACATACATATTGTTATCATCTTTAGAAATACCTAATTTTTCAGCCAATTTATCCATGAACTATCTCTAATCACGTTTTAATTGGCCATTATTTAATGGAGCTACTCTATTACCAGAATAGGTGCCATCATCTAATTTTTCATATAATAACTTCTGTACATCGTTACCATATTTTTCTTTAGCAGCATTTACTAATTTAACTAATTTAATGCCAACCTCCATAGTCTCTCTATCTGTAGCATTTTTAGTATCATTAAGTAGTTTAGCTATAATCTATTGTACGGCATTATTGCTATTACTAGACATACCGAACCAATCCATAAATAAACTAGAATCATGTTTAGGATCATCTAACCAATTGATAGTATCCTATATCATATTCTGTGGCATACCTAGTTCTGTAAGATACTGCTGTAACATACTATAACCCTTAGATTTAAGTACATTTATAAACTTATTATTAACACTATCTATTTGTTGTGATAATGTATTAGCTAATTCTTTTATAGTATCATAATTAGGTTTATCTTTAAATATATCGGTAGTATCGAATAAATATATTATATCATCCATAAGAGGCTTATAGAATCCGACATAATCATTAGATAACTATCTAATCTGTTTAGCACTAATATTCTTTGTAGGTTTACTTAAGAATTTAATACTATCGTTTATAGATTCATCAATATGCTATAAGAATTGATATATACCTTCCTCTGTTTCAGAATTAGCTAGTTGCTATATTGTAGTCTATAGTTGATTCCATACTTTAGGATTCTTAACAGTGTATCTTTTAATAGAATTTAATCTATCCTTTAAACCTTTCTATATCTTTTCATATAACTTAGTTACTTCATTAATTACTCTCATATCCTCCTGAGATATTGGAGTAAAATCTTCTGGATTATATGTTACGCTAGGGGAAGATATTACGTCTGAGATGATGGGCTCCTTGTTAGCGTCTAAATCTTTTCCATTTGACCATGTTTTATATGATGTAGAGAATATTATTACTTTAGCTTTTATAGCCGCTTCTCTATTACCATCAAAATGATCTAATAAATCCTAAAACAGTATAGAAGGCTCCCCATTTGGAGCCTTATCTATACCATGACCATTATTCAAATCCCAGACAGTATATGCAACTTCTGGTACAACTCTTTCTAATTCCTTCCATTCTGGAAGATTTTTATTTGGACATTTATACATATTATCTGGAATTATAAGTTACAAATGAATTTTCTTAATGCTTCCTCAAGTTTATCTTGAGTATTAACATTATCTCTTGCCATCTACTGTGCAAATTCATTTAAATAGGTTTGTCTTTCATCAGATGTTAAATCTTCTAACGTATCTAATACTTCAGATATTCTTTTATTACCTTGATCATATAAAGCCATTAAATCTACACCAGTAAGTTCTCTCTATTGCAGTGAAAGCTATTGGCTATTAAAGCCATTAAACATTTTGTCTATTTCCTTATCTACAGAGGAAAATACTAATTTGCTGAATTCTTCTTCAAATACAATATTACCTGGAATGGGAGCAATTGCGAACATTTCTGCCATCTATTCATTAGAGTAATAGTTTAAATTAGTACCAGTTCCAGAATAAGCTATTAAAAATTCCTTATCTTTATTTTTTCTAGCATACTCATACAACTTCTCTATTTGCTCTACTATTTGATCTTTAGTTCTAGATGGTTGTATAGATGAAGTTAAATCTTTAGTTATAATACCATAAGATTGCCCCTGAGGGCCTTCGGCCTATCCATATACAGCACCAAATTTATATCTTGCCATTAGTGCAGCACCTTTACCATGTCTACCTTGAGTATTAGATCCAAAAACAAATATTTGATTAGGTTCTAATTCTGTAATCATTCCTGAATATGTTTTATAATAATCTATATTTTCAGAACTACTATCATCGGCTTCTTCAAGTACTACACCTTCAACACTATCGTCAGCATCGTCTTGTTCGTACTCAAATATTCTATCCTGCTCGGCTATGGCATAATTCATGCCAGAATATGATGGTAATTCTCCAATATGATGCATGTAAGCCTTGTCCTGTTCAAAATATGTTCTTTCTACTTCATCAGTCATATCAGATAATGCATCAAGATTATTCAAAGCTTCAAAATAATCCCATTCATTTTCCTTATTGAATTCAAATTGAGTTGATAAACCGTATTCTACGATAGTATGGCCTTTATAGCTGTATCCTTTTTTGGATATCAAACCATATATAGGAGTATATAAAATTCTACCAGTAAGTTTACCTTTCCATGTTCTTTCTGGTTTATCAATATAACCTATTAATCTATATACATGCCAATTAGCAGGTTCAAAACCTAAACTGTCTTTTACCTTAATATAAGGAGGAAATATTGGGTATTTTATATCATCTACTGTTACCCAGTTTAATGGTTTAATAACAGCAGCCTACATATCAGTTCTCTATCCAAATATAATATTTGGCATAGCTGCATCTTTATTAAGGCTTACAGATCTTAATGGAGCTTGATATTTACCGCCATACATGTCTACAGGTCTTACTAACTTATCATTCTACCAATTATTCAAGAATAAATCCTCAATGTCATTATAAGATTTATCTGCATTGTTAACCATTTGATCTAATTTACCTTGAATGAATTGAGTATAACCCATACTAATCCTTTCGCTATTAGGTAGATACTGGAAGAACGCATTCATCACTGTATTATCTCCAGATGTGTAGAAAGAATATACTGCTAAATCTCTGAACAATCTCTTAACTGATGGTTCTGGATCATCTAACAATTGTCTCCAGTAGTTAATAAGATTGTTAGCTTGTGCTTGATCTGCATTTAACTATTCTGATCTATCAATAAAGTCTAAACTATTTTTATTAATATTAGGGATTAAGTAGTTAACGAAATCATTAGCTATAGTACCATCATTATTTAGTAAGTGACTTAATCTAGGGTTACCCTTTAATATTTCCTACTTAAATCGATACAATCTATTAGGTATAGAATTACGTCCTTGGAACATAGTATTTAAGTCTATATTGTTATCCTTAACATATTGATTAAAGAATTGACTCTTTATCTAAGCTTCCATTCCATTTATTACTGCACTAAGTAATTTAGAATCGGCGTTGGTAGCTCTACCTACTAATGATAAAGCTATATGTTTTTGATTAGCAAATTGATCAGTATTACGTAGTAATAAGTTTCTAAATATAGATGAACCCAAAGGTATACTATTTTCTGTTTTTGTACGGATGAATGTTTCATTAAAGAATCTAGTAACTTCACCTTCAGCGAATTTACTATTTTTTTCCATATCCAGCATCCCTTTATAATATATATCTTGCTCAGCAAAAGTTTTACCAGTCTTCTTAGTATCAATCTTTGAGAATTTAACAAGATTAGCTAAATCGTCTGCATAAGGTTTAAGAGCTAACCAAGCGTAGTATATTCTTACTTGTTCCTCATTAAAGTTCTTAGAATCTTCTGGATTAATCTTTAATAACTATCTTGTTCTTGACGTTATTTCTCCTTTATCGTCAATATAAGTTCTAAATAGATCTTGATATTCTGAAGCTTTAGTTTCATTTTTTCTGTTTATATATTCATACTTTCTACGTAACTTTTTAGTAGGGTCATATTTATCTAATACTTTTTCAATAGCTTCTTTCTCAAGTTGAGAAGGAGTCTTAGTTCTATCAATGCCATATTTACCTTTAGTCTTAAGTACTTCATTAGCCATCTCCACTAAGATAGGTTGTCTAACAAAATAGAATGTTTGAGCGCCTTTACCTGTACGTAATAAGAATGACACCATATTATATGTCCAAGCATTAACATTAAGCTTAACAATATAAGGATCTTTGGCTATATCTACGAACGCATTAATCATAGCAGATAACCAGTCTAATATACGACCTCCTTTAGGATTACCTTTTGTAGGATAGTCGTATATTCGACCTATATCCTCTATCTATAAAGTTCCTGTGAATTCATTACTCTGCATTCTGATACCTACTAACTGAGTAAGAATATGATGAGCATTATTCAATGCAAAAGGGCCAATACCAGCCTTACCACCAGTATATTCTGCCTTTCTATCTTCTTGGTATCTAGGAGTATATACTTCAAATGGTTCTGGATGATATGAACTAGTACCTTCAATATCTTTAAGTATTCCCTTAACCGTATCAGTAGCATCATCAATAGAACCTTTTAACATAGCTGAATTATCTTTAGTAAGAAGAATTTTGATATACATTTTAATAATGTCATTCTTATAAGCGCTAGCCACATCTTCTCTAGTTAATGCACCGCCGTGAGTTATAATACCTCCATTCTTATTGAAAGAGTATCTAGCTACATATAGTTTATCAATATCAAAGTCAGAACCAGTAAGCTTAGTAAATCCTTCAGGTAGCATGATAGTATCACCCATAATTTCAGGGAATACATCTACGAATCTTAATGCAGATATTGATGCAATGGACTGTGTAGGAATACGATAACCAATTCCGGTAGCATCTGCATTCTATCCTATGATATTATGGTCTAATAACCACTTTCTAGCTTGTTTAAATGTCATTTTACTGTAGTTAGGTATCATATGTTTAAATAAGTTAATACTTACTACAGAATCCATAGAACCGTCCTTCTCATTTATCATAAGTAACGGTTTTCCGTCATTGATCATATCTTCTGTAATAACATTCTAGCTAGTAGCTTCGAGTCCAAATGCAGATCTTTGGATGAAAGCTCCACCTGGCATATGTACATCAATAACTAGTTTATTAATCATAGATATAAATCTACTTTCTAACCATTTATTGTCAGATAATGCAGATAAAGGTATTACAAATGCATTGTTCTTAGTTTTAAGACCAGATAATACATTATCATTAGCGTCAGATTCTCTAGCGTCACGCTCTAACATATTACCTAATGCTGTAACATTTATATTACCGTCTACAAACAATTCATCTACCATATCCTATCTACCCATATTAGATAAAGTATTCAATGCTCCCATTACTGTATCATTGATTTCTCTACCTGTTACTTGAGAACCGTCTGGACCATATAAATCATCCTTACGTAAATTAGATAAGTTTACTTTTAAGAACTGTGTACCAGCCATCTATTCCGGATGAGTATGTGGATTAGTCTCTAACTGCTGTCTGATATATTTAAACTTCTACCTGTATGTTACGAGTTTACTCAAATCAGTAATAGTATTACCCTATCCGCTTTCTGCCCAGTCTACTATAGAAGCAGATAATACAGTCTGACCATCTTTAAGTTCTATTTCACTATCTTTAGCCTTTCTATAGTATGCAGTAGGAGATTCTGAACCAGCTTTAACTGCAGAATCAAACATAGCCATATCAATAGGATCATTAGGATCTACCATTCTGTCATATAAAGCTTTAATATCTCCAGTAGCTACCGATTTAAATAACGGGAATAAAGCCATCTTATTAAAGTAAGGTATACCTAATCCATTTCTAAATCTGGTACCGAATGCTATATACTTCATAGCATTTAATATGACTTTATTAGCTTCTGCGTATAACTTAGGATCAGATTCCCATTTATCAGCAGTATCAGGATTAGTTAATACCTCAAATGCTCGTTTGATATCTGCATTCCATACACCACGCATTCTGAGTAAATCTCTAGTCATATTAGGGCTTATGTATACAGCAGCATCGGCTACATTAACGCCTTTCTTATAACCAGCCACAGCTACCTTAGCGGCCTGTTTAGCAATCTTAGTTTCTTCAGGATACTACTTCTCTATATCACGTATGCTAAGATCTTTTATCTCATTCCAAACTTCTTCTCCAAGTACTTCCTATATAGTTTCTTTTATATTTGCCCTATAGAACAAACCTTCATACTCATGGTATTGTTTATCCATGATTTCGTGATCTTTAAGCTCTGTAACTACATATTCATCACGCATTGGATCATTAAAGAAGTCTAATCTATTATTCAAACCAGTTGATGTCAAAGAACCTAAACGTTTGATTTTGTCAATAGATACGTCTGTTATACCCTCTCTATCATACTTCACTTTGTAATACGCAGGTGAACCACTGAATAGCTTTTCTATTTCTTGAATAGATATTATACTATTTATTACATAGTCAGATATCATATCGAATACTGCATATGCCTCTGCATTAGCGCTATCTAAACTCTAGTATCTAGCTGATCTTTCTGTTACTATATTATCATCAAGCAACACATTACGTATACTCCATATATTGCCTTGATCATTCATAGTAATTAAACCAAGATCTCTAGCGTATTCTAGTTCTTTCTTTACCCTGCGATTAATTAATCCAGCTAAGAAAGCTTTTTGTGTTTCTGGAGAAGTATTAAAGAAATAATCTTTAGCTAACTGTAAACACTCTTTAGCTGATTTAGTGGGGTCATTGAAATTAACAAAACCTTTATTAGTATATATATCGGTCAAGAATAAGAATCTAGCTCCATTACCTTCTAAAGTTACAGTATGCTCAACTCCATCTTTATCTTTATAATCATATTTATTAGGAGTATGGAAGTTTTTAATACGTCTAGATGGCTCAATCCAATCATTATTTATAGTACCATCATCATTATAATGTAATCCAGTTTCTGGATTATAATGATTAGGATCATCATCTATCTGTCTTAAGCACAACTCTATTTGGTTTAGTTCATCGTAACAATAACCTAATAGATAGTCCATAGCTTGTTCGCCATACTGAACAAAAGTTTGACCATTGTTATTATTGAATCTAATAGGTTCATGCGGCAATGTTATTCCCTTAATGAAATGATAAGTTTTCTTATCTGCTACTGTAGGGAATATTATTCTATTATTAAATACAGCTGTCATTTTAGCTATATAGTCTTCTCTATCAGTAATACCGTGGTAATCTCTACCCTTATCTCCAGTAGTAGTATCCTTAAAGTTAATAAAGGTTTCCATTGATAGATTTCTATTACCTCCTCTAACTGCTTGCAATATAATAGAATGCTCATTATAAACTACAGATTCTAATTCCTAGAATACGGTAGGATCTGATACTATTTCATTAAGTCTATCCTTGGCAAAATTGTTCTATGATACCATATAATAAGAATTACCATCAGGACCATAGCTACTCAAACTATTATCTGTAGCATGTGTAAATGCATAATAATTAGCCAATTCTTTAACGTAACCTATATTATTCCATACCTACGTAGGATCAACAGTTATATCATTTACCTTAATTTCTTTAATAGTGCCATCATTATTTATAGCATTTTTAATTGCTTCGAGTACACTTACTATTTTTGGAATACCACCGAAATTAACAGTTGAACTAGAGAACTCACTAATAAGGGTAAATGCATCTGATTTAGGATTGCCGTATCTACCAGATAATAACATCTTGTCTATAGTAGGTACATCAATACCGATACCTATTACATTAAACATGTTAACTAAATACTTCTTAAGCATTTTCTAGTTAGATGTTTCATGTAAATCAATACTTCTATCTGCTATCTTAAGTATACCTTTATTGTTTCTAAAGGCAGTTATAACACTATTAAAATTCTTAATTACAGTATCAAGAGCTTTTTTAGATCCTTCTTCGGCTATTATTACGCCTTCTTTATCGTATTTAAATAATCCAGCATTAGTAAATAATGCTTGAGACCATACTTTAGGGTAAGTAGCTGCCTTAACATCGACAGTGTTGTCTACGAGTTCATGCTTAATAAAACCAGTCTCTGGATCTTTACTTATCTTAGCAGTTACATAATTGTTTATATCACAGGTAACCACTGTCTCTATTTTGGTAAGCATAGCTTCAGCATCAGCAGCCTTAACTAAATCTTCTTTCTGATTAGAATCTTTAATAAGTCTATTTAATTTAAATAATAAAGCAGAATGAAAAGCACTACCATTTTGAGCATAAGTAGCTACTTTATCAACTATATTAGCTATAGTACGACACCCAGATAAATCTTTAAGTATATTGTCCCATGCAGTTTTAGCATCAACAAAATTGGCAAAATGAGTAATAGGGTCTATCTTCATAGACATGGAGCCGTCTGGGCTAATTTCATATAGAGGTATAGTTTGGAAGAAGAACTTAACCTCTGCAGGAGCATTATCCTTAATGGATATATTCATACCTTCTACTGTATGCTATCCTATATTAACTCTTTCCGCTCCCTCTTCTATATCACTTATAGTTTCATCCTCATTACGATCTATAGCTCTAATACCTAGTTGTTTTAATCTAGTAGCTATAGTTGGCATAAATACAGTCTCATATTTCTCAAGAATCTCATCCATTACAGGAGAAGGATAAGTTCTAGCTTGCGCTTCTATAATAAGCTTAAGCCTTTCAAATTGTTGATTATCCTCAGACAATGCTGAATATTCAATATTAGGCACTGCAGTTTGTCCATTTACTCTAAAGAATGCATATGTGAGAGACTTGATTATATTATCAAATTGATTGTATTGAGTAATTGTTTTTAACTCATAACCAGCTACTTCTAGATTAGGACCAGATGTACCATATATTTGTCTAAATCTATTTACATTCTCTTCGTTAGGCTTAATTCCATAGAACTTTCCCCTATTAATATCAGAATATATCTTAGCTAATGCATATTGACCAGTTCTAGCCCACAGCTTAATAAAATCTAAAATCCTTCTAAACCAATTCTTAGTATCAAAAGCATAGCTCCCAGCTTCATTTAACATAAAGTCTCTAAATTGATCTGCTAAAGCCTCTTCTATTTGAGAATCCGTCATTTGAGGATTCTTTTTTCTCATTCTATTATAGATTCTTTCTCTTCTTTTATTATCTATCAAGAGTAAAGAAACTCTATGCCATGCTTCATGATACTCTGTACCTACAGGAGCAAAATTACTAATTAATACAGAATCTTCTATTACTCTACCTACTACAGCTGTACCAGCTTCTGTAACATCTATTATAGTAGGAATAATTTGAGGAGATGTTCCAAAAGTAGAACTTAACCATTCTTTGGCTTGTTCTGGATCTATTCTTTCATTTACCCATAGAGTATTGTCTTCCTATACTTCTACCTCCATATTAGGGCCTCGTTTCTTCCCATCTAATATAGCAAATATATCTGCCATATTCACAGAAGTCTACTTACCACTTTCATCCGGTAGAGTAAATACTTTAGTTTTAATAGGATCTTCGTATTCTTTCTCTACCTTTTGTTGAGCTTGCTACTGTATCTTTTCAGCAGTTTTATCTGCTAACATTACATCATCAACATATATATTAGAATCCCATAACTCATCAGCTATGTCAGTAAGTAATATACCTTGTTTGATATACCATCCTAAAGTACTCATACCGTTAGGATGTTTACTGTCGATAGTTTTGCGACCATTACTTCCTGGAATTATACCAAATTCACTCTAATCTAACTCTATTAAACCAGGGATAATAGTAAGCTTATCTATGTTGCTATTCTTTAAGAACGCAGCAACTGACTTAAATCTAGGATCTGTTACTTGTGATTGTAAATCTCCTCCTAAGTAATAAGTATTAAGTGCTTGTTCATCTATATTCCAATGGAAATTAGACATTATATAATTTTTAGCTTGTTGTCTAATATCCGGTTGACTAACTAAGTCACTTATACTATAGCTAGTATTACCTATTACTAAGTTGCCATTATCATTTACAAAAAATTGTTTTCTTTGTTTGGCTTGAATCTGTTGTGGAGTAAACCTAGTATCATTAGGATTCACAGCTGTATGAGGACCAAAGTTTACTATAAAATCTAATATATCAATAGGTCTAATATTAGTCTTAACTCCTTTAGCATCAGTATAGAATTGTTCGTTACTAGTGACTAAATTCAATATTAGATCTGCTATTTGAGGTTTGTCCGCAAATGTCTAATAGTTTAATTTAACTAATTTAGTATCGTATTCGCCATCTAATCTAGGAACTTTTAACACCCACATGGGTTGACCAAGACTACCACCTTTTACAGATAATATAGTGTTTCGTAACCTTATTACCTCATTGTTTATAGGACCAGTAGTTATACCTATCTACGTATTATCTGGAGTTATTTCAAATGGATCTTTTATAGTTAACCATGCGGAATCTAGTAAGCTTCTATTCTTAGGGCTATTATCTGGATTTTTTTCATTTCTAAATCTTCCAGTAGTAGCTCTAAGAGCTGTAGGAACTACCTCAAGGTTTGGATTCTTTTTAGTTTGTTCATACAGTTCTATAATCTTATTTCTCAATCTGACCAGATTATCTACAATCTTAGTCTATTTTTCAAACGGTAGCCTATTAAACGGGCTATATCTACCTCTAAGACCACCTTCAACGGTTTTAATAGCTCCGGCGTATTTTTTACCTTTGTAATCAAATATAGCATAAATAGCAGGTTCTACTTTTCCGTCTTTATTAGTATAATCGTGCACTTCAAAGTGAACCCCGTTGTTCATTACTTCAGGTATAAAGTCAGGTTTACTACTTACTAACGATAAATCATCATCATTAAGGTAGTCTTCCATTCCTTGATATTTTTTAGACACTCTAATGTAATTACCATTAGCGTCTCTAGAACCTTCACTTAATCTGTAATTAATTTCATGAGAATATGGGTCTTCATCTTTATCATATGTTAATTCCTATGTATTTACAGTAGTGGGCTATTCTACTGGTATCTATTCCTGCTGAGGCTGCTGTGACTGTTGCAAACTACTAGCTGCTTCTGCTCCTAGCCAATCACCCATTATACTAGCTAATGTTGGTAATTCTGCTTGAGTTGGCTGTTCTTGTGTAGGAGTAGTAGGTACTTCTGGAATAGCATCTGCACTCTTAGTAGGAGTATCGTCATTCTGCTTTACTACTTTCTATCTTTCTTCTGATTTTATTTCCTCTAACTTTTCTGCAGCCTATTGCTCCTCCTATCTAGCTTGCTTCATTTCTTCAAGTCTAGCAGGAGCCTAATCTTTTATACGTTGCGCTATTTTACTGTGACTCTAAATAATAAACTTTGACAATTCAACTTGAGAGTTAAGAGTATCTGCTAGTCTATTAGCTTTACTAGAATTACCATTAGTATACAGCTCTTCTTCTAACTACATTCTAGTATCTCTCATATCTTCCCATAGATTCTTTAATCCATCTTCAGAATTCTCCATAAACTTAGATGCACTATACTCCTGATAATTCTACCTATTTGGATATAGGTAAGAATAAATATCTTTCATAGCTTGACCTGCATCAGCATACGATTTACCAGCTTTGTATTTAGTACTAGGTACAAGAACAACATCTCCTTTAGAGTTCCTTTCTTGTTCAAAGTATTTATTACGTATTGCACTAGCGTTCTATCTTGCCTCTGTTATATCTTCTGGTTCAGTTGCTACATCTTCAGCAGTATCCTACGCTTTACTTTCTGCAGCAATGGTAGGTTCAGGATTGGTAACTTCAGGTGTTGTTGTAACCTCTACAGGTTCTGGAGTTATTTCTTCACTATCTATTACTTCATCCTCTTGCTTCTTTCCAGAGTATAAATCATCCAACTCCTATACAAAAGTATCTTCCTGATCTTCCACATCTAGCCACTTATTGATTTTTGCTATAGCTCCTTTAGGACTATTCATAGCATCTCTCTCAGCCTTAGCTCTTTCAAAATCAAGATTTACTATAATTTCTTTTTCTTGTAAGTCCTTAAGAGTCTGATGAAGGTTAGGAATATTCAATTGTTCCTCTGTGATACCTAAGTCTTCTGCTTCTTTACGCAGCTATTGATAAACATTATCTATCTATTGTTTGTCTTTACTCAGTAAATGCTTAAACTTGATAACGTCAGACTTAGAAGTACGTATGCCCGTATTTTTCTCTAATTCAGACAGCTTGTTACCATTACTGGTATAATCAGTTATGAGTTGATCATATAACTCAGTCTGTGATTTTAATCTGATTAAATTACGAATAGCTACTTCTTGATCAGGGGTTACATCAGGCTTAATAGAAGATATATACTGGGATATTTCAGGACTATACATTAACTAGTCTACCTCTGATGTTATATTAGCTCTATTATTAGCAGCTTCAGTAAGTAACGCTTCGTGGTGTTCTTTTAATGCTACAAATACATCATACTCTTCTGTTCTAGGATCTATTCCTGCTTTCATTGCTTGACTCATAGTGACAGGAGAAGTATACATATTTCTAATGAGTTCTGCCCTCTTTCTCTCGTTCTATATATCCTGTATATCTAATCCTTCTGTTCTAGATACTATATTTTCAGCTTCATCAAAAGAACTCATAAGGTTATCATATTTACCAGTTCTAATGAAACTACTATACATGGCATTCTTTCTAACTCTATCTTTAGCATCCATCTATTCTGCATACAAAGCAGATACAAATTGATCCGTAGGTAATTGACTATTTACTTGCATTACTGCAGAAGGAGCACCATACACACTAGTCATTAACCCTCCTAGTAAGGCGCCACCTTTAAAGTTATCCATAAATTCCTGATCATTTGAATATACAGGATCCCACGGAGTAATAGCTGCAAATATAGCACGAGCTCCAGTACCAATATTACGTATAAAACTTTTTACTAGATTTGGATTAGCATCAAAACTATTATCTATATATCTCTATCCCTTGATATATTGAACTCCTTCTCCAGCTCCCTCTAGTATTCCAGATACTAATATACGACCACCTAAATCAGTAATGGCTCTACGTTTAGTTCTCATAGGTAATCTACCTACATTATCTAAGCCAAAAGAAGTTATATCGTCTATTCTATTAGATAATTGTTCTTGCAATCCCTTCTTTAGTTTAGTACCTTTATCAGCTAAAGTCTTTAAACCTTTTACTTTTTTAGCCATAGAACCTATAGGTACTACTTCTATTGCTTGTTGGGCTATATCACTAATCGATAAAGCCATGTTATCTATATATAGAGATCTCAAACCTTCTCTATTATCTAGCATAGCTTTATTAAACTTTCTATTATTTATTTTGATATCTCCAGAAAGTATACGGTCATATACATACTCATCATCATTAATTTGATCTGCGCTATAACCCTATTGAGCCATCTTAATCTTAGCATCAGCTAATACATTTTCGTCTACACCTAATTTCTTAGCTGTATTCTTTACTGACTGCTTGTAGTTCTAGAATACTTCAGCTTTAGACTCTTGATCTCTACTGTATAAATTAGATCCTATAGATATTAACGCAGCAGCTCCTGCCACTAATGGATTACCAGCGCTGGCAGCATAATAAGCAGATATAGTACCTAACAAAGAAGAACCGACAGAAGCAGCACTAGATCCTGCTAAACCCGGTAATTTGAATAACCAAGTGTCTATGTCAGAATAATCCATACCAGGCTTTTCTTTGTTCTTTCTATAATATTCTGAGGTTAACTTTTCATCAAATCTCTTAACTTTATCAGATTGTATTTCGGCATCTCTGAGAGAAATTATCCTCTTATTATAGATATTATCATCTTTCATACTACCGTCAGGTCTAGTAATGGGGTTAATTTCTTTATCTATTTCTATTAATGCATTATCTAGATTGCCTTGTTTAAGACTACCTGTAATATAACTATTAAGATAATTGTTATTGAATTTACCAGATATAGCAGTATCATATGCAGATTTATTATTAACTTGCATTAAAGATGCTTCCTATAACTGCTATTTTAACTATTCATTAGTAGGATCCTGACTTAACTGTCTAGATAATTCTATTACTGCTTTACTAGAGTTTATATAATCTTTTAGGCTGATTAAGGTATTATAATCCTAATCAGCCATTATATACTCTCCTAACTTAGCGTCTCTTTCAGTTTGTGCTTTCGTTAAATTCCAATCATAGAACGCGTTAGAAGCCCAATCTGTAAAGCCATAATTATCAGGTGCTTCTTCATAGTTAGCATCTGGATTAGCCATACGATGCATATACTCCTCAGTATTAATCTGAGGAGCTATCATAGCGTCATACATTGCCGTTCTTTGTCTAATACCATCTATTAACGATGTATCGTATACTTTCTTTTTCTTTGCCATATTTATCTACCTAATAATTGTTGTGCTGATGTCTGGTATTCATCTTTAGCTTGAGAAGATCCTCCAATACCGCTAGAAGATCCGCCTTGCCATCTTTGATTTACTCTTTGCCAATATTCTGAGGATGTATATGAATTTGGTAATGTTCTATAAGCATCTACTTCATAGTATTCAACTCCATCTTTGCCTACTACTTCAGTTACTTTAGAAGCGCCAAATTGTTGTTTGAGAGCTCCGCTAGTAGTCTATCTACCAAATGGCATAAAGTAACTAGAAGCCATTTCATTAAACACAGGATGATTTACCCACATACCTGTTCCTAATGATTTTTCAATTCTTTCCTTAGGTATTCTAAGTTTGCCAGATAAAGCCATACTTCCAGGTCCAGTCTTTACTACTTTATTATTTGGTATAAATTGAACTCCACTTAATTGACCACTTTCTACTAATTCTCTAAATGGAAAACTAGTGTCTCTTCCTATACCGGCATCTCTACGAGCTCTTCTACCAGGTCCTTCATTGCCAGCAATCATACTAAATACCGTTTCTGGTAATAAGAATCCTTCTGTAGTGTTAAATTGATATCCCTAATGTTTAATACCGTCACTATCTTGTATTTCTGTAGATAATGCTCCAACACCCGTTAATAAGTCGTCTTTGTCAAGTAGACCAACAGGAGCGCTTACTTTGTTAAGTGCAGAATTTACTCCTTTTAAATAAGATTTAGTATTAAACTCTTTACTATCTTGACTAGTTAATGGAGAGAAACCAGCTACTCTCTAAAATTCATCTCTTACTACATGTTTGCTAGCTAAACCAACCATCTAACTCTATAACTGCCGAGCTCTGTTGCTAGCAGCTACTGCTGTTACATAATCTTCATCATTACCTGTTTGTCTATATCTAGCACTGTACTCGTTAGCTGCCTACACCATGGATCCATATTCGTTCTGCATTCTATCTATATTACGCAGACCTTTACGCGCATCATCTGCAATTTTACTATTTGGATATTTAGTGATCAAACTAGATATATAATCTCTATAACTATTAAACTTATTACCTATTCCAGACATAGTATTTCTAGTAATGCTATCATTTAAGAAATCTAATCTAGTAGGATTAGGTCTTATTACTTCTTCGTTACTACCTCTATTACTTTGCTTAGCCATAGCTAACCAGTATGGATCTACAGTATCTTGATTTACAATTCTATCTCTTTGTGAATCAGCTATCATTCCTACAAATCTTTGTCTAGCTAATTCAGTATCACCTCCAGAGGCATCTAGAGCTTCTCTATAATACTGTTGCCCTTGTGGTGTACTAATCAAATCATTAAATTTAGCATCTGCAATATCATACAATGTATCATATGTAATGCCTACTCTATTGTATTTGACTCCATCTTTCCATACAGATCCTATTGAACTAGGTTTTAGGTTACTAAAATAAGGATTAGCTAATTCATCAGCTGTCATATAGCGTAAAGGAGTAATTTGATCAAATACTCTCTTACTTCCTAAAGTGTCATAATTAGGTATATTAGCAGAATCCCAGCTTCGTTTATATCTACCCTCTGCTTCCATTTTAGCTCTCATTTCAAGTCCAGCTCTAAGATTATCAGCACTTTCTTTAAGCAAACTCAATGATCCATAATCTGTATTACTAATAATCGACTGTAAATTGGCACGAAAACCTGCATCTTTTAAGGCATCTGGATTAGAAACTATTTGATTAATAGCATCTTGTACATCTTGACGATTAATAGTTAAATTGTAGTAATTCTATGTGTCTATTGCAGATGGTGATCTAAATTCTCCAAACTTTTGTAACTAAGTATTAAACTATTGTGCAGCCTCATCTACAGCTTGCTTCTACGCTGCTCCTATTCTATATAATTCACCAAAGTTAATAGGTACATATGTATTTAATATAGGAGCTTCCGCTGCTATATCATATCTATTAGCCTACATTGTTACCTCCTTTTCTTAACCATTTATTAAACTGTCTAATAGTATCTGCTGTATAACCAGATTGCAAAAATGGAGCATACATAGCTAACATTGCATTATCTCTAGCTTCCTGATTACGCATTAACTCTCTATTCTGAGCCCATTGACTTAACTGACTTAAACCAGCTCTACGTATATTTCTAGCAGTAGCTCTATTTTGAGCATTAGCTTCGTTAGCCATATTTGTAGCATTAACCCATTGCTGTCCTAAACTATTCATAGTATTGGCATAATCACCTAAGTATTGGTTATTAACATTACTTTCTTGAGATCTTAAACTAGCTATAGCTCTATCTGTATTAACAGCTGACTGTAATCTATAAGCTAAGTTAGCTCCTGTATTGGTATTAATTTGGCTAGCATTATAATTACTAGTAGCTCTATTACGATTTAAATCTTCAATAGCAGGACTAATATTATACCTACGTCTACGCATACTATTGGCAATGCTTGTAACATAAGGATTATACACTGCATCGACTGTTTCAGGTCTACCAGTAAATAAATTAGACATAATAGGAGTTAAAGAAGCTATACCTGACAATGCGCTTCCCACTTTATCAAATAATTTATTACGTCTATCTGCTCTAGTTTCTCTATAACTAATATCATTAGGTGTAGCACTAGGAGACTCTACAGTATCATAGTCTGTATCATACACAGATTCTACTGTTGGAGCGTCATACCAAGTAAACGGTAATTCCGGTTTGCCTTCATCAATTAATCCTGTACTTGTAGAAGGAGTGGTTCTACGTCTTTTAACTGAAGTACTACTAACACTTGTAGGAGTTGTAGTTGATGCAGTTTGAGTATTATTAGGATTAACTGGTACATGATACCATTGATTATTACCAGTTCCCCACTGTACTCCAGCGCCCCATTTACGATTTGGGTTATAGATAGCATCTACTATTCTATCTCCTAAACCAGGTTTAATCTCATCACCTAAAGCGGCTGCTTGTATCTACTTAGTCTTAGGTTTAATACCTTTACTTTGTTTAACAGATTCCTACATAGCAAACAACTAATCATGAATCACATTATTGTTCATTTCATTTAGTTTTGCTGCATTCTCTGCAAATCTGTCATTATACTTACTTTTCTTTTTTGCCATCATTTTCTCACCAAGTTGTGCAAATGTTTCTTTTCTACCAGGTACTTTAAGCTTATCACTTAATACTCTACTGCCTTCAGGTAAACTAACTAAATTACTATCAGTAGGATTATTATTCTCTGGTACTTTACTTATACTTCCGTCTGGAGTCTATATTAATTCACCATCGTCTACGTAAGCTAAAGAGGAAGACATTCCTCCATTGGCCATAGTATCTGTATTCATCCCTATCATATCATCATACGCTTCACTTTGTAGGTAATTAGTACCTTGTACAGCAGCTCTATTACTATAAGCGTTCTTCTTAATTGCTGCTCTCTTTCTACGTAATCTTCTATTACCGAATGCTCCAATTAGACCACTACCAAGACTACCTTCATCATAATCTGTGAACGAAGTCATTTCAGCTTCTTCACCAGATCTGCCTATTAGCCCTATACCAGCTCCTACTGCAGCACCAATTGGGCCAGCAACTTGGAAGCCAGTAGCTGCACCACTAGCTATGTCACTTACAGATTGTGCAGCAGCTTGTCCTCCTGTAGTAGCGTTAGATTTCTAAAAAGGAGTAGTTAAAGTATTTAATATATCGGGAGCATTTTCAAGCATGTTACCCCCAATTTCTTTGAATTGAGTTCCAAATGCATATGCTGGTACTTTTGTTTTCTTTTTACTTTTCATATCAAATTAATGAATTTCTGTATGTTGTTGTAATCTATGGTATTTCAAAAGTATGATCTATATCAGAATCTAACTCATAATCGCATATCATATACTTACCTCTTAACCTAGCAGGTAACGATAACGCATCTTCATTCTTATCTGCTCTAGGTACTGGGAATCTAAATGTATCTTCTCTATAATCAGTTATTATATGTTGTTCAGGAGTAATAACATTACCTTCTTCATCAAGTTCTTCTTCAGTATGCTCTCTAATAGCTTCTTGATGTTTAGTACTGAATTTCATATAATCTATGATATCGTCCTTAATAGACTCTTGATTACCATCTCTAAACTCTCCTTGTAATCTAACATTATCAAATACTTTAGTATAAGGAGCATTCTTATTAATAACTATTTCTAATTTAGCTTTTCTATCCAAAGGAGTTAATCCTATTACTCCAGTATCATGTATAGTGTGCAATTCATTATCTTTTATTGCTACTACTCTATCAGAAATAGGTAACGACCATTTAGGGTTAAATGTATAGAAAGATGTAAATCTACCTAACTATTCATTAAATATCAATGGCTTATTAAGTACATTGAACCATACTTCATTATACTTTTTATCAAACAAAGACACGCATTTAGTTCTATCTTCTTTAATATTTTCATTAAAGTAAGATTGTACCTATTTCTCTTTAGATATTTGACTTACTTGACCAGTATAAGAACACAGTTCATTCTTATCATAGTCATACCAGTATAACACATTATCTGAATTAATTATACTTTTATCATTCTTAATAGATGAACCATTAGTAGTAGTTACATAGTCAAATCTACTTAATATACCACCAGTACCTAATACTAACTGATTTACATTATCATCAGTAATAAGTGACCTTTCATTGACAGAAGCTACTCCTACTCCAGTATCTTGGAAATAGAACAGTCTATCCTTAAATACTTTTAGATTGGTTATATCTCCCCACTGATTATCTACATCTAAATAATCAGCTACTTTGAATTTAGACCACTAGTCTATTACTTCATTATTCGTTTTAGCCTATGATGTTAGTATTCTGTTAGTATATTTAACATCCTTATCAGCGTACATAGAATTAGGTACATACAGTTTACCAGTATTCTATGCTGAGTAAACAGAGTTATATACAAAGTAAGGAAGATCTTGTACATGTATATCTTGCATCTGTGTAGGTTCTAACTATAACCAAGAGTCTGCAAAGTTTGAACTGGTTACGGTTCTATGAATCTAATCACCGTGGAATAAATTCATATTAATAGTACTCTCAAATGGTATGTATGCGCCTATATAGTTCTTCATACCATCCCATTCTTTAGCGTCAGGTAATTGGAATAGCATAGTATTAGGATAATCTAATAAACTTAAATAAGTATCTCCTCCAAATACGTATTTGCTGTCACGCGCTGCTATACTTATGTATACAGAATTCTATCTAGATGAAAATGTATTACCACCATATATAGAATTACCATCACGTTTAACGTTAAATACAGGAATAGCATTAGTAGAATCAAATGGATGGAGCTCTGGGTATTTGTTAGTAGGTACACTATTAAAACCTGCAAATGTTTTACTTAATTCAGGTACATGAGCTATGATACATGGACCAGCTGGACCTTGTAATGATTGATTGTCATTATGAATAAAATCAGACATAGAATAATTAGTATAAGTTCTATTACCAACATTTATTCTTTTAGCTACAACATCAGGAGCTCCATACATATTATAATCTATATTAGGAGGATATTTAGCGTCTTCTATATATGATATATCTTGAGACTGACCAAAAGTTGGAACAAAGTATTTAGCTATAGATGCTCCGCGATATACCTTCTTGCCTCTACTATCCTAATAAGGAAATCCTACTGCTAATACATTAAGATCCCATCTTCTACCATAACCTACGTATGGTACAGTATCTTGCTGCAATACTTCGCCGTTTATTTGAGTAACGTAATCTGCTGCAGCGAATATACTACGGCTTACACTGTTACCTATAGTATTACCATTAGTATAGTTGTCTTTAAAATCATCAAATTTACTATCGTTTACCTTTCCACCAACAAATGGAGAATAGTATGAACCGATTCCATCTAAGTACACACTTCCTTCAAATAGTCTAGTTACATCATCCCCTTGTACACATATCTCTGGAGATACAAGGCGTATATAGTCATTTGCCCTCATAGTAAGGGAGAAGTTACCAACGTCTTCAGCTGTACCTGTTGATATTGCTAGTTGTTCACCAATTAGACTACAGAAGAAAGGTGTGGGTCTCATTTCCAAACTACTATCTAACTCAGATCCTTGACCAACCCACTTATCCTACTCTTGAATTCTATACTCATATACGTAACTACCTATAGTCTACATAAGCACAGTTCTATCACGTTCAGTTCTATCGCAACGAACTATTTCATAACTTACTGCACCAACAGGCATTTTCTTTACTTTAAATTCTACACCTAGAGCATTGCCTATAAGAGTATTGTTCTCATATTTAAACGGAGGCATTTGAGAAGCATGAGGCATTCTAATGTCACCTATCCAGAGTACAGGAGAAGCTACAGATTTATCATTATAAAATATTATACCAAATCTATACACTTCATCTCTCTAGTATCCTCTATAATTAGCAGCTATATAAGGATCAGCATAATTAGGTATATATGGATTATTCTTCTGCTCTTCAGTAGGCTGTAGTATTTCGGGCATCTTACTATCACCTCTGTTTATATATCTAGTGTTATTTCTAACAGTAGGTACATCCATACTACAGGATTGGTCTAATCTAAACTTATCTTGTTTATTACTTAGATTTATATCTGTAGTTACAAATGAATATTCTATATTGATACCATAACCGCCTAGTTCACCTTCCTTATTATATATGTATATATTCTGTGAATTAGATGCATCCTTTGTATATTTTACATTGTTAAATGGATTTATACAGTCATGAGTAGCAGGAATACGTTTAATAGCTTCATCATCTGTTATAGACAGACGAATGTTATTACTATCTAAACTAGATAATAGCTACACACTCCCTTCTGAATTAGCTCTGTAAGCTCTAGCATCATAGTCATTACCATCTTCATCTTCTGGTATCCAAGTATTCTCTGTTACATTAGCAGCAAATAATCTATTTTGCATTTTAGCAAGAGTCTATGCTATAAACTGATAACCAGTCATAGCATTAAATTCTTCTACAGATATATCACTTAAAGTAGCTCCATAATCTACATACTGTATACTTGTTTGACCATCGGGTATATCTATTTCATCTACTATACTAATAGTAGGGGTAGAATTATTCTGTTCATAGAATATACGAATTACTCTTAACTTATTAAAGTCCTAAAGTGATAATTCAGTAGATAGCATTACTGATTTATTTGATGCTTTATTCAGACCAGTACCTTTATATTCAGAACTACCTTGGCTAGTTACACTATTTGTTAAGTGAATTAACTCACTCATTGGAGAAGTAACAGTTTCAGTGCCATGCACATTAAATAATTGATAACAATATGTTACCATTCCAGCTTTAAGATTACCTTCAGATAACCAACGGAATTTAAACGGCAATAAACTTACTACTGGAGTTATTTCTAATGAACCAGGATTGATTATATTCCCATTCTCATCTATAAGATTAGAATTGTCTATATACTCATTACTCATTATGTTAACAATCTTAATAGGACTGTTTCCATCAGTAAAGTATATCTTTATGTTAGTATCTGATTCATAGTTACCTACAATACTTAGTGTGGGATTCTTAGATAAATCTTCACACAACCCTAGAGCTCCTTTACATACTAATTTGATTTGAGGCATATTACTATCAAACCCCATTAATCTGTATATCTTATTAATGTTATCAGATGTTTTAGTTATTACTACCGCAATATCATTTATAGTAGTAGTACCTATTATCGTCTCATCTTTAGGTATAATAGTATCATATTTTCTAGGGTTCTCTATACTTTGTAATACTCCTGTAGTTCCTCCATCATTAGTGATAACACGAACATCCTCAGCATATCTATACTGAGTATCCGGTATCAAATTTACGTCCTGGTCCATATTAAGACCTTGTGTAAACGTATTTATCTACATATTATTTTGTTCATTCTGCATAATCATTCTATTTATATTTCCATATATAACCATACGCAGACAACTATCTACCTTTGCAACAATCTCTTATTCCTTCTTTCCTTCTATTTATTGATCTTGCAGCAAAACTTATACTGTAGAAACTCCTTATATACACACCATCTAACGTATATTGATCAACAGGAATTGTTCTATTTTTATTTATATAGTTGCTATTTTTTATCTTAACCGCTGGAGAAGGATTTTTAATATTCACCGGCCTTGGTTTACCTATTCTATTTTTAACTATCTTTGCTATAGACTCTTTAGTGTGGTGCCAACCGGCGTTATTTTTTGCACATTTTGCATTGTTATATTCAGGATTTAAATCTAAATATTTTTGTTCTATAAACAAAATAGTGTCTTTTACTGGTTCACAATATTCTAATATTGCAAATTGGAAAGAAGTCTGTCCATATTTATTAAAAGCAGATTGAAGGTGCTTATTACCATGTTTATCATGAAGTAATTTGCGTAAATGATCTTTTAACCTTCTTCTTACACAAAGTGAACTTCCAACATATGTTTTATTGTTTAGTATATTTTTAATTATATATACTCCAGATGTTGAAGGAATCGTTTGTATATTTTCTCTATTAAAATTTAAAAATTCGGTACTCATTATGGCCTATTCTAATTGTAAATATCTTGTCGTTCTCCTACTGTACTATAAAAAGTATCATGGGCATCTATTTCCGGGTATAATTTTAACCAGGAGTTCTACACTGAGGCCAAATCATCTACAGTAGGCATCATAGCTTCAGCATATGCTTGCTTACGATAGAAGTTATAAGAGTTACGTATATCATAATAATCTCCCTGACTTATTTGACCTTTTAACTTTTTAGGATACATTAACTTCATAGTAACATACCAGTATATGGCTTCCTTATAGGACTCTAAATCTGGTATCATTGGCATACTATCTTCATCTGTATATATAGCATAATAAGATATCTTAATATATCCCCTAGGTACATTAGTCATTATATAACCAGGTTTAGTCATATACTATAAATCGTAACTATACATAGTACCATCTTTATGACCTATTCTATTACCTAAATATCTGCCATTTGCTGTAGGTACAGTATTCTAGTTTATTAATGCACTTAATGTTTCTCTAAGATTATTATCTTCATTTAACTTGTCCAATGCTTCTCTATCGTTAGTAAGATTAAACATATTCTTAACTAATGGAAACATAGCTGCATCCTGTATCAACATACAAGCTTTACTACAGCATTGATTATCGTGAGATACACCAAAACTGGATGTTGCTTTTCTCATAGGTAACCAACCACCATTACAGCAGTATGAATATGCTACCTAATCTAATTTGTATAAATCACAAGGCAATGATACTTGGTGACATTCTATTGGAAGTATTTCTACTTTATGCTCAAACTACTATATAGCTCCAATCTTGAGTATGGATTCCATAATCCACTCCCGAATATCTGTAATACGTATCTCATCTTCTCTTAAATCGAGATCTGCTATTACTTTAGCTACTACAGAAGCTGAACTAATCATACGATTATTTATCATAATTCTGGGTAATCTTTTGTTTTGTTGAATATTATTTGAGCTAAATTTCTCTTGTTATCTCTTGAAGCTATAAACTAATACTTAGTTTTATTAGTAAGCAAACTGTCTTTCTTTGACCAAAAGAATCTATACTTATAATAATTACTATGGTCATTAAGTAGGTATACAGGCTTACCGGTTTCTTTTGTAGCTTTCCAGTCCCATCTAAGACTCTTGCCTGTGAATTCTTTTGGCTAATGTTTAATGATTTGTAAAGTACCTAATCTACATGGAAACTTGAACTCTTTACAACTGTACATCACCTCATCTCTAATGTACTAAAAATAGTCATTAATGATATTTTTATATGTCTATAAGTCAATATCGTATGGAGTATTAGGTTCTATGTACTATTTATAGCTTTCATAGAAATCAGTAGTAGTATAACTCTTTCTCTAATATTTCATATATCAATTATTTATTACTAACTCTGTTCTATGTATCATCATGCGCATCATTGGTATCATCACTAGGCATAGTAATCATAAAACGTAATTCTCTCTCTAATATCATCTATGTAATAGTTGGTATCATTGCAGACGGTATAGGAAACTCGTTGTCTGGATCAAAGCAAGCATTAAGTTCTGTAGGATCTTCAGCTATTACATCTACACTGATATACTCTAGCTGATTAGAATCACCATCTACGTATATTCTATTATTCTTAACCCACGCAATGTAATCTTTACACGTAGCTTTTCTATACTTCTATAATTTAGCTTTAGTACGGCTACCCATCTAAATTATATTACCAAACATATCACGTACATTTATTACTCCAGGTCTATAGTTAAAGTCTATTAACTTAGGGAGTTCTTTATCTCCCACATAAGTAAAGTAACCTGGAACAGTTTCTTCACGATCTAAATGGATAGGTTCTATAGTAGTAAGATATAATTCATTTATATCTCTACCCTTATCTATATCTTGCTTAATCAACATAGCCCTATAACCTATGATCCACTTTTCAATTTGTATTCTACTTAAATGCTCAGACTCTGCAATATTATTATTACGAGCAATAAGTAGAATGTTATCTACAAGCTAATTGAGTGTCATAATATATTATGTTTTAATAACGTTATAAGCCATATAACGCATTTTAAGGCTGTTATAGGCACTTTCTATTATTAATAATACAATCCTTTAATTCAAGTAATAGCGGTCTTAAAAAGGCTTAAAATAAAAAAGGTTGATCTTATTGACCAACCTTATCCATAGCATTCTTCATATCCTAAGGGAGCATTTCCTTCATAGGTGGTGGTACCATCTAATTAGCTTTCCTTATTATATTTTTTAATTCGTTAACTTCTTTCTATAACTCTATTATCTTATCATTCTCTTTAGCTGGTTCATTATCTACTCCAAGCTTATCTAATAGAGTCTAACACTTAGCCATTTCTTCATCGCATTTAGCTATAGCTTCTTTTCTTTGTTTGTACGTATCATATTGGTTACGCACTATATTTATAATCTCCTACTTATCTGTAGATATAGTAAGACCTAGTGCACTATCAGTAATAACTGATTTATTCTCAGGTATAGTGAACTTTTTAGTTTCTCCATTGCACTATATAGTTATATCTACTATTCTCTTTCTAGGCTGATTGGGCATAGGAAATTGCCCAGGTGGTAGTGGCTCATCATATACTGCACTTACTTGAGTAACGGAACCTTCATTATACTCAGTAGTTTTCTTGAATGTCCCAACCACTTCTATTATATATACCTTATCGCCTATGTTTAATTGATTGAATAACATAATAAGTTAGTTTTAAGGGGCTCATTTAGAGCCCCAATTTATATTAAGTTGCCGGTGTAGTCGGCGTTACTATATGATTAATTACTTGGAAGATTCCGTCACATTTGTTATAGTATATAAGATATCTGTTACCAGTTGTAATTTCATTATTTGTCATTTGAGTTCCGGAACCATTTAATAGAGCTTTAGCTCCAGTAGATGTAATAACCGTAGTAGTATTATCAATCTATCTATTAGTAAAGTTAGTAGGATCTATAAATACTAAATCCGTAGGAGTAGCTGCACTAGCAGGAGTAGACGTTACATGTAGTATAAATAAACCTTGACAAGGGAGTTGTCTCCATAATCTAGGACATACACCATAAGTAACTGAAGTAGTCGTAGTATCGGTAGTAACGTAGTTAGTTCTCAATACTGGAATACCATAATTATCTACAGTTCTTACTCTACCTCTATTAAAGTAGTTTAAAAAAGGATAAAACATAACTGCCTCCTTTCTTATTAGCAACCGCATCCGCAACCGTTATTATAACCGTAGCCGTAGCCGTAGCCATAATCATTCAAGCCACCCTGACAACCAAAAGGATTGCAAGTTAAGTAAGCAGGAACAGGACACGGACGAATTTGATTAACGATGTTTGCAGTTTGAGCTTGCTGAGAAGCAGACAATTGTAAAGCTTGTTTATCTTCACGCAAAGCATCGATCTTATTCTGCATTTCTCTCATTTCGAGTTGACAGAACTTATCATTGATAATTTGAGTCTGTGCATCTATCTTAGCACCTACAATATTAAACTTAGATGCATTATCAGCCATTAAAGAATTGAATCCACTAGTAATTGCATTTTGCAATATATTAGTCTAGTTGTAGTTAGCCAACTGATTTTCATAACCCATCTTAGTGATGTTGTTATTTACTCCACAGATTGCTTCTCTAACATCGCAGCAGCAGCTAGCTAACTGAGAAGCTAAGCTTGCATTACCAGAAGTAATAGCGTTAATTACTTCACAGCTAGACAATTTAGTATCGCAAGAGATCTGGCTTACTCCAGAATTGATAGTATTAAGAGCTGTCTGAACAGAGTTAATATCACAATTCAAAGTACTAGCTAAGTTATTGATGGCATCTTTGTTACCATTAATAGCCTGCATCAACAGATTAGTATTAGCGTCATTGTTCAGTTCAGTAGCAAGAGCACCAGCGTTACGTCCGCCAAAACCATTACCACCGAAACCGCCCCAGCAGAAGAAGATCAGGATGATCCAAATCCACCACCAGCCGCCATTACCACCCATGCCATTGTTGTTCATCATAGCCATTAAAGCAGCGGGATCCATATTACCTTTATTAGCATTCTATATTAAAGCAGCAAGACCAGCGTCAATACCGCGATCCTGCACAATAATTCTATCTTCTAACATAATTGATTTAATTTAAAAATTGATTTTTATTAATATCTAACGTAGCGAACAGCTTTGCCACGTCCATATTCTGAGTAAGGTTCATACTCTTTTTCTCTTTCGAGCATACGTTCATAGTCATCTTCATAATCTCTAGCTCTGCTAGTAGAATATACTCTACGACCACCACGCATCATACCACCTCTTCTACCACCTCTACGGAATAAGCCTATGCGTTCAAATTCGTCATCATCATCTTCTTCGTATTTATCACGCTTTTCAACTTCTTCCTCATAGCATTCCATTTCAGCTTGTCTGATCTTATCACACATAACGTAAATATAGTAATACCACATCTTACCTTCATCAATGTCTTTATCATTGATCCAAGCCTTTGCCAATTCAACAAAATGCTTAGTACTATTAGAGTTAGTCATACTTATAATTACTTTATAGTAATCAGAATAAACCATGTTAAGTGCTACGAACCAATCATAACGGTTAAATCTGCTACCCAGATTTATTCCGTACTGACTAGCTAATGCGGTAGTTTCTTCTACAGACCAATGCGGTCCACGAGTACCATCCTCATTTTCCATTTTACTTACAGCTTTACGGGCATGTTCCTCATTGAAGTGAGGACCGTGTTCTGCTTCGTAAGCCTTTACACGAAATATTCTATGCATATTATTATTGATTAATATTATTGAATATATTGATTATTGTTTAGGTAACTCAATTATGCGAGTATTGGTTACCTTGATTATTGGGTTACTGTTAACTATCTGATATTTTTTGGTACGTATTTTCTTCCAATCAAAGTGGAAGAACCTAACGAAGCCATTACGGTACTTGTTCTTGTATTCTTTCTTTTCTTCTACAAACAGAATCTGTTGATTCTTAATATCTAATGTGGCTTTAAGGATTGAGTCCTTCCTACTAACTATGATAGTTGTTAATGGATTAATTTTAAGTTCTTCGTCAAAATCTATTAGCCTGTGTTTTATAATAGTTCTAACAGAATCTTTAATCTCAGTATTGATTACATTTACATCAGTTAGGTTCTTGTCTTTGATTTTAAGCTTCTTCTAAGCATCCTTAGCTTCCTTTAATAAACTATCATTACTAGCATTTAGTTCTTCTATAGTAAGCTATAACACTCTGTTTAACTATTCCTTCTAGGATGCTAATTGTTCGTAAGCTCTAACATTGTTAGTTATTCTGTCAATCTCTTTATTCTTCTTTTGTAGCTAATGGTTCTAAACAAAAACAGTCGCAATAAGTAAACTAACTAAACCTACTGCGACTGCTCTGAAATTCCTTGTAAACCAATTAACTAACTAATTCAGTATTGGAATCATCTGGTAATTCTTTATCTAATGATATATCTAAATATTTCTCTCCTTTTGCTTTTATAACCTTTTTGAGGATTTTCCATATTTTCCATTTAGGATATAAGTCGCTAAATGATTCTAGTAACGACCAAAACTCAACTAAGGCTATCATTCCTGCTACTATTTCTACAGCATGCAGGTTAATAGAGGTTACTACCAGCTAATCTATTATTGATGCACTAGTTATTGCTACTGCTGCATCTCTAGTCTTCCATATAGTTTTCCATGCTTTATGTGATTCAATCTTAGGATGCCCATATTTTTTAGAGACTTTATAACCATAGATAGCATCAAGTAGTATCAATATACCGACAGCAGTGATAGGAACCCATACAGGTGCGAATATAGAAAGTAGCCCAGTTATAACAGAAGCTACGCATTTATCCGCACTACTGAACATGTTCTTAAATATTGACATAGTATGTTCTCCTAATTGTTGGTAATTCATAGATAGTAGCTGATAATAAAAATCAAATAAGCCCTAACAGATTAAAAGGGGAGTAAAATCTGAGAGGGCTCGAAATTCCGTTTGAGATTATAATTATATAACGATAAGGTTTATTTAAGGTTTCTATTTTGAAAATCTTCTTGCATAAACTAATAGCTCTTTATAGCGTAATATTTTCTTTAGTAAGTTAATACCATTACAATGCTTAAGCCAACCTATGTGACTACACATTTCTTGTTTGTAATCTTCTACTGTAATATGCTTCTTTCTACCTAATCTAGCAGCTTTCCTACACATGCTACGCTTAATATTCTTCCTTACTAAAGTATAGTTATGTCTTATTACATAACCTACAAATGATATTCCTCTATCTTCTACTTTAAATACCTGATAGTTATCTTTAAAAGATAATTTTAAAGTAGCAATATACTACTTCATTTCTTCAAACAATTCTCGTAAATACTCTTTATCCTTATGTAGTATTACTATATCATCTGCATATCTGAAGTAATATTTAACCTATTTATCTTCTTTAAGCCAGTGGTCAAAGTAAGTAAGATACAGATTAGCAAAGAACTAAGATAAGTAATTACCAATAGGTACACCTTCTGCTGAATCTATTATCTCATCTAATAGCTATAATAACTTCTAATCCTTTATCTTCTTTCTTATTATGCTCTTTAATACTTCATGGTCTATACTAGGATAGAACTTTCTGATATCTAACTTAAGACAATAAGTAGTATTATCTACATCTTTTAAAGCTTCTTTAACATTATGTAATGCTTCGTGAATACCTCTGTGTTTAATGCAACTATAAGTATCTTTAATAAAGATAGATACCCATATAGGTTCCATTATATTCATTACAGCATGATGTACTATTCTATCTGGATAATAAGGTAATCTAAATATTAATCTTTCTTTAGGTTCTCTAATTATAAATGTATTATATTCAGAAGTTTTATACGTACCGTTAATTAAATTCTGCTATAGTTTTTTAAGTAATTCTTCTTTATTCTAGTCAAACTCTTTGATATCTTTTCTACTAGATTTATTTCTTCTAGCTTTCTTATCTGCTAAATATAAATTGTCTAAGCTAACAATCTTATCGAATAAATTATTATATCTCTTCATAAATAATATTTTCTGAAATACCTTCACGCATCTTCACTTTCGTTACCAATGCGTTCAAGAAGCATGTCATATTTTACCAAGAGGTAAGGTTCAGCCCTTGATTTTTTGTCAGTTTATAATTTTTTTACGTATTTCAGTGTCCTGACATTAGCATTGGAATTGTCTAACTCATTGTTAGAATTCAAATTGAACAAACCTGCATTAGACTCATTGTCTGAGTTACTGCTGATTTACTCACGACTGCAACCTTTTATTGGTTAATTAAAACCAGTTTTCTTCAGATTCTATAGAATCTATTTGTTCGTAATCTTCATCATTTAATTCCAGTGTAGCTGGAGCAGCTGGCAATGCCGGTTCACCATAGAAGGTAATTCGAGTCCCGACAAGAGCATGGGAACCGTCCAACCCACCGAGAGAATGCAAAGCGAACAAACCCGCATGAGACCCATGGCCCGAGCCACCGCCGATTAGAAGAGTTCTAGGTGTAGCTGTAGCACTAGTCCAGTGATAATCACAATAATAAGTTGTAGCACTAGCTCCATTTCCTACTACAGTTGGGAATAGATCTGCCTAATTATTATTAACGAGTTTTTTTACATATTGACCAGTAATTGTACTTTCTTTAAAGTCTTGTAACTCATAACCTGCTGCAATTAATTGCTCTGCAGTAGGATTAGTTCCTCCTTCAAATGTACCAAACTTAGTATAATCTTTGCAGATATATACACTATTGTCAGTACCAGCAACTACTACATCAATTACATTCTTCCATACATGACCAAATGGATTCTCAATACCACGGTATCTAGGAACATTAACTACCTTAGTACCAGTAGATGCGCCTTCTGCATTAGTGTTAGTATGAGTATATTCAATTATACCAGTACCATTACCTAATGAATTAGTAGTACCACAAGGTACAAAAGAATATGTAGTAGCTCCATTTACAGTTACAGTTCCTGTAGTTACTCCATCACCCAAACCACCTTGATGATAGCCTTCTGCAGTTAAGCTAGCATTAAATGCTTTCTGACTATTCAATGTAGCATATTCTACTACGAATAACCAAGTAAGATCTCTGTGAGCATCATAAGTATAGATATTCCAGTTGTTAGTTCTATTGTTATTTCTAGCCATAGTCTGGAATTCTGTTCTAGTTTTGCTTACTATAGGAGCAGCATTACGAACTTGAGTTCTCAATAAATTATTATGACTTGAACTATCTAGATTTACACTTCCCTCATATGCACCAATATATTTCTTTTCTACTTTAGTATAACCAGGAAGATTGTATTCACTCATACGAATTTCAACTGTATTATCTGGAGTAGCTATAAGTAATCTATAATGTTCTGGAATCTCTACAAAAGCTTCTACACCAACCCCACTACTATCTTGAGATGAGGTAGTACCGTCTTCCCACTTAGTCCAGTCATCTGCTTTTAAGTATTTCTTAGTATTATCTGTATTGCTGATAGTACACCCTCTCATCTTACTCTGGATAGGAAGTGTTTTATGCATCTCCATATTACCAGTACGTACACCATCAGAACTAGAACTATTAGCTAAGTCAAACTTAACTCCATACCACAGTTCATTTTCATTTCTACTAAGCTTACCAATCTCTTCATCAAGAGTAACAGCTGCACTTATAGCACTAGGACTATCAGCTAAGTAATTAGTACTTGATAAGTCAGGCATTTCATTAGTTTCAGTTAAACCTACCTTATCATTTACTTTAAGTAAAGTAGTTCTAAGTTCTGTAATATCTTCATTTAATGCATCTTCTAAGCTATCGATATTACCTTGTAATTCTGTATCTTTCGCTTTTAATTCGTTTACAGCTGCTTCTCTAGCAGTCTTCTCATCATTAATAGCATCGGGAAGAGTTTCATTAATAGCTAACTTTTCAGCACCAGTCATTAAACCAGCAACAGTATTAGTAGCAGGAGTAATAGTAATATCAGCTAAAGTAGATTCTACATATCTACCATCACTCTTCTCTACTCCAGTAAGACTGATAGTAATGTTATTAACATCTGTTTGATCTAATTGGAATGTACTCAGCAAGTTATCAGGCATAGAGTTAACTACATTCTCCATAGCTTTACCTTTACCACCATCATAAGCAGTACCAGTAATATCACCAATAATAATAGCATTAGAATCGATGTGTACCCATTGTGAACCGGACCATCTAAACTGATAACTTACTTCACCAGGAGTTACATTAACATAGATTTTATCTCTTTCACCTACTATAGGAGTTTCATGTTCAGCATCTGCATATAACTGTATATTCTAAAGTACTCCAGTAGGAGATACAGTATAAGTAGCATATGCATCCATTACATCATCAACATACGAAGGCAATTGACTAGCAGGTACTTTACCATTACCATCAAGTTCAGCAAGACCATTAGGTTGACCCTTTAATGCTTTGAAGTCTTGTAAGTCTTCATTTACATCATCAATCTTAGTATCTAGTCTATCTACTTGAGCTTTTACAGCAGCATCACCTTTATTAATGGCATCTACTATACTACTGCCTTTAAAATAGTTATTACTACTATTATCAGGCAGAGATATAATATCACTATTCTTATCATAGTTCAAACCAACAGATTGTACAATCTCTTTAATGTGAGTCCATTGGTCTACATTAGCATCTCTATTCAGTGGTATCCATTTCTTAAGATCAGGACTATATGACTTAATAACATTACCAGTACTGTCTGTTGCTAAGTCAATCCAATAAGAAACCTCTTTAGGATTTGGAGCATACTTAGATGCTATGAAATTAGGATTTTCTTGTTTAACCATATTTGCAAATATTTAATAATTAAATAATCTCCTGTTCTGGAGTATCGTATTCTTTCTATTTCGCATATTCATCATTGAAATATACAATATTGTTTTCATTATGTTATTGGATTTAATGCTACAACTTGACCAGCTTCAGTCTTATCAAAGTAATTAACTACAGCAAACTCTTCTTCTGCCTTTTTTCCATTACCTCCTTCACTGTTTACATAACTTCTGATAAACTGCTATCCTCTCTTCTCACTGTTACCTGCTACGTAACCAAATCTGAATTCAGTACTTATATATTCACTATACACACTACCATTTTCTTTCAAAGTGACTACTCTAAGCTCTATTGATTCAGAGGCATTAGTAGTGTTAATACATTTAGAAGATGACTATACTAATATAGTTCCATCTATGTTTATCTATTGATTCCATACTTTATACTGTTTATTATTAAAGGTAACATAACCATTTATAGAAGTATTTGAAGTAGACTAATATGTGAAATCTCTCTGTATAATTAAATTAGGTATACCTTCTACACTGTCATCTACAGGATTAACTTTATACCATCTATCATTGTATTTAACAGCCTCCCCAACCCATATCTTCTCAAGCATACCTTCTTCAAATACCCAACCGTCTTTATCTGCAAATACATAATCCTGAGTATGTATTCCTACACTAAAACCATTTAGCTAATATGCTTTTACTATAGTACCTCCTTTATAAGCAGTACATTCAACAGTTACAATACCATCTTCTTTTGTACCATACCAGTTTCCTCTAAGTTGTACAATTAACTATTCTGGCATAGTTAAACTAGGGTCATTAGTATATACATCTTGAATGGATTTAATGTCTACCATTACACATTCTGCTCCAGATTGAGTATTATCACCTCCCCAGTATAAAAAAGGTTGGGTTCTATCCTCAGAAGAACCCCAACTCCATCCTACGATCTCACTAGGTATACCTGGAGCATTAGTAATATTAGTACCAGTATCAAAGTCTCTACCGTTAGATGTAGTCCATATGAATCTCAACTATATACTATTGAAATCATAGAAGTAAGCTACATCATCCCTAGTAGGCCATATATGGTTTACTCCATCAAATACATCGGATATATTAGTATTGCCTACGGTTCTCTTTTGTAGGGGAACTGCTCGTCCCCCTGCTATACCTAACTCTAACATTATGCACTCTCCTCATCAATAATATTATAAGTCATACCTGCTACTTTAGTAAGCTGATTATATTCAGCTTCAGTACCAGTCCATATAGGTAATGATATCTTACCACTATTAGCACTAGGTAATGCTAAAGTAACACCGGTACCTTTGTTCATTGCTTGTTGTACAGGGTCTAACACAGATATCTTATTCTCACTAATCAGTTTGTTTATTAACTGAGTAATGTACTCTTCATCAAGCAGCTCACCAACATTACCAAGATTATTTTCAATACTACTAATCTTATTGTTAATGCTAGTTATGTTCTGCTCAATATCGTCTATACTAGATTCAAGATTAGTAATTCTATTATTAACCGTAGTTATCTTACTATCTAACTTATTTATCTTATTAGTAAGTTCTGATATACTTTGGTTAACTTCATTCTTGAAATCCCCTATTGAAGATTCTATAGTAGCATCTATATAGTCTTTAATTCTATCATCATTAATTACTAAATCAACAATCTAGTTTATAGGAGCTTTATAGTTATGTTCCTTTTCAGCTACAACCATGTATTCACTACCTTCAAGATTGCGCTTAGGATCTAGCTCCGATATCTTTATGCCATCACATTTATTCATAACTATTACTCTTTAAAGAATCCACTAGGAGCACTTACTTTATTAAATACTACACTATCAGTAGTAGCTAATGATAATTGAGCTCTAGTAACTACATGAGGATTATCTCTTCTAGCTGCATGAGTATCAATAGCATTCTGTGCATTAGTAATTAACTGTTTAAGCTCATTAATTTGGGATTGCAAATTATTATCTGCATTAGTTCTATTAGTAATCTCTTGATTAATTAACTCAGTAAGATCAGTAACTTTACCATCTACATAAGTCTTAAGCTCATTCTTAGCTTTAATAATCTCACTATTTACATAGCTTCTTAAATCACTAATCTATTGGTCAATCTTACTATCTAACTCTTGTATATTCTGAGTTAATTCAGTAATCTTCTATTGAATAGAACTTAAATCACTACCTACTATATTAGTTATATCTTGACGTATCTCTTCAATATTAGAATTGATATTAGTAATATCTTGATTTATATCATCAATGTTGTTATTAATATTTGTAATATCCTACTTGATATTATTAACATCGCCTTTGATATCATTAATCTCATTTCTAATATTGTTAATCTGAGTAGTTAACTCTTCTACTTTCTGATTAATATACTACCACAGTTTATTAACTTCCTCTTTCAGTTCATCTTTAAATTCAGCTAATTCATTTCTGATTTCAGTTATAGAATCATTAATAAACTGTTCTATCTAATCAAGAGCTCTATTAATATAATCAATGATAGCATCTACTTGCTTATCATTCAGATCTAGCGTCTCCCATGTATTAGTATCATTACGATAGTATCTAATACAACCACCATAGTAATTAGATGTAACGTCAATCCAATAATCTACTTCTAGAGGATTAGGCTACGTATCTGATGCTCTAAATCTAACTATCTCTCTCTGTAACATATATTATGCTTTAAATGTTGTTATTTTATCTTCTGTTCCATCATCATATACATCGATATGAACCCATGTAACATCTTCCTCTAAACGTACTTTACATGGTAATAACAAAGGTTTAGCCTTTATTATCTCTCTTATTTCTTCTGCAGTCTTATCATCACAAGTGAAGTCCACAGCGTTTCCTGTAATGTGCCCGCTAACATACACTCCTTTCTTACTCTTGACTATAGGACACAGGTTACAACGCATACCTCTTTGATGCATATTGCCAATATTAATATGCATTGGCATTCGTAAAATATCAGTACGTAGACACAGTAATACATGTAGTAGCTATGTACTTAAGAACATCCATGACTATTCTCCAAACCTACTATATATGTGATTACATACTAACTCTTTTACATCAAAGTAAGGTTTAAGTTGTTTAATTATTTCTTCTCTCGGCATCATTGTTATTCATCATTAGAGCATCACCAACTAGATTGGCTGCTACGTTCATACCAAATTGTTTAGTGTCATTATCTATCTCACTTACCTTTACGTTGATTTGAAGGAGCAGAAGATATATCTGCTCCAACAATTCTCTATCTGTCATATGTGCTAAGTATGGGTTCATTAGAAACTAACTGTTTGTTCTCCTGTTTGTAACTAGAAACTTTTTACTAATGTATATCCGTTACCTGAACGTACATATATGTTTGCAATATTACCAGCATATATAGTTCCTCTATTAATTGTTAAACCGTTATCTGTATTCCAAGTAAAGGTATTGGGCACCAAGAAGGCCAAATACACTGTCGAGCCTTCCACTGGTACTTCCCCTGGAGGGAATAGATAAGCTGTAGAATAAGTAAGACTGGTTAAAGTAAGCCTATTAGCAACTTCCTACTTACCATCTTGAATAACATTTACAAATGCTTGAGCACCACTCTCTGCTTGAGTTAAAGTAATCTTAGCAGTTCTCTAAGTTGTTGTTTCATTCTCTGCTACAGTTATATACGTAGTGTTGGTTGTAGTTCTCGCAGCAGCAACCCAAGAATTATTTGACGAGAATTCATAATCTAGAGATTCTGTAGTTTCACTACCGTCGCTTTTAAGTACAGTCTTATAAGATTGCACTGTAAGAGTCTCATTAGTTTCTGCTGCAGTTACACTTAAATTCGTTGGAGTTACGTTAAACGTATATGTAGGAGTATAACCGCTTTGAGTTATCTCTATAGATTGAGTCTTACCAGATTCATTCTATGTAAATACTAGAGTAGTACTTCTAGTACTAGAAGTAGTGTTTTTCAGTATCTCTACAGTTATTTTTCCAGTTGTACTTACAACTACCCAATCAGTATCGCCAGAAGTTAAGCTATAACCTATGTTACTACCATTCTTAGTAGATACTGTTCTTGGAATGAAAGAAGCACTACTATATGGAGCATCATATGTATTTGGTGTTATTGTAAATACATACGTATCTGCTACGTATGCACCTTGACTAACATTAACAGTTAATGTATTACCAGAACCACTCTGAGTTAATACTACTTTTCCACTTCTTGCAGATCCACTATTATCGGATGCACTAATAGTAACTTTACTACTAGTAGTAGAAGTAGTTATCCAGCTAGGTTTACTAGACACACTCCAAGATTGACTACTACCATTCTTAGTAGATATTACAGGTATATTGGCAGCAGTTCCATTAGCAGAGAAATCCCACGGGAAGTTTGCACTAACATCTGAAGTACTGCCGTCATCCCAAGTAAACACATAATTATCTGCAGGTGGTACATAACCGCTCTGTGATATTGTAGCATAATCTCTATTACCAGATTCTTCCTATGTAAAGTATACATTTGCAGATCTAGAAGATGTAGATGAATTAGAACTTATAGTAAATCTACCATTACTATATGTAGCCCATGAAGGTAATGTACTACTATCTATACTATATCCTAAACTGATCTGATTACCATTTACCAACTTATATGAAGTAAAGCCTATATCTCCTGTACCACCACTAGCTCCAACATTAACTTGCCATGGACTAATTGTAAATACATACTCAATAGTAGGTTCAGCACCAGCTTGAGTAACTGTACAAGTAGCTGACTTACCACTATAAGATGCGGTAATAGTTGCAGTTCTACTAGATGTAGATGTATTCTCTCCTAATGTTAAAGTACTAGGTGAAGTAGTACTACTAAGACTACCTAAGTTAGTAGACAATGTAGGATTACCTGTTTCTTCAGTAACATCTCCACTCTCCCAATATACAGTTCTCTTAGCACTAGCTGTAATAGTAGAAGTACCTCCACTACTAGATACACTAGTGGGACTAGCTGATACAGATATAGTCCATTCACCATATGAACTAACATCATCCCCATCCTGTGATAAACTAATAGTAACTGTCTTATTAGACTCATTCTGAGTTATAGTAACTGTACCTGTTCTATTTGAAGTAATTTCATTAGCAGAAGCACTTACTGTAGTTCCACTTAAAGAGAACCCACTACCAGATATAACTGTAGATTTCAATGACACACTAGTATCACCACTCTATTCTACTCCATCTAATACTTTTCTCTTATAAGAACTAACAGTAAAAGACTTACTACCACCACCAGCTCCAAATGACATACTCGTAGGAGATACTGTTAAATAGTAATTCCAAGTCTCTACCTTCTTACGTATATCATCTATCTTTACACATTCATTAGCTCCATAAGTAGAAGCATTATCAATAACTATCAATGAATTAATAGCTAAAATCTAGGTCTTAGTAGGACATTCTGTCCCACTCTAACCTAGACTAAGCTTACTTAATATCATAGAATATGTTGCTATTTCATTACTCATGCTGCTTATTCTTTAAAGTTTCTATTTCAGCTTTAAGCTTTTCAATCTCATCCTTAAGCATCTTAACTCCTTCAATAGCTAATACACCTAACATCTCATACTCTACCTTCTTAACCTTAACATACTCTTCACCATCTTTAGTGAATGATTCAAACTGTTCGGGATTACTTACTTCAGACTTAAGAGTATCACTTTCAGTTACTATGTCCTCAAAACCTAATTCCTCTAAGTTCTATGCTATAGTACCTATTTGCTTCTAATCATTCATTATAAATGATACAGTAGGTATAGAACATATCTGATCTAGAGTGTAGTCTAAAGGTTTAATATCTGATTTTAAACGAGCATCAGATTCTTTGAAGAAACCACCTGCTGCAGATACTTTACCAGAAGATGCTACATTACCACCTATGTAAAGTTTATTATCTCCAGCAATAGATCCAACATTAACCCCAACAATTACTGATCCACCGTTAGCACACATAAGTATATTCTTAGTACTAGCACCAGTAGAAGAATACCTATGGTTTAAATATAGATGGTTAGTATATGAATTTATTTCATTTGTGTGTTCTATATTTATACCTCCAGCTGCGCTAATAATATCATCTCCAGCATATATGGACTATTTAGGAGTTATAGTTACCATTCTAGCTACTCCAGAAGTGGGCATAGCTGCATTACTTATAGATTCGACCATGTTACGATAGTCACTGCTATTGCTATAATAAGCATGTACTACAAAAGATTGGAATTGTCGTATTTGTTTAAACCACAAATGAACCTTACCATCATGGATAAATACTTTTATATCACCAAATCCAGCTCCGTTATTAACCCCAGAATACTATATTATTGAGTTTCCTGTATTATAATTATAGAACTATATTACTGTATCAAACGGAGGTGTAGTATAATCGGAATTACCGAATATTCTTACAGTAATCATTGCATCAACACTAGATGCATTTCTTAATTTTACCAAACATCCTTTATCATAGTTATATACCATTTTTGGTGAATAACGCTAATCTAACTCGTTAGCATAATTACCTTTATGAAGTAATTTATAATGAGTACCTCCATAATAGAAAGTTGCTCCTTCATCTAAACTATCTACTCTACCTAATGATATACACGGATGAGTTGATAGTTTATCATTATACAGATATGCACCTAATGAGTTAGTATATCCTACTTCTGCAGTTTGTGTTCCACTATTAATAAACTGTATATAACTAGAAACATCAGTTCCATGTAAAGTTAAAGGAGTTACTGATGAAGTTTGATTTATTGTTAATGCTCCCGTCATAGTATCCCCAGCTTTCTTTACAAAAGCAGATGGACTGATACCACCAACTGTGTCAGCATTGCCAGCATTAGCTGGCTTACCAACGCTTACAGTCTATGCACTACCTCCAGATGGAGTTACTGTAAAATTACCAGCAGAACCATTAGCAAATGTATATGTAGTATTAGTATTCTACGAAGGTATACCTAGCGCGGTTATATCAGCTTTAGTTACAGCAGTAACACTAGCTACATGACTAGTAGAATCAGTAGAGAATTTATATAATCCAGATGCTTTACTAGGTGCAGAACCAGCAGGATGTACGTAGTTATTATATGTAGCTCCTTTAGTTAAAGTGAGAGTATCACCACTAATAGATGCAGTAGTAACAGCATTACCAGAACCAGCTACAGTTACTTTACCAACTTTCTTAGCTAATTCTGTATTCATAGTAGACTACAGATTGTTAATATTAGTCTGTAACTGAGCATCACCATCCTTTCTAGCTTGTATCTCTACATTCAAATCGTTAGTAATCTCGGATGAACTACTCTCGATAAGCTCTTCTAATCTATCTACTTCAGTAGTTACTCTATTATCTAGATTAGTAATTCTATTAGGTATATTGACGTCTAAGTTCTATTTATCAGTAGCAGTCATTACACCAGCTGCAGATTGTGTAGCAGCAGGTATAGTCTATGACTTAGTAATAGGATTAGCATATGAATTACTAGCTGCAGATAAATCAGATTGCTTATAGTTAATAGTTACACTAGTTGCATTTCTAGACGTTGCATCTATACCAGTAACTAGGTTATTAGGTAGTGAATCAAGCTTATCACCAGGATTCTGTATACTACCAAATTCATTATATAAGTCATCTAATCTGCCTTTATCTATTGCAGACATAGCACCTGCATTAGTAGTTGTAGCTGATGGTATATCTATATTATCATCTTGTAATGGACCGTAATTTAAACCATCTTTAGCTGCATACTTATAGTTAATCTTAACTAATTCACCAGTACTAGTAGTAGGAGTAAGATATGAAGTAAGTTTAGTAGGCATACTATTTAAAGCATCTCTATTAGCTTTACCTTTATCTCCAGGATACGCTGTACTAGGAGTTTCACCTAATGCTAAACTCTAACTAATCTCTAAGTATTGAGTACCAGTCCATCTATATGTTAAGTTAGTATCCTTAGATACATATATCTTACCAGTTTCACCAATCTGAGGGAATTGAGCTTTAGTAGAGAACTCTAATACATCATCTACATAAGATGGTAATTGAGCTGCAGGAACTTTACCAGTTGAGTCTAATTCAGCTAAACCACTAGGTTGACCTTTAGTACTAATGAATGCATTTAAACTATTAGTAATAGTAGTGTCGCCTGCTTTCCTATCTTCAATTTCTTTCTGTAAAGCAGCTTCTAGCTCATCAGTAACTCCATCAAACTTGTTCTCAATTCTATCTATCTCAGCTTCTCTATCTGCAATCTCCTTATCAATCTTATCATCAAGATCATCTATTCTACTATTTAGATTGGAGTCTGCTTCCTTTAGGTCTTCAATCTATCCAGGAATAGTAGTATTAAGTTCTACATAGTCTTCCTTACTCATAAGACCATCCATAGAAGCAGTAGCATTAGCTATACGTATATCCATATAGATATTGTTACCGCTCTTAATAGTGTTCCATGATACACAAGGAGTACTATTCTGTCTAAAGGTAATGCCATTAGTTACTAAATCATAAGTAGATGTATTAGTACCATCTTTAAACTTAATGTTAGTTAATGCTAAATTACCTATATATACATACTGACCATTATCTGTAAGTACTTTAGTACCATCTCCAGTAGTCTTAATAACTGTAGTAGTATATTGTTCTTTACTATAGTTTAATGAACCATCTACAGTAATAGTATCAAATACTACTTGAGATATATTATCTGTACCTTCTTCTTTAATAAAATCAGGAGATTCAATGTATATAGTACCACCAACTATAGCTACTTCAGTTGCTAAGTCTAATCCATTTCTCTTAGGGTTAATAGTATAGATAAGCTTGCCTTCTTCTATAGCTTGTTTTAACGCGTCATAATCTTCTTGACTTACTTTACCATCAACGATAGTAGGATCAAAGATATACATAGTCATATCTTTAAACTCTATCATTCGGATCTTACCATTTCTTTCACCATCTTGGAATGGAATCATTTCCTATCCTGTGACAGCAGTACGTTCTGAAGCTTGACTAATCTTTAAACCTTTAATTCTTGCTATCATTGTCAATCAAATTATTTTCTTTCTACTATTCTAACAGTACTACACCGTTATCTTCCCATAACCAAGGATCTGCATCCTCTGTTAACAATGCTAATACATAAGGATCGTACAATCCTCTAAAGTATCCATTACCACAACCACACTTAATACAATACGGTTTGAGTTTCATAGGTATACCACTATATAACTGTGGTTTAACCTAATGTAAGTATCTCTTTAGTATTTCAGAATCTATGGGAGTAGTAACACTAGATGTGTTACTAAACTCCAATAAATCTGTTAATTCATTGTATACTATGGTTGCTACAACATCTCTATTGTTCCTAAGTATATTAGTTTTAAGTATAGAGTTTGTTTTACTGTTTATATATTCTCTTGCTTTATCCATAGTAAATCAATTAAGCTTCACCAACACAAATACCACCTACAAAACGTAAACCGTTTTTAGTACCAGTCCATCCTGTATAAGTACCACTAGAATTAGTTACTGTAATCATACTTTTCATAATGTCTATGTGAGTATTTACACCATCTGATACAGTCACTCCTAACGGAGATATATATGCCTTATTACCCTAAGAATCATAAGCTGTTACAGAAATAGCATCAGCGGCATTGTCATCTAAAGCTTTTATTTCTACTCTGGATGAATCTACGCCAGTAGGATTCTTCAATACTATTGAAGAAGTAGTATTATCATAAGTAATAACTATATTATCAAGAGTGCTATTCTTTAATGAGAAGCTGCCACTATTAATAACAGCATGTTCATCGCTTGTATTTCCTATAGTTATACTATCATTTAATTTCAAGTTACCACTAGTATCTACGCTGAACCATTCAGTAAACGGAGACTGAGCCTAACCTAGATGCATACCAGTTGAATCTAGTTTAAACTGATAATCACCTGTAAGCTACGATATATTATTTTTCTTTATATAAGTACCTACAGTAGACAGCCCACTAGTATTATTAATCATACTCAATCCGCTACCGTCTAACGTAAGCTTAGTGTCTGCCGTAGTTAACTGTAACTAACTATTCTCAGAATCAGCAGCTAAGTGTATACCTCCAGCTCCAAAATAAGCTTCACCATTCTCAAAGTCTAACAAGAAATTAGGTCTGAATGAATTAGAAGTATTCATAGGATCTGAAGTATTAATCAAATGATACTCAGAACTATCACCGCCACTAGAGTTCTTACCTCTTTGTGAGAACATCAGGTTGTTATTGAATACAGCTCCACCTACTAATGAGTTAGGTGCAATAAGTAAGTCAGTATAGATTGCCTCATAATTCTCTAATACAGTCCATGCACCAGATGTATCTGTAGCAGGAGATTCATTATTCTGTTGAGTACCAATCCACGTCATTACTGATTTTAAGAAATAGTAGTTACCATCACTAGTATCGTATACATAAGGCGCTTTTTCTCCATCATTAATATATGGAGTACTAGTACTATATATACCAGCTGGATATGCTATAGGTTGTGAACCTACTGGATCTGGAGTAATTATACCGCCCATAGGATTAGGTTTAGACCATGCAGTCTCCATATTATCGTTAATAACTCTACATTGAATAAACCATATGTAATTATACTCATCTCCATTAGTAAGTTCAGGAACATCCATAGACCAACCTGTAGGGTCTCTCTTCCACTTCATAGTATCACTCCAAGCTTCACCAGTATATGTAGTTTCAGTACCTTTACAGTATCTAACCTCATAACCTACTCCGGGAATACCTGAACCACCATTATCACCAGTCATACCGGTCATGTAGTATGGATCACACCATTGTTCCATTAACGTATTATCTCCGCCATTGATAAGAGCAAATGTAGCCCATAATACTTTACCGCTACTTAACGCTGGTGCAGTAGAACTCCAACCTGCGGGATAACGTTCAGCTGCATTTAACTGAGGAGCGATTTCCCAACTATTGTTTCTAGCAAATCTGTATTCATAGTAGTTACCATCCATGCCTTGAACCTTACCTACATTTACCCATTCACTACCATTCCATACCCACAAGAAACCATCGATAACCCAACCATCTCCTATCTGGTTACCTTCCGTCGGAAGATCGTCTGTAGAATCTAAAGTACCTTTAATAACAACTCCTTGACCTGATACTCTAATTACAGCACCCCATTCTATTACTGTGCCTGTTTCACCTTGAACTGTAGCTATACACTTCCACCATATACCAGTAGACATATCAGGAGTAAGTACCCAACCATCGCCTGGATGATACGGGTCATTACTAGTAGGCTTCTCAGGTTGAATCTAGCTCTATTTAAATGCTTCTACTTGATAATTGAAGTTATTACCATCAAGACCAGGTACACCAGTGATTAGATAAGGACCTTGCCAACCTCTTTCATCCTCAGGTAAGGATTCATCAATTACTAACTTATTATCAAAAGTAACAAGAGCTTGAATGCCCCATATAGCTTCTTTACCAGTCACAGAGGGCATACCTACACCCCAAATACTACCAGGGTTAATATTCAATCTATCTGGATCTCTAGGCTTAACATCACTACCAGATGTCTTAGTATACATTACTCTAAGGTGTTGACCATCTTGACCATTATCTCCGAATTTAGCCCATAATGCTGGAGAACTAAAGTTACCCCATTTATGTGTGTTACCTTTATACTTTCTTTGACTAACCCATTCGTATTGGAATTCTTGTGTTACTCCCTTAGGAGCATCTGTCCAAGGTTGTTCACCAGGAGCTGATTGAGGTATATATTCATCCTGATCTGGATTATTATCTGTAATCTCTGCAGGAGAAGCAGGTAATTTAGTACGCTGATATATATACTCTACGCCATCTCCATCTTTACCATTCACTCCCCATTTGGACCAAATAGTAGGATCACTCCATTCACTCCAAGTACCATCAGCTTGTAAGTTGTGTGAACAAACCCATTCGCATTGGTATGATTCACTAATACCTGTAGGATGATCAGTCCAACCTTGTCTAATAGCTTCAGTCTGACTATTACCTGTAGGTTTAGTAGGAGTAACTAAACTAGTTACAGTAAGCTTATATACAAACTCAATATTACTACCATCTGCACCATCATGACCATCTGCACCTGTAAGTCTTACAGGAGTACTCCAAGGCACTACTATTGTACCTTTACTAGAGAATGTAGCGGTAGACATCCATACATAGCCATTAGGATTACTATCACTACCAGACCATCCTTCAGGATATGTAATAGTATTAGTATCATAATCCCAACTACCTCCTACAGGAGTATCAGGTCTTTCTATACTCTTAGTAGACTTATATGCTATTACTACTCTAGTAGTATCTCCATCTATACCTGGTACACCATCAATACCATCTTTACCATCTTTACCATCTTTACCATCTTTACCGTCCTTACCTGCATCTCCTGTTCTACCTGCAGGTATACCGAAGGAGAATAGGAATTGGTTTTTATCTAAAGATACAGATGCTGTAGGTGTACTTGATTCGTATACATCTTTAATTGCAGCTTTAAACTTAGAACTGCCTATAACTATATCAGCTACCGATTCAAGTGGTAATTTATAGTTATTATCTTTCTCTGCAGTAACAATGTATTCACTACCTGTAGCTTCAAGCTTCTCTTCTAAGTCTAATATCTTTACACCATCACATTTTTGTGTCATATCTCTTTATTTTATAATTTACAATAACCGTTACTGCAATTTCCTGTACTGCAAGTATTATTAGAACAAGAGTAACAAATACCACTAAATAAAGTAGCAGAGTTACGCTCTTTCTCTAAATGAAGACAGTTATCCTTTTCTGTATTAAGGCAGTCACCTTTCTGAGTAAGAATAGCATTGTTACAGCAAGTACTAGCTGCACATTTGGGTCTAATAGATATCTCAAGTAATCTACAGATATCTACATATAATTGTAAAGCATCACGATAATAATCGGATGCCAAAGCATACTCAAGCAACTATCTCTTAAAGACTACTAACATTATATTCTGCATAGTCTGATCATCTAAACAAGTTGAACAGTGAGTATGTAATTTCCTAATTTCTGCCATATACACAATTGAAGGATTGTAGTATATACCATGAAAATGAATTTCTTCCTGATCCGTAAAACATCTTAATGTAACATACTTCATATTCCAATCTAACTCTAGAATATCGTCATTAGTTACAGTTACATTATTATCGGAATCTACTGTAATATTCTCAGAAAAGCTAATGTTATGTATAGGACTGTCTTCAAGTATGTTCTTTAAATTCCATACTTCATCTATATAAACTTCCCTACTATAGCTACTAAGGTCTACTTCAGTCTCTATTTTGAAGGTCAGTTTATCACCATCTATTTGTATATTTGTTAATTTGTCCATATATCAACAATAAAAAAAGTGGAGAGTGGAATATTCCACAACTCCACTTCTGTAGTTTGTAAAAGGAATCTTATCCCAAATTCAATCTCTCTAACGTGGATTAGGCAATTGTCTTACCAGCAATAAATGACTGAATACCTTTATCTACAATAGAATTAACTAAACTAGGACAATAAACTTCCGTAGTCAACGGAGTAGTCTTGATGTACTGATTATCATTGCTCAAGTACAGGTTATCGTTTTCGATGATAGCATAGTCATATTCTGCATCTTCTACTACTTTACGAGCCTGTTCAACAATAGGATATGCACCAGTAAATACGTGACCTTTATAACCCATGTTACGTACTTCTGCATCACGTACTTGCTTCCAATAACCCTTACCAGGATTACCAGCAGTCTTAACAATCGTAGCACCTACAACTGCCTTAGGCTGATTAGCAAGCAATGCGCCAGGGATAGTCTCATACAGAGAAGCTTCCATAGATACAACGCTGTATTCACTCAAAGAGTAAACACCTTCGTTATCATCCTTCGGCATAGCAGTCAAAGTCAGAACTGCAGCAGAAGCAGAAGCCTGTACTCTACGATTCTTATGAGCATTGATCTTCTTCAACAGAGCATTTACTAAATCTGCAGGGGTAGTAGTTTCAGCATATACTTCATAAGTATGAGTAAACTGCCAAGCGGCTTCATACATATCCTTATAAACAATACGCAAAACGTAACGATTACCAGCAATGATAGTAGCGTTAGTCAAAGTGATCACAATCTTTTCTTCAACAGGAGCTACATATTCGCCAATTACTGCAGACGGTTTAGAAGCTTTCTGAATTTCAGTAGAGAAATCAATATTAGCTTTCTGTGCTACCGTACCATCAGGCATAGTAACATTCATCTTTTCACCTGCTACACCTACATACAGAGAGTTAGCATTTACTGCATCAGCAGCAGTCTTAATAAGAGCCTTATTCTCATCGAACAAAGCAACATCACCAACAGCTAAAGCATCCACTGTAGTGTAAGAAGCCGGAGCTTGTTTTCCAATCAGAACTGAGTGTACTGAAGTTATCATATTAAATGTTTGTTTTTAAATTAGACATTAGCGCTTAGTCTATTCGCTTACTTTCTACTTTCATTATTTCAGATTTCCACGTTGGTAAGCGCCTTAATTATTCGTCCTAAGATTTCTTAGAACTTGTATTAGGTATAGTTTGTACTATCATTTGAACTGCTAGATCAACTATATCCTAATGTGTATTTTCTGGAAGATCTGTGTATTCTTTAGTAAGATCGCTTACGTTACCCAGATCTTTTGCTTTTCTTAAGTAGGTAAGTTCATAAGAACTTATATCATATTTACCATCAGTATATAATACAATTTTATTGTCAGTATATACTCTAATAGGTTTTGCTTGATTATAACGCAATCTGTGATCTGATAGACTATTACTTAGTCTAGAGCTTACTGTCTCTATTGTGGCCTCTATTACATCAGACTCACGAGTAATTAAGTTATTGCATTTATTATCCTTTATACTTATATATACATTTTCACCAAGTGCAAACATATAATCTTCAGGATAATCAGCTTCCCATTTATTACCTAATTTACTAAAGCTATAAGTAGTATAGCTCTTAGTATTTACTAAAGTACGTATGTTATCAGTAATCTCTTGATTTCTCTAGAATACTCTAAAGTTCTGTTTAACATATTCGTCTTTAGCTTTGTTTATGAAATGAAACAAAGTATCTGAAGGAAACTTAATAGTATCATTATAGTTTGTTATAATGTTATTCAGTTGCCTTTCTACATTTATTTGAAAATCTCTTTCGCGCATAATTATTCAGATACTTGGTTTAACTAAAATTTAGAAGATTGTCTTTGAGATTCTATATTCTCTAAAGCAATTACTACAGCTCTATTAATAATCTCATACATGACATCTTCAGGAAAATCTAATTCTTGTTCAGGTTTAGTGTAGTCAAACTTAGTTGGTTTCTTAACATAAGTAATATCTACTCTATAGAACTCTGTATTATCTTCTACTCTTGGAGCATACATAGGATCCTGCATTAAAACAGGATCTACGTATACTAAGAGTTTATCATTTTCTAAAGTAGCTACTGGATTCTCTACCCAAGGTATATTATTATAAGTCTACTTAAAAGGCTTTACTAATTCATGACTAGTAAGTACGCAGTTAGTCTAGAATTGTCCATACTTAAGTAATACACTAAGTATAGTCATTCTATTATCTTCATCATGAACATCTTCTAATGCATACTCATTGTAGCCTGTATGTACAGCATGAAGATTAACATCTGTAGCTATTAACTTTTCTATCTCAGATAAGTTAGATACAGAACCTTCTAAACCTACTCTTAAAGCATTATTACCAGTAATCTTATTACTTAAGATTTCTAACTATGCTTGATTAAGAAATAAGTCTACTTCCTCGTCTAAAAATGCGGGGCATCCGCCATAAGCAATACCTTCTGCATTCTTATCCAGAACTACCTTGAAAATTATATGAGAATCTTTATTAGTCATTACTTAGATTTAATTTCATTAAGTATTGCTAATTTAATATCTTGATTCTTCTTATCCTTAAGATAAGCAATTACATCTTCAAGACCATTACCAATTAAATCAGTACCAAAGTAATATTGAGCACGATTCTTTCTAATAATGTTTTTAGCAATAGCTTCTTCAATTACGAAGTTAATTTCTTTATTAGGGTTATTTACCCATTTCATCAAGAACTTAGAAGGATCAGCTTCAATAAATTCTGACAGTTTAGCTTCAGCAACCTCATTAGACATAGAATCTGATTTCATACCATAGAGACGTAAACACTTACGCATTTCTTCAGTAGACATCTTATCCATCTCTCTATATGCTTCACGCTTAACTTTATTGAACTTGTTCTGTTCTTCTGCTTCACTATCCTTATTAATCATAACATAATCAGTGCTAGGCTTAATATCGTTAAGACCATTAGCTACTCTCTTATGTTTCTTAAGGAATAGGTATTTTAATTCATCCTCAGGTCTATTAGTATCCAATATTAAATCCTTTTTGCCAATCTTAATAGCAAAAGTATCCCAAAACGCACTATTAGGAGATAACTATCCCTCAGGATAACCAATTTCTTTTTCTAATCTGGTTGCATCTTCTGCAGATAAACCAGTATATAAATTACCAGATCTAGTCCAGTAAGAGCTTACATAATCAAAACATGTAGGCCATTTAGTAATCCCAGTCCAGGGATTAGTTTTAATTATTCTAACGATTACTTCCATAATTATTAATTAGATTGTTCAGTTAGTTGTTCTTTATATTTCCAGATATACTTAGCGTTGTTCCAAGCACGTTTATTATTTGGATCTATTGGATTTTGCAATTGTCTTTGTATACCTCTTCTATCACAACCAGATTCTCTAGATGCTTCAACAATAGAAACATATTCTTTAATTATATTGCCATCTTTATCATATTGATTTATAGCTTTAGCTACTTTTAAACCATTTTTAATGGCAATACTCTTTTGTTTTTCAGTTACCTTTCTATTCTTTCTAGATTCTAAATCAGCTTTTCTACAAGCTTCTGATATAGTAGGCTTCCAATCAGGGTCTTTAGCAAATAAACTAGCTGGAACTGTTTTAGGTACATCGGGGTAGTCTTCTTTGTAAACCCAAATGTAAGGATTTACTTTAGAACCAGTTATATTTCTACCCTTTAACGCATTAGATAGAGTTGTAACCTGTATTCCTGTTAATCTAGACGCTTCGTTTACACCACAATACTCTGATATAAATTTACCGTCTTTAGTGTATTGTAGCACTGGTTTTCTTCTAGAAGAACCAATATTTCCGGAATTGCGATAAGCTTCTCTTGCTTCTGTAATTATTTTTCCAGCTTCAGATAGTTTAAGTCTAGTGGCTTCGGTAACTTCTCTACCAATAGCTTTTTGACGAATCTTTTCTTTGGTTTCTTCAGTATGGCGTCTACCAAAAGTTCCGTCTCCGCCTTCAGTCATATTATAACCAAATTCATCTTGCAATGATTTATATTCGGAAATATAATATTGTTCTTTCTCGGTGAGTTCTTCCCAACTATTGCAGAAATCTATAAGTTCTATTGAGAAGTTCTCTTTTCCATATTTTCTTATAGCATTATGTAACTTGAAAGGGCATCCGTGCTCGGCACTATAGATGTGTTCTTTCCACCGAGCACTTATACCTTTACTTGTGATACCTATATATACTTTATTATTAACCTTGTTTGTTATTTTATAAACATCATATGAACGCATCATAATATATAATATTTTTTGTTATATATTATATAACGTTAACCGTGCCGCAAGGTTCCTAATAATTGTATAAAAAAGTTAGTTTATCACTCTGCTTCCATGATTAGTTCCCCACACGCACGTGGATCCCTTAACATTATGCCCATTTCTCCAAGGAAGAATACCGTGTAGCCGTCCTTACCATTAGATCTCAGAGTATTAATAGACTTACCATAGCCAGACGGAAGAACTGCACCACCAGTAGTCCAAGTTACGAATTCACGATCCTTACGAACTACCTTAACGATGTTAGCTTCACCATCACGTCTACCCAGATCCAGGAATGTCATACGATATGATTCCAGCGGTTTCAGAGTAACCGGATGCAACTTACGATTGTAAGTAATATCGTCGTACAGCGGGAAATACTTCAGAGTCAACTCGATACCATTAGTCATCTTATAAGTCTTGAACTGACCACCGAAAGTAAGACTATCACCAGAACCAGTTACAAATACAGTATCAATAAGGTTCATGTTAACTACCTTTTCCTTCAGAATTCTATCGAATTCACGGATACCCATTTCACCAGTCAATGCAACAAACTTACGTTCGTTAGTACCAAGTACATTGTAAGACAGGTCAAACAGGAAGTCTTCTAGCAATTCTGCAGTAAGATGAGTATAGTAACGTCTGTTAGACGGAGCAATCTGTTCCAACAGACCAGCACCAATAAATACTGGACGACCGTTAGTACCCTTCAGATTACAAGAACCATCTTTGTTTACATTAGATTTCATGTAAACCAACATACGTTCACATCTCTTATACCATTCACGCAGAGCTACCCATTCCTGATAATCAGCCCACAAATAAGACTTCTTACCAGTCTTAGGATCTTGCAAAGCAATAGCCATTACTGTAGAATAAGCTGAACCAGTAATATCATAGTTGATACGAATTGTAGTAAGATAATTACGCATCTTGAAGTGAGTATTATAGTTCAGGATATCACCCTCTTCACTGTACTCTTCAACAGCAGAAGCCAGACGAGATACTTGGCAACCCGGTTTCAAGAGTTCTGCAGGAATATAAGAAGTAGGCTGACCATCAGCTACAAAACAAGTATATACCCACAAGTTACCATCTTGGTACGGAGCACCTGCTACACGTACTTGGAATTCCTTATCGTCAAATTCCAATACAGCAGTAGGACCAAACCAGTTATCTTCTAACCACAGCATAATCGGTGTATTGCCAAGACCTGCAGTTGAATCATCTGTAATAGCTGCGCCATTCCATTTTGCATCTCTAATTGTAACTGCTCTATCGGCATCAATCATTACATTCCACTCCCAGCTCGGTTGATCAATGGTCATTACATTACCAAGACCACCAGTAAGCATATCCAAAGAAGTGTTGTAACCATTATCTTTGGTACCGAATACATAGGACAACACAGTAGCAACCTGATACGGATTCTATTGTGATGCTGCAGAAATCTTAGCGGTATCAATCAAATCACTGAACCACTTACCTTTATACAGTACCAAATTATTCAGAATATTATTATCCATAAAATACTAGTAAATTAATTTTTAGTTATTATTAATTAGCACGCAATCTTCGTGCGAAGGAATTCCACATAGACTCGGTGCTAGTGTTATCCTGTTTATTAGTCTTTCTACTTACTCCTGTTCTATTAAGGCTATTTTTAAACTTGTTAATAGCAGCATTTTGACCTTTTACTTCAGCAGCTTTTACAAGCGTATCTCCTTTCATAGTAAAGTAGGCAGACTCAATTAAATTTTTTACGCTCTTAGACCAATCTTTTTGAAATTTGGTCATACCATCAGAGGTAGGTTTGAATATATATTCCAACAGTATTTGTTTATCCTTTTCAGGAATTTTAACACCGCGAATATTATCCATGCCCTTTATTTCGTTGACAACGGTATCAAAGTACTCCTGTTGACGTTGGGCTGCAAGCTTAGCGGCATTTTCTTGGTCTTTCAATAGCTGTTGTTTCTTATTCTCTCTTATGTCCTTAAGGGCTTCAGCAGCATCTTGAGACTCATCTTCAAGAATACCGGCTTCCTCATATTTAGTAAGTTTCTTTTCAATCTATTTAGCATTAAAACCCTTTTCTTTAAGGAATTCTTTCAATACTAACTTCTGATTACTTTCATCTTCGAGGTCGATATCATCAAGATCAATTTCATTGTCAATTGAGAAATAATCTCTCAAATTACCACCATTCTTAACAAACTTATCAAGTTGCTCAACTTCTTCACTAGCGTATTGTGGTACTGAGTTTTCTTCAATTACATCGTTAAAGTAATCAATAAGATCTTCAACGGTCTTGGGTTTATCATCATCCTCAATGTCATCCCAACCTAACTTTTCAGACAAAGAATCAAAGAAACCTGTTACTATGGTAGTTTCATCAGTAGACTCTTCTGGTTCTTCTTCCTCAACTTCAGGTTCTTCTACTTCTTCTTTTGTAGTAGTTTTAGGTTTAGCCTTAGGTTTAGATTTTACTTCTTTATCTTCTTCCTTAGATTCTTCCTCTTCCTCAGGTTCAGTTTTAGTATTCTTACGAATGTTATCTAATTCTTCTTCACTGAGTTCTTCTCCTACTCCTTCAAGATCAATTTTTGTTTCTTCCTCTTCCTCATTAGTAGGAGAAACAATAGGTTTATTCTTTACACTTGCTCCTGGCATGAGATCCTCAAATACCTCAAAACCGTTCAATGTTACATTATCCATAATTATATATAATTAGATTTATTGTATTTCTTTAAGTTCATTTATTTCATGTTTGAGTTCATCGATAGCTTCATCAATGTCCTCTTCTGATTCACTTTCTTCTATATTGTATTCCTTATCAGTTAGACAGTATCTAGATACTAATAGATCAAAGTAATATCTCAATTCTTCTTCATTGAAATATTTCTAATTAGTTAGTGCATCTAATTCCTCTCTAGTGAGATTTTTAGCATATAGTGGATCTGTCCTAGGATCGAAAGTAGAATAACATGACTAATCTAACCCCGTATAGCTACCATCGTAATAATTGAATATAGTATCGGTACAATATACTGGAGTGAATGTTTCGACGTACTATTGCTGCTTCTTGGCAGCTCTAATATAGGTCTATAATTTTATTTCAACTGTTATCGGATCTACTATCATACTAATGTTTTATTATTCCCATTACTAGTAATTGGAACTGAATTAAAATCTTTCACAAACTACCTTTTACTTTTATAAGTATTAAATAGTTTTTTCATATTATCGTTATCAGAATTAAAAATCAAATCCTTTATTTGTTTCAATCCTACTTTACTATCAGGTTTCAATAGATTTTTATTTATCATGTTAGTCCTAAATTCATTCATATGCGATTTAGTTTCTTCAAAGTTATGTAAATATCTCTAAATCCAATCATACGTTTTAGGATACATAGTTTTAGTCTTTTTGGTATCTACGAATCTATTATCAAATATAGGCAAACTTAATGCTCCTGCTTTCTAATTATCATAATGACTTTTTTCATGACTTATTAAACCTGGCTATAATTTACCATTCTTAACGTAATCAGAATTAATAAATACATAGTCAGGTATATTAGGATCGAAAGAACCATTAGCACTCATTGGTTTTATTCCGATCTACATTAAATCAGGAGAATTTTTACTTTTTGCATAATTCTATAACTATTTTGTATAAGTTTTTACATAGTTTGTACCATATTTTTTATCAAAATTAGCTGCTCTTCTTAATGCATCCTCATTCTCTATAAGGCGCTCGTAACTAGCGTTTCTATCTTCAATAGCCTACTAATATAATTTAATCCTACCATCTCTATAATTTTTTGCTTCGTCTATAGCATTATCTATAGCTTTCTTATTTACCGTAGGTATTTCTCTTTTAGGAGTAACGCCCTTGTACTTCTTTCTAAAGTTTCTAACAGTAGTAGGTACGAATGATATCATAGTAACCGCAGCTAATCCAGCACCTAACCAATCTCTATTCTTTACCGCATTATAAGTATCTCTAGCTGATATAGCGTCGCCAATAGGAGTCATATTAGCAGCATCTTCAAGACTGAATACAGGTTTTAAGCCTTCCTCTAAAGGTCTACCACTACTACTTCTACCTGTAGCTTGGAAGAATTTCTCCTTCTCAGGATCGCCTGTCTGACCACCATCTGCAAATGCTTCTACCTTCCAATCCCAATAGCCTTTACCGGGATTATTCTCCCGGTAAGACTTTAGGTTTTGCATTCTCTATTTAAATGCTTGTTTATCCATAATCTTTCAATTATTTCTTTCCGCCTTTTCCACCTTTGGATTTCTTTCCGCCCTTGCAAGCCATAATTAATTCCTCCTATTATTTAATTGTTTTAAGATATTGTTTCCAATTCTTCTTATTAGCCTTATATGTCTTCTTTCTATCCTTAATCTTGTACTTATCAAGATCTTCAGGCTTACGTGTTTTCAGATAATCAAAGTTATCATCATTAGCATAAGCTTCCATCTCATAAGGAATAGTATAGTAAGCACTAGATGCAGGATAAATAATCGGATTACCTTTAATCCATTCCCATACATAAGACCAATAATAACTTATCCATCTCTTCTTATCTTTAGCTTCATAAAGATGAATATTTTCATGATTCCAAGTAGTAGGCTTAATCTGAGATTCAGGTTTTCTACTTAACAAGTAACCACACCAGCTCATTGCAGAATAACCACTAAATGGATAATGATCCATATGCTTATACTCTACTTTATCTGCTTTTACTTTAGTAAATAGTTGTTTAACTATCCACCATGTTTCTTTAAACCAATTCATAATTATTTACTCTTTTTAGCTTCTGCGTTTGTCTTATTCTTAAGTGCTGTCTTAGCTTTTAATCTTTCTCTCTCCATTGCTGCTTTATCTTTAGCTGCTTGCAACTTCATTTCGTGATCCATTCTTTCTCTTTCAAGCTGATTTTTCTTATCTTCTATCTCTTTCTTCATCTTCTGCTCTCTAATCTTAGCATTGAATTCAAATTGTTTAGAAGCTTCATCAGATGCTTGCTTACGTTCAGCTAAAGCTTGTTGAGCTATCTCTACTGGATCTGGAATTCCATTACCGTCTTGATCCATATTCTCAGCACCTCTATAGGCATTAAGTTGAGCTACAGTAATCTTAGTAGCATTATCTTGATCTATCTTATATTTCTCAAGATCCATTTCTGCTTCTTTAATCATGAGCTCCTCTTCCTTAATCTCATTTTGCATCTGAATAGCTTGCTGTTCACGTTCTGCTTGAGCTTGTTCCATAGCTTGTTGTTGCTCCATACGTTTTTGCTCAATTTCCTCTAATCTAGACTTAATCATACTAATATTATCCATAGTAATGATTTCAGCTATATCAAGTAAGCTAGCTCCGTTCTGCATAGCAGGTTGCATTAACTGCTTAAGTGTTTCTATATACTGTTGATTCTTAGTAGTATCTTCTATAAAGATATCAAAATCCTCATAAAGCATATCATCTGATAGCGTTAAGAATGCTCTAGTAGCATCATCTAATATATATTGTAGATGAGTTTTACTACTATCTTTCCAAGCCCATCTAGCAGTATTAAGTAGCATAGTTAAGCATTCTCTCTTTACCTAATTGTGTGTCCAGAACCAAGGTTCAGTAATATGAGCTGATTGTACTACAGAACGCTCTACATTACCTACTAATTCATTAGATGAAATAGACCCTTCTCTTTGCTTACTAACTCCAGATATCTCAGATAGCATACTTTCAATCTTATCCATAAGATTAATATACTAATCTATAGTATTAGCCATAGTAAGGTCAAGAGCTGTAATCTAGTTAAACTGACTAGGTTTACCTCCTTCTCTACCAGGTATATCCCATCCTTCTTCATACGGATTAATAAAGTTTACACCAAGAGCAGATAAATAATGCATCCATTTAGATACATCTATATTCATAGATTTTGGTATCTAAGTAATATCCATATTTACTACTTTACCTTTATCTCTAGCCATAGCAAGCTCAAGTCTATACCATAGTACAATATACATATACTGTAATGGTTTCATCATGCTTACTAAACTACGTGGTCTACTGTTTGTATTATTATATACTACTCCAGTATAAGGCAATCTCTAAGAGTTAGGATTATCAGATGAAGTATATTGATATTCTAATGGTTGTATTCCTATATATAAGTCTTCTCCAGCTCTATATCCTTCCCATACTTCGGTAATCCATTTCCATTCTACATTAAGTTCCATCCCGGTCTCTTTATAGCTCTCATCTACTTGATATTCTTTAGGCTCACCTAATTCAGGATCAATTATAGTAACAAAACCTATTTTCTTAAATGATTTCCAGCAACAGTGCCATACTTTCACACTATTAGTACTATCAAATGGATTACTACTGAATCCGTTAATAGTATGTGTTTTAATATGAGTATAGTCTAAAGATGTCTTTCTTACTTCAGGATTTATACCTCCTTTAGAAGCTTGATCCATCATATCTAACAACTAATTTAGCTGTTTCTCAGACATCTTATCGTATAATCTATCATATAGTTCAGTTACAGACATATTCATTTCATAACAACACCATTCTGCGTCATGAATGAATTCCAAGTCGGACGTTTCAGTATCATAATCAAAGTAGATAGGATTAACACGTTCGAGGCACGGTTCTCCATTCAGTATACCTACATAGTATATCTCTTCACCACCAACTAAAGCATCTTTCCAACCTTTGAAGAATTCATGAGTAATGTTTAACTTATTTTTTAAGTAATTAAGACTGTGATATGCAGTTACTTCTGCTATATCTTTATAGTCTTTACTCATGTATTTTTGTATCTACTAAGGAGTCATTATCTCACCATTCTGTAAAGCTTCCTAGTATCTAGCTTGTTCTTCAGGACCTAATTTACTCATTATAGTAGCCTGAATGTAATCTATTAAAAGCTATTTAGCTCTATCCTACATTTCACTAGCAGCTATATCACTTGTACGTACTACTCTGAAGTTGAATGGTCTTTTAGTTTCTTCTCCCAACAGTAAGTCTATTTTGGGCTTAATTATATTATAATCCTAAGCCATTGCAGGAAAGCCATCCTGCTATTTAAAAGGATTAGTAACATATTTCAGATCTTTTTCATTGTATATACTATTATAAAGATCATAGTATGTTTGCATCTCCTCTCTGCGAGTTCTGTTATTACCATTTCTAGAACCTCCTAAACTACGACCTATAACATAGTCTATACAACTTTCTTGCCAGTCTTTTGTCTTCTTAGACATAGGAAGTTTCTATATTGGCATTTGATTAATATTATTCATAATTAAAACATATATGCTTCGATATTATCTATAGCTTCGTCGTCACGAAACCATTCCTGAGTAAATATAGGGCCTTCAAACAGTACCCTATTTCTATTCTCTTTTTTAATCTCTTTTACTTTAACATTATATAGCTATTCTCTATATATCATTACTTGGGTCAACGCCATTACACGGTCTACGTTAACTACATCGTTTGCAGCTATAAGTTCCTCTAATAGCGGTTCCGACATTATATTGTATAAGTTCTTCTTGCCATCTGCATTAATATCGTTAAGCCAATCCTTTATTAGACCCCATCCCCATTGCTTAATCTATTTATTCATGTGGCAACCTTTCTTTCTATTTACTTTAGAATTACTTACTATATCGTTAATTATATCTGGTTGATCAGCAAGTAAGTAGTCACAATGCTTATTAGTAAAGTAAACAAATATGCCTTTATTTTGATTCTCATACATTGCTCTAGCATTATAGTATATAAGTAATTTACGTACATTTTCATAAAAATCTTCTGCTGACTTAGGTCTGCCTGTGTACTCTGCTACTATTATATCTGAATACTATTCTATAGACTATACTCTCTTATATATAAAACAAGAACCCAAAGATGTAGTACTTGATTCATCATAGTCGTATGAGTCTATACCTGCAATATACAAACCAGCACTAGCATCCTTATTAGGATGCTCCCATATTACTATAGAACCAGTAGGATCATCTCCTACTAATGCTCCAGTAACTTCATCCCTTTTAGTTCTTAATGGGTAATGTGTTATATCTCCTGTCTTCTTAATAACCCATTTAAGACTACCGTCAGGTTGCCATACTAGATCACCTACCTACTTATGATTCTATAATTTTTTATTAGTTCTGAGTAATGATAACTACTCTTGTAATTCCTTCTTGGGGAATATGTTACCATTAAACTCTAGCATGGCCTCTGCTGGAGTAATAGGTCTCTCTGCAACGTATCTGTCAACTGCTGCGTTATTAGTGGCATTAGTTATTACTACTTGCCTTTCTGCTAATATGTGTTCTAAAGACTTCTTACGGTACGTATTACCGTCCTCGTCCATATATATACGTTTACCATTCTCATCACGTATATCTAAGTTAGTATATTGAGGTACAAAGAAACCACATTTATTAGTAGTAGCAGACTCATCCCATATGTTATCAAACCCTAAACAATTGTATCCATCAGGGTTGTAAAACATATCCTTCATAGTTTCAAATGCAGAACCTTCATCACCACCAGTACCCCATACTATCATAGTACCAAAGGCTATACCATCTACCTCTACAGAAGGTCTAGCAATTTGCCATGCTGCTCCTAATTCAGAGAAAGAACCACCTTCCTCAAACATAATAAGATTAGCTTTCTTACCACGTACTACATCAGGATTATCTTTCAAAGTAACCCCTATAATCTCTGACTTATAACCTAATTCTATAATATTACCGTAGTCATCCTTAGTATAGAATCCTGCACGTCTACGCATCTAAGTGTTAACTGATCTCTTCTTACCCCACGCAGTATTCTTATCTATAAAGTCCATATAATCCCAAGCTTTAGTAAGAATACCATCATCTGTCAAATACTATTTATTTGATGCATATATGAAGGTTTTAGAGTATGGTATTAGATAGAAATTACGGCATGCCATAGAACCACCTTTGTATGAAAAACCTTTACGTCTAGACTTAAGTAAGCATAAATGTTTACCCTACTCTTGGGCTTCCTATACTGCATTAAAATAGTAATAGTCGTAATCCCAGAAGTCGGGGAAAGTTACCTCATTAACACGTTTTACTTTAGTATTACCTAATTCATCTGTAGTAATATGATTGACTATACGAGATATAGGACAATAGTTTAAATAAAAATAGTTATACCCACTAATGAAATCTCCATCATCAGCAGTATAACCATCTACGCATCTTTTACTTTCCTCATCCCAGAACTTAAAATATTCTGAAGTACCTTCTGGATATACGCAATAAGAACCAGTAGCTATAAACTATAGTGCTGGTCCTCTAAATTTATTACTATTTACTATCTTCTTATTAAAGTCTACCATATTATAATTTTATATCCCAAGTATATTCTTCTTCTGTAATATCTGTTTGGTTAGGCGGATATGATAAATAATCGCAAGTGGGACACATGCTATATAGTTCATCAATCATTTGCAAGAGTTCTGGAACATTTGGGAAATTCCTGTTCTCTTCGTTTCCACCAACATTTAAACTTTTCATATTCTTCATAATCTAACCAATAAGTATTTCTTCTAACTTTAATCTCCATCATAATATTATTTAAAAGGGGCGCGTTTCACAACGAACCCCTTTCCGAAAATGGGAAAAAATTATTTTTTAGAAATAGGGAGATTTCTGTAGCTGCAACCTAGTTTCTTAATCTAGGGATTTATACGCCGTATATTTAGTACTCCCCACCTGGGCTAACATTACCCCAGACTACCTGTTCACGATAACTACCTATCCAACAAGTTTCCTTCTGCTATTATAGTTTCAAAGGACTAGTATTTTAAGCAGTCTGCTTGCAGTCAGACTGCATTAATTCTTTCTTCCAGATATAACCTTTACACGTCTTAGCTCTACCATTGCAAGCTCTCTGTATAGATTTATAGTCAGTGTTTACTGCCTTAGCCGCATTGTGCATTCCCATATAAGTAGCTACTAATATATCATCTAAAGTATACTGGTAAACTAAATACTTAGTAGATGCCACTCTTAGTTTTTCTTTTTGCTCTTCAGACATCTTTTTACCTTTATTCAATCCAACCATACCTTTAACCCAGTTAGAATTGCCAAAATATACTTTATTACGTTTATATCTCTTAACCAAGGTAGATTTATTCTTTTCATACTCTTCTAACCATAATGGAATGTTAGACTTTTTATCTTCTAATTCTTCTTTAGTATATGCTGCAATAAAATTATTACAAAACGGGTGGATGTAATTATTGTTGCATAGTCTACCTATATTAGAGCGACTCAGGCCTGTAATAGTTGCTGCATCCTTGATAGTCCAAGCATATATATAATATCTATCAATAAAATTATATAAATGTACACGCTTACCGAATGTACCGTTTGCTACTAATTTTTTAGTATTTTCAGATACTTTCTTCTTTTGCTCTTCTGTCATCTTGAGTCCAAGAACTCCAAAATCACCACCTTTAGTACAATTGTATCCCTCTGTATAAGCGTTGTATTTTTCAATATACTCTATTTCTAATTTGTCTAATGTTTGAATTAGTTCTAAATTAGAAATATTTGGATCTGGAATAAATGATTCCAGTATATCTACAGTAAAGTTATGAAAACCGTACTTATTTATTGCTCTATAAATTGGTAAATCTAATTTTCCATTCTTAGCATTTCGCATATGGTCTTTTAGTCTTGATCTTAGTTTAACACTTTGACCAATATAACATTTACCATTCACATTATTTTTGATTATATATATACCAGCTAACTTTGGATCTATATCTCTGTATGTCATATCTGCAAGTTTTATATGAATATTGGTTGGGGCGGCAGGGCTCGAACCCGCACATCACAGAGGTTTAGAATCTCCGGTACTACCAATTATACCACGCCCCAATATCACGTGGATATTCTTACCCTCCACGTAAGGGTTCTGATGGTTTAGAACCAAGATTTAATTCTTTGCCATAATGACTTCTTTACAGGTTTGTTCAAATATTCAGAAGCTTCTTCAATCTGTCTAAATACTTCGTCTGTATCCTTAGTCAAGTCTATAGTAATCGTAAATTTCTTATTCATAATATTTTCATTTATACACTATAACGTGTTGTTAGTATTTGGTTATATTTTAATGTATTATCTTGCCAACTCGTATGGATTTACTTTAGCGTCACCTTTAACTTTGCCTATAGCTACTTCTTCCGCTTTAACCATAGTCTCTAGTGAATCTATACTTTTGAGTACTCCACCTACAGAAGTCATACCGGCTAATAAATCCTTAATCTTCTTTTCGTCTAAAGTATCGTCTAATGATTCTTTATAGTATTTACTCACACTATCTAGTTTTAGACGCATATTATTTAGCATTTGTAGAGCTCTAGTGTTAAGTAGGTTCTTATATTCCTCTTCACAAATTAGTTCTTCAGAAGTTAATTTATAATTTTCATCATTAAATATTTCCTTCTTTAATTTAAGCTCTCTACTATCTTCATCCATACTTTGTACATAAGGACTATCCCATTTATTCATAAGTACAATGTAACTTATTACTTTAGAAGAATGCTCCTTATCTGGCTTATCAGTATCCCACACCTTTTTAAAGCATGGGATACCTATAGCATCAGGATGTATTACTACCTTACCACCAACAATATCAAATAATTTCATTTGTAAGAACTTGTTTATTATCTTCTTTATTCCATCTTATAAGATCGTCTTTAGCAAAAGCGTCAGAACAGACTATTGGTTTTAATGTCCACTTACTACTTATAGTATCATATTTACTTAATATGAGTACAATATCTCCTAGTTTATAGTCTATTACTTCCTCTTCTGTTATTATTTGACCATCCTACTATGCTATATATATAGTTCTACATTCAAAGTTGTCAGATATATTTTTAATGCTATTAGTATCTACTTTATATAAAATAGCATTACCGTATTGATCTATCAATAATTTATCCATATTAGCAATCACACTGTACAGGTTCACAAGCACAATCACATTCAATATCACAAGAAGTAGATTTCTTTTTTTCTTCTTGTCCCTTTTCTAGCAATCTGTTATAGTGATTCTTTACTTCATCATTTTCAATAAAGATGTACTCTGCATCACTTTCTTTATCTATAGGATACAATTTTATTACCATAGTGCCTTTAGTAACACTCCTTCTCTCTTTAGAACCATCTTTCTTTGTATAGATCCACTCTCCATCTTCAGGAATATACCACGTATAGTCTACATAAAAATGATCTAGTAAGCTAACATTTTCTACTTCTTTATCGTAACTAATAACGGTACCTCTATCTACTGAACAAATATACTTAATCATAATAATCAATCAATTAAATAACCTAAATAATATTCTTTCTATAATCTCGCTATAATTTCCTTAGCACGCCCCATCGGTACATTCGGATTCACATAATCTGATTTTATTTGATAATTCTGTATTATCTGCTAAAACTTCTCTATCTCCTCCTGTATGCTCTACTTTTTTATATTCTTCATACTTCTTAAATAGCATGTCACACATTGCATTTACCTGATCGGCTCTACTAGGTTCTGCATTACTCTTCCCATTATCTACTATAGTAGTAGTAATACTGTCAATTACATCATTTGTGAAATCTTCATAAGTAATTACGCCTTCATTAATTAATTCATCTACTTTGTTATATAGGCGCTTCATTTCCTTACTAAATGAACCATAGAGTGGTTTATTGTTTTCCACTTCTAATTTCCACATCATTTTACTTTCTTCAATTGTCATATTCTTTGTTTTTTAACTCATTACAGATAGTATTACTTATATTTCCTGCAGCCCATCCTACTAAGTAGGCATACGCTTCATTGCCATCTTTAAAGTCTTGTGTATATAAGCCTAATTGTTCACAAAAGTAATCCGCAACGTGTACTGCCTCATGAGGAATCATGTCTGGAGTAATATCTTCTGCATTAGCAACAGCTATCACTATTACTCCGTATTTATTATCACTCTTACGTATTACTTTACAAGTAACCATTCCACCATCATGTTTATCTATTTCTTGTAGTAATCTATTATATTCGCTTCCATCGTTGTTACCATATACATCAAGAAATATAAAATATTTATCTAAATCCTCAATATTAGTACTTACAAATAATAGTCTAGGGTATATCTTAGGACTATAAACATCATACGGTTTCTTTTTCATATCTTTTCTTTAATTTGAATTTACCTAAGTAAGAGAATCTAACTGGTTTAGGATCTAAGTTAGAGATGATACTATTAGTAAATCTGAACGGGCTGTTACATATTACTTCTATAATAGGATATGGTATGTTATACTTATTACTTAGCTCAGTATATATACTCACTTGATTCCTCATTTAAATCTATCTTTTTGTAATATTTACATTCTTCTAAAGTAGAAGAATCATTAAATGTATTAGGCCTTACTATATTGATTATAGCTTTGATATCTTCCCAATTTCTATCATTTATATCATAAACAGATTGTAGTTTGTGTATCTCCTGTTTACTGTACTTGCGTATAGGAGTATATGCAATAAAATTATACTCATCTATCGTAAGTAGCTCTATATTAGTAGGAATGATCTCAAACTTATTATAAGGCAAATCCTTTTTCTTTAATTTATTCCATAATCTGGTAAATATGTTATATTCTTTCCAACATAATATAGTGCCAGGTCTTACTATTGTTGTTTTAATCTTCATCTTTATTTACTCTTAATATTATAGTAATCTGTACTCTATCGCCGATTATTTCAGGTATAAGCGCCTTATTCACTACAACTTCATCTTCAATCTTACCTTTAACTAATATGCCTTGCTTCTTAAATCTAGCTATATATCTACTAAGATTATCAGGAGTAATACCTAATACTTTCCTAATATATTTTCTGTTTTCAGTAGATATTACATTTTTACTTATGTTAGGTAGCTTAGGAGTGTTAACATCTATTGCTATGAATGTAGCTAGTAGCTCTAGCTCCCTATCAGTAAGATCAAGTATACCATTAAGGCTCTTTAAGAATTCTGTGTTTAAATCGGCTTTGCTTACGCTTTTTACCAATTTATTCATTTGTTAACGTATCCTTAATTTTATTTAAAACCTTATTTAAGTTATAATACACTGTCTCAGCTTCTAACTTAACACAAGGTTGTATTTCACCTTTATTTGCTCTTTCATTGGTCTCTTTTAGGTTACTTTCATATTTCTCAAGTAGGTCATCAATGAGCTCTAAAGTAGCATCTACATTATACTTACTTTCATCATCAATACTTAAAAGATAACCTTCTTCACATAAGTAATCTGCAGTATCATAATCTAAAGACATCATTCTAGTGTAATTATCTTCAGCAATGTTAAATGATACTAAACCTGTTTCATCTTCTGCTAATACATCACCTTTCTTAGCAGAACCAAATTCCTTAATTACTTTGTAGCTCATAATATTTATTTTAAATGTTTATGTATCTATAAACGGCAGATTAAATAAATGTTAAAATCTGTTAACATTTATTAACATTTATTATCTATATAATAAAAAACCCTGACTAACGCCAGGGTTCATTCTAACAATGAGTTATAATTTTAAATCATATTTGATACAGCAATTATATCATATGGTTTGACTAATTGACTATCCTTAAACAAATCAAAGTCCTTAGCAAACTTTTTATTATAAACAATAGTATCTCCTACTCTATATTCACATTCTGTTAAGCATGTGGGAATCTTCAATACTACACCTGTTGAATATTCAGATTCTACCTCCTTAGTTTCAGTTTGTGTATCATACTTATTGAAACCATCTTCATCAACTTCACCTGTAGGAATCTGCTCTGTTATCTCTTTAGTAACCATAACTGGTTCCAAAGGCTTAACTAACACATCCTTCAACATAGTATACTTAATTCCATTTACTACTGTTTCTAGTACTTTATCTTCCATAATATTCTATATTTAATACTCAAATAACGTATTATTTCTTATTTTGTTTCTCTAATATTAATATATTTCCGCCATTAGAACAACAATAACGTCTAGCCAAAGTAGGACAGTTTCTATTTAAGAAATAACAGCCATCGCAACTACCTATTGGATTAGACTCTATTATAAACTATTTGTTGTCTATTGTTACTGGTATTCTATCTCTTACTATCTTTGCTAATTCCTAATCATTTAATGTCATAGTCCTTTCCTTTTCCGTGTTTATCTAAGTAAAGCATAGCTATTGCATTCCAAGCTACAGCTGCTAAGTGGTTTACTTTAGTTTCATCATCAACCTTATTACCCTTCTCATATTCAAGTAAGTGTCTTAACATAGCGGCTTTATATCGTTGGTAGCCATTCTCTAAGTTTTGCCAATTATTATCACCATATTTAATAGAACCAGCAGTATAGAGCTTCACTATATCTTCAATCTCTTCTAAAGGTAGTAAATCCCAACGTAGCTTACCGTCTTGGTAATCATTTTTCTTCCCCTCTTTCATTATTTATCTCTTTTAAGTATAAATCCTTGAGTACATAATGAAGTAATCCTAGAAGGGCAATAATAATTATATAAATCACATCCTTGACACATACCCTTTACTTCATTCTCTACTAGAGTATAAGGCTTATTACCAAAATATACTTTCTTACCTAAGTAAGCTACTTCTCTAACTTGTTTGTGTTTCATAGTAATTATATTTGTGATTATCTAAAGTAGGAGTAATTAATATTATATCACTTTACTTAACTAGACACTGTTATCACTTTACCCCTCTTACTCCCCATATAACGTCTAATATACTGTCTTAGTTACTATTTCTTTAACATTTATTAACATTATTTATAGTTATTTAACGCTATTAAGTTCATTATTTTTAATATTCATTAACGATTTTAACTTATCCGCTAACTTTCTAGCATCTGGATGAGCTGTACCACTACCTCCATCATTTAATTTCCATTCCCATATAAACCCTTTATCTGTTTTTCTGTATCCATTGCAACATTCGCTTATATGCCGTGCCCCAGTTATACGCTGAGCTTCATTTAGACCGAAATATTCAGATATAAAATTACCATGTTTATCAAACTATAACACAGGTTTACTTCGCTTCATCTTAGAAGATTTTGTTCTATGTTTCCCTTTATTTTTGCTAACGCGCTTTTCTATTGTTTCTTTTGTTTGTTTTAAACCCACGTGTGATAATTTCATACGTTCAATTTGTTCAGGCGTAAAATTAATGCCAGAAACCCCCTCACCACCATCAGTGATGTTGTATGATTTGTGTTCCTTTTTGTATAGTTTTATATATAGTTTTTCATATTCACAAGCCTATTTTTTAGTCAATCCTGCATGTAATATTTCATGTATTATATTATTCCACCCGTATTTTAGTATCGCTGGGGCAAACGCGGGATGTTTCCAATTACCATTTTTCAATTTTATAACATAATTGCATCCATCCTAACCCCAGCGTTTAATCGGATTCTATCTAGTTATACCTATATAACATTTTCCACTCGGAGACGTATGTTTATACACGCAATACTAATTATTTTTCGTCATATAATAACTCTTTTAGTTTTAACGATAACCGTTGAGCGTCTGGATGCGCGTTTTTGCTTGTCCGTAATGACAAGAAATGTTCCCAATCGCTCTTAAATCCTGTCATTACTAATGGTGAACATACAGCAAACGGAAGTACTTGTCTAGCTTGTTGTGGTTTCCAACCTTGTTCTATAAACTCTAAATATTGTTCTTCACAATTTTCTAAAAATATCTCAAAATCTTGTTTATGTGTTGTTCCAAGTTCATCCCACCAAGACGGTTTAATGAAGGTAATTTCATTATTAAATTTATCTTTACTATAGTTGCAGTAACGGGTACTCTCTCTAGCGAAACTAAATACACGATGTCTTAGAAAGCTTTCTCCAGTTACTCTATCTAATGTCCATTTAACAGTAATACGTTTCTCGTGGGAAGGTGTAGGATCACATTGATATTTTAAATCATCAAGCCATTTATTTTCTACTAGTACTCGATAATTTGTAGTTATATAAGCCCTACCGTTAATACCATCTACACTTATCTTTTTTACTCTAGAATAAGGATTTATTTCGTATTTTCTTACTTCTGGAGAAGTGGCTGTTATAGTTAAATATACAGTGCCGTGCTCTAACATAGCCCCATGACCAAGCTTAATCATACGATCTACAAACTCTTTAGCGCTATTCTCTGTTATCTTATCAAGACTTTTATAACAATGGCGTCCAGCCCATTCTATTTGTTTATATACACCGTCTATTCCGGATTCTTGTTCTTTAACTATTACACTTGAATTAATTAATTTCATTGTTTAATATTTTAGATTTATACTTACCGAAGAATTCTAATTCACCATTTAATCTAGCCTTAATTGCATCTTCTAAAGAAGAAAAACTGCCTAAATATATTTTTTCTTTATTACATTGTATTTCAGCATACCATTTATTTCGATCTTCTCGAAAACGTACTCCCAGTATTCCTGATGTATTGTTTTTAGGTAATTTTACTCTATTTTTTAAATTATCGGCATTATTGCATATTCTCAAATTTCTTTTTCTATTGTCTAATTTATCTCCATTTATGTGATCTATAAGTAAATTGGTTTCGCCAAGAAGGATTCTGTGCAAATATTTCTGTTTAGAGTTTTTCACATATCCATTTTTATCTCTACACCATTTATCATTGATTACTTTTGAGATATCTTCTTTATCTATTAAAGTTTCTGCAATTATATCACCGTCTTTATTGTAAAGATATATTATAGCATGATTTGAGAATTCTTCTATTTCGTTAGGATCGTATTTAGTCCTTAATTTTATTTTACCATATCTAATATATTGTAGGTAATGTTTTCCACATAGTATTCCAATGTTTGTATTAACCGTTTTATTACTATTTCCACAAATACAACATATTTTTGTTTGTTTCATAATTAGTTATAATTTTTATTAATTATTGTTAATAACGCAATTTCTATGGAAGAGTTTACAAAAGTGTAGATAATTTAACATAAATTAAAAAATATTTTATAAAAAAATTTTTGAGATTAAAAAATATAGAATACTCCTACGTGTGCGTGAAGTACTACTCCAATTCATCCCCGGCTGTTATTAATCGCGGGAATACCCCCGCCAATAAAATCAAAGCATTATGAGTTTATCAGATTGTATTTTTATTCCCACAGATGAAGATGAGGAATATGTTGATGCATTAGCTGATGCATTGGAGTATTATGGAGGCTATGAGTAATCATAGCTCTCCTACTCAATTCATTCACAACTGTAATACCATGCACATTAAATATATCAAGATATGAAGTACAGAATTGATGCTTACAAAAAAGGTGGTGCTGTTAAGCAAGGCACAAAGTTATTAGACAACATTGATGAGGCTATTAAGCTTGCATATGCTGTTGCTAATCATTACAAGTGTTATACAAGAATAGCCAGGGTTTAACCTGGCTATCTCTTAGTAAACAGTTACAATTCATACTCATCTTAATAGAATTGCATTATTAACCATTTAAATATTTAACTTATGTTAACTAAAGTTAAAGAGGTGAGTAAAAGACTCATCACAGGTGGCTTACTTTGTATAGCCATCGGAGTTGTTCAGGGATTTGCTGTACAGATGTTAGGCTTATCCTCAGTATTCCCTAACCATATTCAGCTATTTGGTATGCTACTAATGGTAGGCATCACTAGCATATTAATAGGTGCTATTATGCTATTGTTTATATGGCTAATAAACATGGTTAACAAACTCTAAGCCACTCTAAATGGTTATAGCGGGGAGTCGTGCACTCCCTGCTTTTTCTTCACATCCAATTCACACACAGCCAATTATACTGGGTGTACTATAGTACCGTAGTACGTGTTATTTAGTACTCAGTATCGGATATTCAGTATCTGGTATTGAGTACTTACACCGGCTGCGCACGAACCCCATTCAGCTGCGTCTGCCAAGAATCGGAGGAAAACAGAAAAGTTCTTCCCGCAATATCATGTGAGCGTTATATAATGATTACGTTTAGATGTGGTAGTGTATAAAAACCACTCCAGTTTGAGCATACTGTAAAAAGCTCATCATTACTTCACCAAGTAATATATAGCCTTTATAGATTATTCACCAAAAAACATATTATCATGGCAAAGTTTCAGTTATTAAACCCAGTATTAAGAGTAGTAGGTCAAAAGTATGATGAAAAAGGCATACCTGTTGGAGAAATCAACAAAAATGTTCAAAATGCAGGTAACAAATACTTGTATTCCCAATTAATCAATCTTGACTGTCCTTGGGAAGGAACACAAACCTACACAAGTTTTCAAAAGCCAGTAGTAGCCATATTTGAGCCACTACTAAGCATGCAACATGGAGGCATTGGTCAAACAGACCAAGCCATACCTGAGATGTTCCAAACTATTGAAGGTTGCTACGTGTCTTGGAAATCACCACAACCATTTTACAAGAAGCACTTGTCTGCACATCCAGCAAATCCAGCTAAAGGCACACCAGCTATTATGGCGGGAGACATTGTAAAACAAGGAGGAGTTCCAGTAATATACACAGAATTAGTTGTATTCTGTCAGTATTACTATGACAGTCGTGGAGAAAAGCAATGGATGAGAGGAAGCACTCCTGAAGAAGTCGGAAGAGCAGCATTCAGTAATTATTGTATTCCAGCTAACGACACTCGCGCATTAGCAGCAGAACAACCTCAACAACAGGAAACAGTTGGAGGGCAAACTATCAACACAGTTAATCCTAACCAACAACCTCAACAGCAAGCTCAGCCTCAACAAGCTCAACCGCAGTTTGTACAAGGCCCAGCTCAACAGCAAGGTGCCGCATTTGGCGCGTAACCACTAATTAGAACAAGAGAATAGCATAGCAAAAATAATGCGCTTGTTCTATATTTTTTATTAAAATAGACTCACAAAGAAAATGTATTTGTGAGTAAATAATGGTGAAACCACATTGCTTTAAATAGTAATGTGAGGACCATTCCGCCCTATTTGCAATTATGAACTGCATAGTGACAGAGACCTAAGAAAGGGAAGCAAATGAGCGTTGATATCGTGGCGAAAGCTGCGTTCCACCATTGTACGTAGGGGTGTGTGGGTAATCGGCTAAAGGAACGTTCTATTATAGTATGTTGCGAGTACTATAGTAAATAGAGTAAGCATGGCGACTCGGAAAGACGAGCTTTACTTGCTGGTAGGGTAGTTTAAACCAGTAGTGCATATCTTTTCGGCGGTTTACTAGTAACGCACTTAAAAGTTTAAGGATAAACTGTACAGGAAACCAATTCCGATTTATAAGTTTGGTGACAACTTGAAAGAGAGTGACAGCCTGGAAAGACAGGCATTTTTTAGTCATCTATAGTATTAAAAAGGCTATAGTATAGTAGTAATACCTACTCAAAGAGCACGGCGGTGGGCTCATAGTCAGGTGATAAGCCTATTCCTGACATTTTTATTAATTCAAAAACAAAAAGTAATGAAATATTACGCATTTATGCCATTTTGGCATTGGTCTGAAGTTATGGATGAAAGACCAACTGATGGAGATTACATTCTTGGTAATATTGTAAGAACTACTGATGCATTACTAGCTCTTACTTTGTATTCAGAAACTCCATGTCCTGCATCTCAACTAATAGAGGCTAATAGCGAAGAAGAACTTGAAGCTAAAATAGAAGAGATGAAACAAAACTATAAGAATCCAGAATGGGTTTCTAAACTTGAAGAATTTCTATAAATTCTTATTTAGCCCGAATGGTGAAATAGGTATACACGAAAGACTTAAAATCTTTTGACCATTATGGTCGTGCGAGTTCAAGTCTCGCTTCGGGTACAAAAGGATAGCTATCGTTTACTTCTCACAGACAGTTCTCAATAAAAAACTCAATAACTTCGGAGTAGCGTAAGCTACGGAGTTGTGTAACAATCCCAAGACATTGAGGGCACCAGTTTCTTATAATAGTATAGTTGGCAGACGTAAGGGCGTACTCAGCTGCCAGATGAAGCAGTGAATTCTGTGGACTGATAGAGAACGTGTGATATTCAGGCTATGCGTTGCGCAGTTATAAGTTTTAGGTGTAAAATGCAATTTAATCATTAACTAAATAATCATATGGATAGAGACACAGAATTAGGTATGTTATCAGTAATAATCACAATGATAGTATTATATCTATCTATATGGTTATTTAACTAAAAATGAACAGAAATGAATACTCTAATTAGTAAATTATTAGGAACTGCAGTAGGAGTAAAAATAGGGAATAATACTATTATAGGCTTATTAGTAGGTGTAGCATGGGATGAAAATTTACAAATATCAGAGTTATCATTATCTCCTTCAGAGAATAATGTAAATACTTATCTCATTGACACATATATTATGCCTTATTTTGACGAACACCTAAATATAGTAGTATATACCGCATTATAATATTAATACAGATTTATTTCGCAAAGTAATTATTCTATGAAATGCAAATTATCCTCATATGTTGTGAAACATAATTTAACCACGTTAAAGTATAATAATATAAGTTAGGTATGTCCTTATAAAGACTTAGGTAGCGCTAAGGACTATATTATTATACTTCTCTTCTTAAACCACCGATGATACGTGACAAGTCGTATATGGAATGAGTGTGAGTCAAGAAGTAAACTATTCCGCCTTTATATGCACATTAAAGGTTAAAGATTGAATAGTAATCCACGTGGTAGATGCAGTTGTAGGTTCCAACTGGTGCACATCTTTTAGAGACAGCAACCAAGCTCGAAGTAAGCAGAGCGAAGATTAGCTATACCTCGATAGGCTTAATGAGGTGCTTAACAGTCTGACACTAACTGAACAATAAGTGTCTTTTAAGTTCACCCTCAAGAAGGGAAAATGTTGAACTCTACAGATATGTAGACAGCTCCATTAACTCTAGCTGTAATAAAGAGTTATTAATAGAGTAAGAGAATAGAAACGTGTATATCTACGTAGTTCTTAGCATAGCTTATAGTCGCACATCGTAACTGATGACTATATTAATGCGCTTACTCTATTATTTTTATTGCATTAACTAACAAATAAATAATATCAAATTATGGAGAAAATAACTTGTATTCAGCAGTATGTAATAGATAATCTTATTGAAGATGAGATATTATCTACAAACAGTCTATTAGATGCAGTTTCTGAAGTATGTTCAGAAGAACAATTTAATAACATACTATCTATTCTTATTGAAACACCTATTCCTTGTACAGACATACCTAAATTGGAGCATAAAGAAGACTCAGGAAATAAAACAAACTTAGTAAGAATGAGTATGTTTATACCTGAAGAAACTAACACTTTAGCTAAACTAGGCATAATAAAAATACTAAAAAAACAATTCAACTTTAGTCTTAACCAAACTAAAGAATATGTAGATAGTTGCATAGGAAAGTATAGTATACTACCCAATGCTATTCTACAAACAGAAGTAGATGAAGTTACTAAAAAATTAGAACCTTACAATGTAATTGTATCTACAGCAGTGTTTTATTAATAAGTTAATGCAGTAAATATTACTGCATCTATACTGTGAGAATCAGTGTCAACTTTGTGGGGCTTATATTCAGTTATTCTTTATGTAAAATAGGAGTCATGACCTAATAATATCATAATATAAACTGATATTAGTGCAGAGAAATCAAAGACAATATACATTTTAGTGCGATTGATGTATACGAGTAAAGGTCATGACAAGGTTCATGATTTAAGGGTGTCTTAAACGACAGGTTGAGAGCAACAACGTAAAAGCACAATTGCTAAGTCAGAGGAACCCATCTCTGGCGCTCTTTAAGGTGAGAATCCTTAACAATCCTGTGGGGCTTATATCTCGTGTTTATAGTAGTGGTGTCACGAGTATTAGTGCAGACGTTAAAATCAGGAACAACTATATTAGACGGCAATATTACCTTCTTCCGGTCGCAAATGTCATATAGTTTAATATAGCCAAGTTTGTTTCGTCCTTAGATTTACAGTATTTGCCATTTGTTTATTTAATCATTGTTCGTTCTTAATTATACAGATTGATTAATTAAGCATAACAGTAAGCGTACTGTTGTCAGTATATTTATATGTGAATATAGATATACTGATTGCACTCAAAAGCTGGCCTTCACGTGGCGAGTGTGTTAAGTAATAGGTCTAAAAAATCTTCCAGTTTTACCTATGAAAACTAACAGCTACCTTTTTATTAACTTTAATAACTATCAAAAATATGTATAAAAAACTATCAAATTTAAATGTTGGAGATATATTCCAATATGGAGACACTATATATGAAATAGTAGAAAAAGGAGTATGGCATGCAAAATGCAAGTATATTAATGAAACTCCTAAATCGGAATATTCACCTAAATATTTATTTATAAATTTTAGTCTTTATACTCGAGTTAAAGTTTAATAATTTTAAATGCCCAGATGGCGAAATAGGTAGACGCTAAGGTCTTAAACACCTTTGACCATTGGTCGTGCGGGTTCGACTCCCGCTCTGGGTACAATTAGTAATTAACATTAAAATCTATTTATGATAAAAGTAATTAAATATTATGAACTAAATCGAATTAGTAGAATATTAGTAATAGCAATAATAACATATATTATTGGCATTCTAATTAAAAGAGAATATGAAGAGTCCAAAACTGTATATAATTTTGTAGATTTACAAATGAAGTACAAGAATTATATATTAGTTAATAAAGAGAGAAGTATTACTAATGATGAAGAATATAAGTTCACATTACGTAATCCTATTACAAATCAAAATAGTACTGTATACGTAAAATACTATCTATATCATCATGTATATTTCGTTGGAGATACTATAAAATAACATTTTAATCAATAAAAGTATGAAAAGAGAAGAAATTAAATCTTACAAAGATGCTTGCAAAGTAATAGGTAGGAAACCTAGAACTTATAAAGATAAGCATTTGAATCTGTATGAACAGCTTAGTACAATTATAGCTGCTCTAAATTTCATTAGTAATGGTAATAAACCTTGGACACCTAAGTTCGATTATTATTACATCTATTCTTGGTTGTATAGAGAAGATGAATATAATAAAACTGCGGGTTTGTTCCATTTGAATTCTTACCGTGGGTTGGGCTCTTCCTCTGCTGGTGTCGGGGCTTCTCTGAAGATAAAAGAAAGAGAAGATGGAAATTACATAATGGAAAACTTTGAAGAACTACTCCAAGATTGGTTTTGGGGAGATTAATTACTAATTTTAAAACATTATCAAAATGGAAAATGATTTAATGGCGAGACCTGAACCGCCAAGAAGAACTGTTTGGGTAGTAGTAGCAATCCTTGCCTTAATAGGCATGATTGGAGCAATATTTTACGCAGAGCGTAAAAACATTGCTAATTTCTTAAATGGTGTAAACCAAGAAGAAGTACAAGAAGATGCGCATATTACTATTGAAGAGCCTGTAGCAACAATACAGGATATTCTCGATATGCGTGAGCAAATGAGAGAAGATAGAAGGATTGATAGTGTATTTTTAGCTATGCCAAAGGTAGTATTAATTGATATTTTGATGCAGCATGGTACATCATTGTCTATAAAAGACATGATTTACATATATGAATCAAACACATCAACGTATAACACAGTACTATCTGGAGCAAGAGCTCAAAAATATCTTGATGACTCTATACAAACTCATGTTATATCAACGGTTGTAAATGACTCTATTCAAAATTAAAACCAAACCTCCTGTTTTAAATGAATATTAGAGTCTAGTATACTCAGTCTGTGAAGATAGAGTATACTTTCATTAAAAAAACTAAATAATATGAGAAAGTACACAAACACATATATAATAAAAGATAACAATGGAGTATTAGTTATTAAAGGAAACAATAAATACATTGAAGTATTAATTGATGTTGAAGATATTGATAAATTAAAGCCTTATTCTTGGAGAATAAACGATAAAGGGTATATAATATCTGATTATAAAAGAAATAAAGTAAGATTACACAATATAATATTAGATAGAGACACATCTAATACAAAAATCGTGTGTGACCATATTAATCGAAATAAGTTAGATAATAGAAAAGCAAATCTAAGAATAATAAGTCAAAGAGAAAACAACTTAAATAGAGAGAATATAATCAACGCTAAATATTATACTTATAGAAAAGACAGAAATAAGTATTATGTATATGGAGTTGGTTATTTTAATACTGAAGAAGAAGCAATAAAAGCTCGTAATAACTGTGAGAATCAGTAACAAACATGTGGGGCTCATATCTTATCAAAAGAATGCTAGCGCTTTTAGATAGGTATTAGTGCAGACGTTAAAATCATGTACTCCAATAAGATTTAGTTTGACAGCTATTTCTGCTTATGAGTTAAAACTATAGTGAGAGTCATAGTAAGTAACGATTGTAGTCGTTTATCTTTGTCTTATAACAAATGCTATAAACTAAGAGTTGGCACTAACTTAATTAAATCCTGAGTGTCCAGGCGTCATTATTAACAATTTAAATTTTTAGAAACATGAAAAAGATTGGAAAATTTTTATTTGTAGAGCAATGCTTTACAGATACTGAAGAAACAAAACCTTGTATTATTCACATTGATGCAATTGACTGTATAACATGCACCAATATCAGTGGACTCGGAGAAGTTGTAGTAATAGAAACAGATAATACAAAAATTCTCTGCAACGATCCGGATAATTTCTTTACTGAGTTTGAAAACCTAATTTCATCAGAGGAAGAAGAATGGTAGTCAATAAAGTAAAAGAAGGTCGTAAGTTAACTGAAATAAAGTTCAGTAACGACCATTATCTTGCTAACCTATTAGCTACTACTAAAGTACTTGGTATATCGTTAGAACGAGCTAAAAAGCTATGTAGAACAGTACCAGGTAAAAGAGTAGAAGTTAATCCACCTATTGAAATTATCAGTAAACTAAATACTGATAAACTATTTGAAGAATTAGAGGAATATGAAATAGAAGTATCTATCAGTATTCCTAGTAAATAACTTATCAAAAGTAAAGTATGAAAGCAATTATTATTTCGTTTGAAGGAGTTATAAAGGATGAAACTATATTAGCATCACTTTTAGCATCCTGCATAGGAAAAAATGTAAATACTGAAGATGTAGATGTTCATATCTTGTCAGATATAGATGTAACAAATGCTTTAATAGCTAAATGTTTAACTCCACCTGCTATAGCAGTAGATAGACCAGCTAATCCGCAAATTGCAGTAGTAAAAGACTTCTGTAAGAAGATTATTGCATCTATTGGTTCACCTGCTCTCAAGACACGAGAGCTATTGAATTCAGAACTATGTAAGTTCTTAGTACAACAGAATCGCGAGGTTATTAGTGTTCCAGTAAGTATTATTGCTAAAGTAAATACTACTTCTGCATATTACGAACATCGTAAGGTACTAAAGGAATACGGTTTATCTGCATTACCTGAGTTATTACGAGATATTAATCCTCTATTTAAATTTTATTAGTATGGCAAAGAAGAATAATGAAGAACCTCCAAAGGAATTCAAAAAGAAGCCAAAACATAAAAAGATGGAGCCTTATAATCGTAAGAAAGCATGGAAGTAAACAATGATTGTCCTACACTTGATAATCATATCAACTGTAGTGAATGTACTCACGAGTGTAAACTCAGAATGCAACCAAAGAATAGTAAAGAAGTAGAGGTTCCGCCAGAGCCTCTACTCAATACTATATATTACTAATTTAAATTGTTAGTAAAATGGTGGATTCAGTCAACCTAAAGAACTGTTTAAGACTAGAACCCTAATGGAAATTGTCAATCAAGAGTACAATGGACTATACAACGGTCAACCACATTATATGTAGGTCAGGAGAAGGCAGGGAGTCTCCTGTTGAATAAGAAGTACAAATAGACAGGAACAGTTCTTTTTAATTATTACTTAAATTTACTAAAAGATATGAGTAAAACAAAAAACAAATTAAAATGTCATATTATATGACCAATATAGTCATCACTCCTACTCTATACGAGGAGAAAAGATTAGAAGCTATATCATACTTTAGTAGATGTAGCAAAGAAGTAGCACTAAAAATTCATAAAAAGAATAAGTATAAAGATATCAAATTAAGGCTAAATGTTATAGCAGTAGCTATAATAGAAGCTAAAAAGAGATATTTTGACGACTGTTCTTTTATTAAGATTATATTATAGTGTTAAATAAATTTTATTGTTAAATCAATTAAACTGTATTCAAAATGGCAGAAAAAGAAAAATTGAACATCCTTACAGAGGATGTAAATGGTGACAACATCCAAGACGTAATTGCAAACTCAAGTAAAGTAACTGAAGAAATCGCAGAAGAAGCTGCGAAGAAGATTGCCGAACGCCGTAAGGAGAAACTTACGAAGGATCTTGTCAATGTTGTTCAGAAGAGCGAATATACTGTTATGTCGGCAGTATTGCAAGTTCGCCGTTCTAACAGAACAAACCAACGTATCAAAACCTACCTGAAGGAATTGTCCGCACTGAAGGAAGAGATTGTGAGCGGAAAGAAACCCGTGTCCGCATGGAATGAAGAAGCGCTCGCTCTCAAGAAACAGTACGATAAAGACCTTATTGAGATTGGGAAAGAAATCGACAAGTCGCTTAACGAATTGAACGAAATCTTCCCGGACTCCTGGCAGTGGAGATACAATGAGTTAGTTCCCGGTGTAAATCGTCGCTAACTCAAAACAAACAAAATAAAAGAGGTTCCAAGCTTAGAATCTTTGAATCAATAGCTTAGTATGTGAGTCGGAATCAGTTCTTTTGAACTAACTAGGGCCTGAGGCATACAAGGACCTGAATTAACAGGTCTCATACAGAATTTTTAAATCAGTTATGGGGAACTACCGTGAACTACTGATCATAAGTCTGAGATCGCGACAATAAGATTGTCCTCTAGAGATAGAGAAACGCCTTAGTCGTGACATCAAGTTAGACTGAATAATATGAATCTTTGAATCGCTTAAAGTATCTATACTTTAACTATTATTCGTGTATTATCAAGATCAGTATAAGAGAACTAACCATTCTCAAGACCATAGGGTATATGACTTTGGTCGGTCATATACTCACAATAGAGTAGGTATAATACCGAACTGTAAAAAGAATTGACTGTTAGGTCTATTTATGCCTTCAGGTGACCGCGGGGCAGTACCGCGCACATCCACTAAAAAAATATAATAAGGGTGTGAAATAGTATTGAACCGTTGAAACAGAATAGAATAGGTCAATAAGCAGATAACTGGCAATACAAGTTATGTAACGGACTATACTGGTATCGCAGCGTGATAACAGAGTCCAACGGCTAAGCTAATGTCGTAGAAAGCTGGGGCATATCAGGCTAGATCAGACGTAAGGGCTGTGAAGGGTTCGATTCCCTTCAATGCTACAATATTAAGTTTAATCAATAAATTAATTTGAAATGGGATTAATGAATTTTATTAGACAGAATCTTCCAGAATCATGGGAGAAAGCTGCAACAGAGATGAGAATGAAGACTGAATTAATAACTCGTCTTCATAATGTAGTACCTCGTGCTTATAAGAATAAGTATCACTACAAAGAAGGAATATCTTATATTAGAAGAGTATTCAATACTAAATGTGACATAATACATTTAGTAGATGCTACTGATATAGATATTACTAAATGGAATGAATTAAGTAGTAAAATAAAAGAATACGAATATCAATGCGTGTAAGATATTTTGCTTGGTTTGACTCTAAACATGAAAGAACAGAGTTCATTAACTTGCTCAGATCAGCTAAGTCTGATATTGATGCAGTTAATAAAGTGATGCAAAAGTATCCAGAATTAACTTTATCAGAAGTATCTGGAATAGTAAATAACTTTAAAAAAGAAATTAATCAACCATGAGACTCAATCATCCTGGTATCTACAGAATTGTAGGTGAAAGCTTTGAACTTCTAGCTAATATAACTGGAGAAGTTCCTTGTATGAGAATTACTTCTGCACTATTAGTTAATGACTTAGTACAGAAAGGGGAATTCACAGTACTACCTGAAGAATCTATTGAAATTCAGAGCGTATTAGCGAATCCCGACAAATTTGTTTTTCTAGAGTATGAATACTCAGAAATATGTTCATTACCATCTTATCGTCAATCGATACATGGTACAAAAATGCCTAATATAACTGATGAACAGTTAAAGACATTTACTAATAAATACCTTGAAGATATTGGAATATATGGACGAGGTGTAGCTGCAACTAAAGCTTATATATTAGAAACTACAGGCTGGTCATTGGCACAAATTAATGTAGTACTAATGAAAATAGCTAAAAGAGTAAAGCAGCAATATGTTAATTTATAGTTTGACAAACCATATATATACTACTTGGGGAGTTAAGTATAGTTCATTTAACTGGCGACCTGAGTGGTATACCTTTTTAAGAATACAAAAAAGGGAATTAAAAGAACTAGAGTTTCATGAATCTCATAAAGTTCAAACTGTAAAATATTTAATATTTTGGTTTGATAATAGGATAATACAAAAGATAGGAGTAGATAAAGATTTAACTCTAAAAGTTCGTATAAGAATATTATGTGGATTAATTAATAATACTCCTACTAGTGTACTTACTAGACCTATGAAAATAGAATTCATGGAATGTATATGGGATACTTATAATAAATTCTACAAAGATTGGTATGAATATTATTGTAGGAATGTACTAGAATTACCATTTTAAGTCTATAGAGTCTTGGTTGACTCTATAGGCACACTAAAGCCCGTAATTATGACAGATGAAGAAAGACAACAGCTTTTAGATCTGATCAAGCAGGCTAAAGAAGGTAAACAATATGCCTTCACACAGCTTTATAATCGTTATCACAGAATTATATACAATACTATATATAATATTGTACACAATAAGGATGTAACAGATGATTTAGTATCTGTAACGTTTACTAAAGCTTTCTTTAAGATAGCTAGTTATGTTAATCATATTTCATTTGAGATGTGGTTAAAAACTATCGCTATAAATAGTAGTATTGATTATATACGACGTACTAAAAAAGAGAAGTATGATTATGAGTTAGATAATGATAATAACTGTCTACAGGTAAGCAGTTCGGCCGACAGCTCACCAGAGGATTTGTACATATATCATGAGACAGATAGTAAGTTATCAGATGCATTAAGCAGACTCCGCTATAAGTATAGGTATATACTTGAACTACGTACAGTTCAGAATCTCTCTTACAAAGAGATTGCTGAACATCTTGAGCTCTCTGAGTCTCAAGTAAAATCTCGCCTTAACAAAGCGAGAGAGAAATTAAAACAATTGTTAAACTAAAAAACATTTACTAATTATGACACCAGCAATTATTGGGCTATTAACCGTAGCATTTATCCTTGCACGATTATTTCGTAGTACAGGAATGTGGTGGAAACTTGTTTTCGCCATTATGGCTGGTCTATTAGTAGGTATTTTGAGTAAGGAAGTAGTTAAGTCAGATAATGATAAAACTACTTCTCTTACTAGTTTAGTTAGCACCATGAGTAATGATGATGCTTTAACATGCATGCAAAGCTTAGTAGCTACAGTGACAGAAGGTACTACCATTCGCCTTACTGGGGTTGCAGGTTACATTGTTAAAGATGAAGAATTATTCGATGCACTAACTAAAAATAATACTTTTACTAATGGACGTGACTCACCAGAAATAGAGGATGATAGTTAACTTTTAAACTAATCTATCTTTTTAATTGTACTTAATAATAACTTTTATTTTAACACTTTAAAACATTATCAAAAATGGCAAAAGAAATGAGTAAGGCTGAAAGAAAGGCAGCCTTGAAAGCAGCAAAAGCAGCAGCAAAAGCTGAAACTAAAGTAAACAACACTGAGAACAAGAAAGAGGAAACTAATCCTCAGGTAGATAACAAGCCGAAAGATGCTAAAGTAGAGGATGCAAAGAAAGCTCCTACTACAGCTAAGGAAACTAAGGTTCAGGCAAAGAAGGATGCCCCTAAAAGTCCGGATAAGCCTAAGAAGAAGGAAGAGAAAATTCCTACAATCATTCCTGAAGATGCAACAGGTAAGAACAGCCCTGAAAAGAAAGCTGTAGAACGTGCTGCAAACCTTATCACAGGAATTCCTACGGCCGGTATACCTATTGGTTCAAGAGAATCATCTGTTGATGGTAAGGCTATGTTAGCATTTGTAATGCAACAGAGATATGCCAACAATGAGGAACTCAAGAAACAATATCCTGAGTTATATGCAGACCTCAACCGCAGCATTGATGTAGTTACATTATTAGCTCTTGTTGACGTACGTCAAGACTTGTTCAATCGTAGTGAACGTGGCGAACTGCAGTTACAGATACCGGCAGACCAAGTGTTACCGCTGCAAAGTACAGCAGAAATGCTAGGTATTAAACTAGCTCCTGCTAAAGCTCTGCCTGGGAACGATGGACAAATGTCTATTAACTTCTCAGAAAGTGAAGTACCTACAGAACTTGCAAGTAGCAAGCATAAAGTAGAAATTCCAGAGCTTGATCCCAATAAGATCACTAATGATGAGGAAATGAAAACTGCCCTTAATTACCTCATCTCTAAAGAGAAAAATGTGGCAGAAAATATAGTTAACACTGTAGAATGGTATCGTGTATACCGTGGTCTAAAAGAAACTGATGCAGATAAGAAGCTTGCATTAGACGAGAAGACAGTTACAGATTGGATTAATGAGATATTCTCTATTATCCAGCCTACAGCTATCTTGCGTGGTTTAGGTCGTGCTGTATACTTATATACTTCACAGACAGGTTCACCGTGTATGGCTCACTCTATCATGCATACGCATATGTCTAAAGCTGGTTGGAGTGAAGAACAAGTAGCAGAAGCATTACGTGCTTTAATTGGAGAAAACTTCCGCTATAAGCTGAAGGATGATCCTGAAGCAAAACCTGAACAGGATAAAGCAATTAATGCTATTACTGGCTTACTAGGCAATGACTACATTGATAAGTTATTTGCTGACTATACTACTACTACTGATGGTGTAGAAGACAGTAAGAAGACTGAACTTGAAGCTGCACGTGAAGTTGCCCGTAAAGTTCTAGGGAGTATTCGTACCAATTACTTTGACAAACAGAAGGAGACTCCTACGCTTGATAAGATGCGTATGGTTGTAGGTCAGATTATTAATCTGTATCGAGACCCAGCTGATCGTCTTGCAGAGTATTGTCAAGGAGATTTAATAGCTCCAAAGGAAGACGAATACCCAAAGAAGGAAGAACAATCTGAAGGAACTGAAAAAAAAAAC